CCACCCCACCCCCCCCCCCCCCCCACGCCCCCACCCCCCAGGGTATGCATGGCAGAATATCCCATAAATAGGGGGTAGGGTATACAAGACAGGGCAGATAGTTAATACTATATTCGTGTCGTTTATATAACATACTGTCTGACAGTGAAGTGTTACCCTGTCATCATATGTCATTATAATATATCATACATGGTTATATATGGTACTCTATTATCATATATCATTATACGTTATCATATATTGTTATACGTTATCATACATAGTTATAATACATCATATATCATCATACTACATTATATATCATCTTGCATACATCATATAAAGTATCATATCATCATATATCATTATACTAATATATACATAGTTATATATCATCATATAATGTTATATACTTTTCTATGATGTTAGCGTATCTTACATACCTATGTTATATCATCTCACATCATTACTACTACACACATAGTATTAACCCTATATACATTCATTACCCATAGTATTAACCCGTATTTCCCTATGATTCTCATTTAAAACTATCTAACTGATAATGATATCTAACATGATAAGCAAAACACGAACAATAATATATATATACATACAATATCAGCCTAAACACGAACGATACACCCCGCACCGTTGCAAGGGGAATAAAGGGTCAGACATCATACAATGCATATCTACATATACCCCCTAACGTATACAGTAACCTACTATTAGCCCTATTTAACCTTGATATATCAACTTCTCACTATATGCATGTTGTTAACTCCGATTGTATAGACTTGTATAGATATACATTATTTCCTGAATTATTCCCAATTATTAGGAGATATTAGGGAAATAATAATTAGTATCAATAAGGCGTTATTTTCGTCCGAATAGTAAACTGACCCCCCTATATATCAATCCAATACAGGGCAATTGTGGGGCTTTATGTGAATAATTCACAAACTACTATATAATACTATCAACATAGTGTAAACTTACTTGGGGTAGGGTCAGACTGACCCCCTGACCCTGAAAAGCCCCTATATTAGCCCATGCAAGACAGCCTGACCCCTGACAGACAGACAGCCTATAGACAGCCCCTATATTAGCCCCTTACAGACAGACAGCCCTTTATAGCCCCTTATAGCCCCCTGACAGCCTGACAGCCTATGGATAGTGGCAAAACGGACAGACAGCCCATGACAGCCCTTTATAGCCCATATCGGACAGCCTGACCCTTTTTTACACCCTATAGAAATAAAAGGGTTAATATGACCCCCTGAAAAGCCTTGAAAAGCCTGATACATCAAGCCTGACAGCCCTTTTTATGCCTTGAAAATTGACCTGACCCAAACCGAATAATTCACAATCTTTTCCCATATTTTAGGATATTAGCAAAACACGAACAATTAAAAAGAGCTATTTTAGCCCTACAAATCAACTTTTCACTATGTTCATATTGTTTAATAAGCATACTGCCCATAGGGGTATAGGGTATATTTTATGGCATTCGACAAATTTTGTCGAAAACATCTTAAAATAAATTTTATAGCCTTTCAACCCTTGGTATCATTGATTTTTCATTTCGCAAAATTCGACAAAACATCTAATTGTGACAGACTTGTGAACAAAAATGACTGTTTACAATGCACATATAGTGAAAACCTCCAAAAAAACGACAGCAAAACACGAACGATTATTTTGAAATTGAGCAAAAAATAAGCAAAACACGAACGATGTGTAAAATTACACTTTTTGTGTATTTTTGAAAGTGTTACGAGTCGGATTGGAAGGAACTAACATAAACACTGTGGAAATAGTGTAAAGTTGATTTAAAGCCTTTTTTTGAGGTATTCGACAAATCCATTTTTTGGTATGTTTGACACAATATACCCCCCATGTCCTACGCTAAAGCCCTAGCCACCCAAACCGAATAGCGTTACCCCTTAGGGGCTTTGCCCTTAGGACTGCCCCCAATCAATTCAGGGGGTCAGGGTGCTAGGTTGTTGCCCACTTGATAGGGCTGATATCATGTAAGAGCGTCGCACATAATGACAGCGACACGAATTCTAAAAAGAAGTCATTACCCTACTTATAAGGGGGTTATCGCTTATTACCCAATATTTTCCGACTCGGACGAATACCTTGAATTGATTTTCAGGGTGAAAATAATTGGGGGGTCTGATATAGCCCTGAATAACCTGACAGGTAACAGTCGTATGCTATATCCACCTTATCAACCCCTTTCAAAAAAGGGTATCTATTTTAACACTATGAAAATAGTGTTATTAGATGCAAGGGGCTTGATATTGTCTTGTCTCTATTGTGACGCTTTAAGCGACTAGTTAACCCTTATAGGGTCAATGATGCAAAGGACAGGAAATAACAATATCAAGCCTTTTTGTGATACCTCAAAAACCTTGATAACAGGGTTTTTGAGGTATAATAAAAACAAAATTGAAAGGGTGTTAACACTATGTTAAGAGAAGTATCTTATACAAAAAATGCATGGGCTATTATTAAAGAAGACGGAAAAATCGACTTTTACGGACGTGAAGGCGGTATTAAAAGACAGACATTTGCAATAAAAGATGTCTATCAAGATGTACATCTTTTATCCTTCTATCGTAGTGAATACTTATCAGTAGGAATCAAAGTTAGGGTAATAATGGCTTTAAAAGAATTGGGGCTATAACAGACAGTAAAAACAGTTTTAAAACTAAAAAGTGGATAACAACAAGGTTGTTATCCTTTTCATTAGCTTTAAAAACAAATTTGAAAGGGTTGATTGTAATGGCATGGTTTACAGGTTTATCAGATGAAAAAATTATTGAGGTATTAACAGAAATTTCCAATGATGCAATAGTATTAATGGAAACGGAAAAAAGTTACAAGCCTGCTATTGAACAACATGAAAAAATGGAAAAGATGTCAAAGGAATTAATTGAACATGTCAGTCAGATTAATGACATTCGTTCACCTTTGTATCAACAAAGAAGACAATTTATAAGAGATATCAATAATTTGGTTATAACAACATATGAAAACATGGTGGATATCCACCAAAAAAAGGAAAAGTAAGATAACAGACAGCCTTTATCATTTGGCTGTCCTTTTTGTTATTAACAGGTGATAAATATAATCACTATGATAATGATGAAAAGGACGTTCAAAGCGTACCAAAATTGAAAGGGTTGATTTAACATGGTAGAAATTTATACAAGATTGGAAAACCGTTTAGAAATGAAAGAAAAGGCTACAATGACAGCCAAAAACATGGGCTTCGAATTGTTAGATTTTAGATATTTGACAAATAACCCATTAGACGAATATTTATTTGTAGCGCTTTGCTATAAACAAGAAGCATATCAGCCCTATGTAGTTTGGACATATAACAGCGAATTCAATAGCTTTTCCAATGGTTATTATTCATCTGACAGTGAAAACGCTGAATTAAAATTTAAAACAAAAAGCTAACAGACAGTTTAAAGCAAAAAAGGAAATAACAACCTTAACAACATAGGTAAAATGTTATTTCCTTCATTAGCTTTAAAACAAATTTGAAAGGGTTGATTTTATGTTGGGGCAAACAATTTTAAAAAGAGATATTCAAAGAGGGGTAACACACATCAAAGACAAAAATTATAATCTATATGCTAATGGCATTACTAAACAGTCATTAGAATTTTTTAAGCATATTGAAAAATATATGTCACCTGTAAAAAGGGCTATATTGCAATATGATTCAAAGAATTGGTATCGTTTGAAACTATTCACTATAACAGGACAGACAGTTATTTTTTATGGTTGTTCGTTTGGATATCATGGTGAAGGTTCTAGGGGGTCATACGAGATTTTAACCAAGGTAGGATTTTCAGACAAACAAGCCAAAAAAGTTTTTGACAGAAAAGACCACTTTAACAAGCCTGACCAATTAACACTAGTTAGACGTAACATAAACCAATTTTAAGACTAAAAAGGGGTTAACACTATAACAGCAGTGTTAACCTTTTCATTAGCTTTAAAAAATTTGAAAGGGTTGATTTTAGATGTATAAATACTTTAAAAACGTTACCACTATGGAAGAATTGAAAAAGGCATACAAGACGCTTGCAAAACAATTTCACCCTGATTTAAACAGAGATAAAGATACTACCAAAATTATGCAAGATATCAATAATGAGTATGACAATCTTTTTGCACAATTGAAAGACGTTAAGACAGACAAAGAAGGACATACAGACAGCTTTAACTATCGTGACGTTGTTAATAACATTGTAAAATTTGACGCTATAACAATTGACATTATAGGGTCTTGGATTTGGGTATATGGTGAAACTTATTCCATAAAAGAGACTCTAAAAAGCCTTGGCTTTAAGTGGTCAGGGTCAAATAAAAAATGGTATTGGACAGAAAATCTTACAACCAAACGAAAAAAGGCTACTAGTTACGATTACAAGGTTAACAAATACGGAAAAGAAACAATACAGACAGCAAACAAAAAATCAAAGGTTAAAATAACAGGTTGATAGTTTTAAAGCAAAAAAGGAAATAACAGTTAACACTATGAAAATAGAGTTATTTCCTTCATTGGCTTTAAAAAAATTTGAAAGGGTTGATTTTAGATGTTAATAAAAATGAAAGAACTATCAATAAAAAAACAAAAAGAACTGAGGGCTATTTTGAGGGGTAATGGATTGACAGCCCATAAAGTTAACCTATACAACAATGGAAATAAAATAGGCATCGAATTAAAGGCTACAAGGGAAATAATAGCGGTTATCTATTTTGATGGATTTTAAAATTAAAAAGAGGATAACAACATAACAAGGTTGTTATCCTTTTCATTAGCTTTAAAAACAAATTTGAGAGGGTTGATTTTATTATGGCAAAGAAAGATTTATCAAAACTAGTTAAGACTATAAGCAAATGGTTATCTATTGACGAATTTTCCAAAAATTATCAGATTTTAGGCAATAGAGAGGAATTACAAAAAGTATATGATGTATTGCTTGAAAAGGGAATTAAGTGTCATTTGTCAGAAAAATTTAACAGGGTATTATATATTGAGAAATAACCCTATAACAGACAGCCATTTATTTGGCTGTCCTTTGATTTTCTGCCTATGGTGGAAAATGAAAGGACAATCAAAGATTATTTTTATCCTAGATTATACCAAATTTGAAAGGGTTGATTTTAGTTATGGCAAGATATGGAAAAAGTGTAAAAATTATCGAGAATCTTTTAAACAAAGCATTTGAAAAAACAGATGATTTTGTTAGTATGTCCTTAAAAAGACAGGGAAATGAAGTATATAGAATTGAGCAAGAAATATACCCCGACCCGAAATGTCTTGTAACAAGATTGTTTCATTATGGGACGTTAACACTTGAATACAATGATAATGAGATTGTCTATTATTATGGGTATTCTAACAGTGATAGGGATAGTCTTAACACCATGTTAGATTTATTGGGACATAACAACCAACAATATTTTAAATTATCACAGGGTGAAATAATTCTAGTGACAGCTTAATTTTAAGCCTAAAAAATGGATAACACTATAACAGTATGATAATAGTGTTATCCATTTCATTAGCTTTAAAAACAAATTTGAGAGGGTTGATTTATAATGGATATGCAAAATTATGTACAAATTTCTAGTGAAAAATTGATTAAAAAATTTTCTTTGATTGAAAAAATATCAAAGGAAGAATTTCTATCATTTGATGAAAATTTACAATTAGATGTAATAATTTCAATTGATAATCTAGACATTGAAATTTGGGATTTGTCTTTATATTTCAAGGACGAAAAATTAAAAGAACTATCAGACAGATTTTATACAATGAAAAAATTGTTTAATCATTGGTATGATAATAAATACCTATAACAGACAGCCTTTATTATTTGGCTGTCCTTTTTGTTTATAACAGTTAGATAGTTATAAACAAAAAGGACGTTCAAAGCGTACCAAATTTGAAAGGGTTGATTTGTAATATGGAAAACTTATCTATTTTAAAAGAGGGTCAGGACAATAAAGGAAATATTGTCCAACTAGCAAAAGGCAACATAGGGCAATATGTCATAAAAATTGAAAGTAAAACTAGCATTAGTTATCATAATTATTCAGACTCTAAAAAGGCAGATTCTATGTATAACAGTCTAGTATCTGACAGGGTTATCCCCTTCACAATTATGAGTAGGGTCAGAGAGATGTTAGACATTGACGAAAATGACAACAGTCAAGACGAAAAGATAATGAGAAAATACGACAACAAAGAATTGTTTGACATGTATCTTAGGTATGAAGGTATCATTGGATATAGTGATACAATATTAAACACTATCGAAGCGTTGTTTAATGTAGAATTAAAATAAACAACCTGACAGCCTGATTTTAGGCTGTCTTTCAAGTTTATACTATAACAAAAGTGTATACTTGAAAGACAATCTAATAACGATTGTTCTAATAATTTGAAAGGGTTGATTTGGAATGTTAAAAAATGATGATGTTAGTGTATTTTGTAAAAAATGTAATGACTTAAAAAAGCATGAAATTGTAATAAAAACAGAAATATGTGAAGAATGGCAATGCAAAGATTGTGGCAGTACTAGATTATTTGGTGTCAATAAAACAAAAAAATAACAGTATGACAGCCTGATATTAGGCTGTCCATTCAATTAACAACATAACAGTATAACAATAGTGTTAATTGAATGGACAATCTGATTCTAGATTGTACCAAACAAAAAAATTGAAAGGGTTGATTTGTGTGAATAAGTATACTGAAAAATTTATCAAAGACAGAGATAACAAGGTCAATGAAATTATTGGAAAAGAGCTATCAAAAAGTGAATTCTATCACCAATTAATTGAAAGAAAAGGTAAAAAGTATTCGATTCACAATGGGTGGAATGTAGAAAATATTCAAGAATTATTATCAGGAAAACAAACATGTATAGCAAGGGGAATAATAACAGAGGTTTTTTGTGAAAATAATACTATTTATGTAGTATTAAATGATGAAAAATACCCATCTGAACAATTTTCAGCGGATAGTATCAAAAAAATAACAGTGAATAAAAATAATTACTATGTTGTCTATAATGATAATTCTTATTTTAAAATTGTCATCGAATAGATAACAGACAGCCATTTTTGTTTGGCTGTCCTTTTTGCTAATAACAGATAACACTACAGTATTAGTGAAAAGGACAATCAAAACTGAAAATCTTGATTGTATCACCAAATTTGAAAGGGTTGATTTGTAGTGGAATTAACAGTTAAAGAACGGTTAGAAAAAATGAGTATAGCCTGTGATGACTTACAAAAAGCAGTCAAAATTATGATGAATACACCATATCTAGAATATGGCAAAACTAGACATACAGTTGATTTGATAGTCGAACAAAGGCTAAGAATTGAAAAAGATATGAAAATAATTGTAACCAAACAAACAATTGAAGAAATTCAAGACGAATTAAAAAAGGCTGAAAACCCTGAAATAATCAAGAAACTTGAAAGAAAATTAAAGACATGGGATAGACAGCTAAAAACACTGACTAGATAATTTTAATATCTGATAGGGAATAACAGTCATTAATAATATGACAATAATGTTATTCCTTTTATTGATTTTAAAAATTTGAAAGGGTTGATTGAAATGAAAAAATTTCATGAAAAAATTCAGTATATCTATTTTAAGGAAGAAGAAAACACTGAAAAATGGGCTAATACTGTAAACAGAATGAAAGAAAAGGGCTATGACATAACAGACATAGGGAATGTAGCCCACTTTGAAAAATATATCATCTTTGAAAAATTTTATGATTAACACTATTGACAGCTTATTTATTTGGCTGTCCTTTATGTTTATAGCGGAATAACAGTATAAACATAAAGGACATACAAAGCTATGTACCAAAATTGAAAGGGTTGATTAAATGAAAAAGGTTAAAAAATATTTCATCTGTCCATCTTGTAAGCAATTAAAAGTAAAACAGGGTCTAAAATCAATCTGTTTTGCATGTTTTAAAGAATATAAAGGGGGACGTTAAAAGATGGATTTTGTCGTATTAAAACAGGGTCAGGACGAATTTGGATTTGATGTCAGACTGATTAAAGACAGTGAGGGCTATACTATTTACTTTGAAAGAAAGAATATGAATTTTCATTTTGGGTCAGACAGACAGACAGCGGAAAAACAATACAATGAACTTGTTTATTCTGAATAACAGACAGACAGCCTTCTTTTTGGCTGTCCTTTGAATCTGTCACTAATGACTGATTGAAAGGACAGCCAAATGATTTGATTGTACCAAATCGAATTTGAAAGGGTTGATTGATATGGAAAAGGTTAACATTGCACAAAGAATGGAAATTGAATTTAATGAAAAGACAGGAAAATTTGTTCTTCCATCTTGGTTAAGAGATGGACAAAAATTTGCAGTTTGTAATCTAATGACGGGGGAAATAACATCATGTGAAAAATTAAGACCCTTAAAAAACCATTACAATGGTATGCATTTGAAAAAACCCCTATAGACAGCATACAAATAATTGCAGAGAATCAAACCGCAATTGATTATTTACTTATGTACTATAAAAAGATTGAAAACAAAATGAATGAACAATAACAGACAGCCCATATTTTTTGGACTGTCCTTTTTACTAATAACGATTATAACAGTTAGCACCATGTTATTAGTAAAAAGGACAATCTGATTCTAGATTGTACCAAACCAAATTTGAAAGGGTTGATTTAGTATGTATCAAGATGAACAGAAAGATTATGGATTTGAAATGCCTGATATTCGCTATGAATATGAGGATATCAACGAAAACAACATCAAAATAGTGATTAACAGGCAATGGTATCAATGCAATGAACATGGTGAATCAGATTACTATTGTTATTTCCGAATAGAGGAAAATAACAAAACAGTAATGACTTTGCCCAAACATGTAGATGAAAGCATGGTTACAAGTATTGCATTACAAATCTATCCTGAAAATGACAATCAAGATAGACGTGAATATTATGATTTAATAGCATGGGAACGAAAAATGTTAATACAGGGCAGAGAATGGTAAATAACAGACAGCCTGATTTTTATTGAATCAGTGTAGAGAGGTGAATTATGACAAATTTTAATCATATCTTTTCTAAGGTATCTATTAAGCCATTCAAGTTAAAACAATTTACAACAAAGTATAAACTTGATGAATATGACTTAACAGACTTAAACAATGTTCATGATGCTATATTGCTAGAAGACTTATTTGTCAAAGAAAATCATAGAGGGAAAGGACATGGTACGGAATTCATTAATAATTTAAAACAAGATAACAGACCAATTATTATTTATTCGTTATTTGAAGCCATTGAATTTTGGGAAAAACAAGGTTTTAAAAATGTAACAGATAATGAATATATCTATATTTGGGGTCTATAATTTTTTCAAAGGCAGTCAGATTTTAGGCTGTCTTTTCAATTACTAACATAACAATAATAGTAATTGAAAAGACAATCTAAACACTAGTTTAAATTGTTCTAAAAATTTGAGAGGGTTGATTTATGTGAATTGCAAACAGTATAACTTTGAAAATTTAATCAGTGGAAAACATTATGATGATGTCAAATTTGAATGGATTGATACTCCTATCGAAGAAAGACAGGAAATGCTATGGAAATTCAAACAATTTTTATTGTCAGAATCTAGAAAAGGTTGTAAACCGTATATTGCAATATGCAATATACAGATTGATAATTTACCAAAAAGTTATGGTATTTTTAGTAGATTGATTATCAATCATAAAGGGAATGCAAGCTATATTGCAGGACAGGACTATACAAGCGAAATGAGAACGATTAAAGACTTAATTATTAAACATTGTTTCTAATAACAGACAGCCTGATTTTTGGCTGTCCTTTATGTTTACAAGGGCTATAACAGTGTAAATGTAAAGGACGTTCAAAACGTACCAAATTTGAGAGGGTTGATTTTAGATGTTTGATGTTGTGATGTTGTTTTTATTTTTATTAGGTATTCAGTCAGAAAAATTTGATTACACTGTTACCAATGTTCAAGTAGTAGAAAATCACCAAGAATATTATGCAGTGAATAGTGTTAATGGTGAAGGTGTCTTTTTTACAGATGAAAACAGTATTCAAGATTTGGAGACAGGTGACAAAATATCTGCCTATTTTGAAAAAGACAATTATGAAGGGTTATTATTTGTCATTGAAAGATAAAAGTATGACAGCCATTTTTTAGGCTGTCCAATCAGTTAACAATATAACAGACTTGTTAATTGATTGGACAATCTGAAATAAATATTTTTTAGATTTGTACCAAAATTGAAAGGGTTGATTGAAATGAATATGTTTCAAGTTGAATTAAGAGAGGACAATATAACAGGCTTTAAAGATGGTGTAAATGTTTTCCATTTTGATATTGATTCAGAATATCGTGCAATGAGTAAGTCATCATATGATAACTGTATTGACGAAACAGGTAAATGGAAAACGCTTGAAACAAAGATACATTTTTCCATTACAAGACTATTAGAAATTGATTCTCATATGGTTGAAAATCTGTCATTAACTGAAACTAATGAAAGGATAGGAAAAGGGAAAACAAGAAAGGCAGAATATAAAAGAGTACATGAAATATCCTTTATTGCCCTTGGACAAAATTTTAAAGGATATGTTACCGATTGTGGAATTATTCGATAATTTTTAAAACAAAAAAAGAGATAACAGAAAAATGTTGTCTCTTTTATTGGTTTTAAAATAAACAAATTTGAAAGGGTTGATTAACATGGCAAAGCAAAATTTTTGTGTTTTCACCAAACAGGAATTTGAAACAGAATTACAGGCTATTGTAACAGGTTTAGGGCTGTCTATTAACAGTATTCAGGACATAACAAAGCCCCTGATTAACAAAGGTTTTAACACCAAGGAAAGAATTTACAAGATAAAGACCAATCAATCGAACAAGTGTATTGTCATCTATTCATCATTGGACATTAGGACAGATAGAACAAGGGATATAGGGGCAGATGCATTAAGAGTAATTGTTTGGTTAAGAACTAAACAAGGTGATTTTTTTAAATCGTACAAAAAACATTATAGAGTTGACAGTCTGTTCAAGAATCTAACAAAAACAATTAGTGAAATTAACAATCTTGAAATTAACTCATTTAAAGGTTATAAGAAAAGTTTACAATACGCTTAAATAATAAATATAATCAGGGGGAAATAATCATGTTGCAAGATGTCTATCAAGTATTATCTAATTTCTATAACAAGGATAAAGATGAATTTTATGGATTTGTAATTATTGGAGCATTAATATTTTTATCATTATTTTTCGTTCCATTCTTCATTTAATATAACAGATAGGACAGGCTTTTAGCTGTCCTTTGAGTATTCTCTGTATTAGAATTGAATAGAGAATATTGAAAGGACAATCTAAAATATTAGATTGTACCAATTAAATTTGAAAGGGTTGATTTTAATATGAAAAATTATAGTCCTGTAATGCAAACAGTTTTCAATACTCTTTTTAATCATGGATATCCTTTACAAAAATGTAGAGAGGATACGTTTTGGATAATCCTTCCCAATAATTACAAGATTGAAATTTTTGATAATGGAAATGATTGTATCTGTGTAGGAAGTCATAACAATAGTTATGATTATCAAAGAGGTGAAGACATTTGCGCTGAATATGTTTTACAACATGTTTCTACTATAGAACAAAGAAATTAGTTTTTAAAATGAAGACATGGGGAATAGTCAATAACAGAATCCTATTCCCCTTACTTTGTTTTAAATAAAAATTGAGAGGGTTGATTTATAAATGATTAAAGTTTTAACTTTTAGCCAATGGTTATCTCAAGAATGCTCTTTAACTGAAGAACAATTAAGAGTTGTTAGCTTAGAATATGGAGAAGACGCAAAAGATTACATTGAATCTAAACAACATGAATACAATATTTATTTGCAAAATCATTGAAGATAACACATTAATTGTCAAAACGTTAAAATGCATTTTGTTAAGAAAGGAATGTTGATAAATATGCTAAAATTTAATGGAGTCGAATTAACAGAAGAATCAATTCAAAAAACTAGAAAATGGTTTTCTGATAATGCAATGGCATGTATTGAAGAAGCGAAAAACGGTAAGTTTTATGTGAATAATCTTGAAGATTATACCAAATGGGAAGAAAAAAGCGCAAAAGAATACATGGAAGGAAAACATGACCATGTTTTAGCATTCTTACAACGTGCCTATTTTATTCAAACAGGTGAAAGTGTAGCCTTGTTGCCTTAACAGATTTAAAATAAAGACAGGGGGAATAGATTCTCTATAACAATCTATTCCCATTACTTTGTTTTAAAAAAATGAAAGGGTTGATTTGTTTGAATAAGATAGAATTGAATACAAAATTTAAAATTGGTCAAAAGGTGATTTGTACATTGGGTTCAAACAGAGGTAAAGAATTTACTATTGTAGTTATTTTTAAATATGGTTATTCGTGCTTATTGTCCAATGAAAATGATGGGAAATATTATTTCTTTACTGATGACACATTAGAATTGTCAGGAAAAGATTGTTAGAGAGTATGTATCAAAACAATTAAATTTACTACAAAGACAAGGGAAACAATATAACAATTGTTTCCTATTACTTTGTTTTAAATTAAAAAAATGAGAGGGTTGATTGACATGTTATCAAATTTTGAAAAAGGCTTTGAAATGTTTGTTAGAGCAATGGATGAAAAGGATGGTAAAGGCAAGACAAGACATATCAATGAAAGCATATGTTTAATGGCAAGTGAAGACTCTAAGTTTATGAAAGATATTGTAGTTAATGAATGGATGATTAACAGGGCTTTATCTAGTCCATTTTCAAGATTGATAAAAGCTGATAACAATTAACAGGGTTAGCCCCCTGTTTCTGTTATTTGATTACCTGTTTGTCCTAGACGGGACAAGACTGTAAAAATGGGTAATGAAATAACAGAAAATAACAGCTTAATCTTGTTTTCTGTTTTTGTCTTTGTTATACTTATTTTAGTTGCAAGTAATAAATATAATCATCAAGTCATAAACTACATATAGGTACGATATAACAAAGACAAATAAAAAAAGAAAGGGTTTGATTGTACAATGATTAACAGAAATGAAGTTGAAAACCCATTATTAAAAGGATTGAATGAGAATCAGAAATTAGCAGTAACAACAATTAAAGGAACTACACGAATTAATGCCTGTGCAGGGTCAGGAAAAACTAGAGTATTGGTAAATCGTGTAGCTTTTATGATTGAAAGTGGAATTAAACCAAGAGAAATTTTGATGACAACATTCACCAAAAAAGCAAGCGAAGAAATGAAAGAAAGATTGTCAAAGTTAATCCCTGCTAGTACATTAAACGATATAACAATTGGTACTAGTCATTCCATTGGATATAGAATTTTACGTGAAGAATATAAGAACATGAATCATCCAATGTATAGAGGATTTAGCAATGCACTACTTATCAATTATGAGCAAAAGAAGTTTGGTGGAGAAATTAGAAAATCATTAATGAAAGATAGAACAATTGACAAAGAAGTTAAAGACGAATTAGAAAAGATTGGATTAACAGGGTTGTTGTCAGTGGTAGGATTCTACAAAAACAAAGGGTTTGATGATGACATGTTTTTGAGAAACACTGCCCCTACAGACAGAAATTTAGCCTATTATGAATTCTTCAGAGAATACGAATATCAAAAACAAGTGCAAAAACGTTTAGACATGGACGATATGTTAGTATTATTCGTTAAATTACTAAAAGAAAATGAAGTTGTTCTTAAAAAATATCAAAAACAATTTAAGTATCTTTTAGTAGATGAAGCACAAGACAATAATTTGATGCAATATGAATTAATTAAGCTTCTTGGATATCCTGAATACAATGTTTTTGTCGTGGGGGACGATTCGCAATCTATGTATTCGTTCAGGGGCGCTGAACCTGACCAATTTATCAATTTTACAAAAACTTATAAAAATGTTAAAGAGATTAGTCTTGTAATAAATTATAGAAGTAAGTCGCACATCTTAGAATGTGCAAACAAGTTGATAAAAAATAATGTCAATCGAATTGATAATCAGATGATTCCTTTTATTGTTTCAGATGACAAAGCAATAACATATCATCATTTTATTGATGAAATGGATGAATCACAATTTGTAGCTGAAGAAATTAACATTTTACATGAGAAAGAAAATAAGGAATACAAAAAAATTGCTGTCCTATTCAGGACAAACAAACAATCATTGGCTATTGAAAATGCTTTAATCTGTCAGGGTATTCCATATGTTCTATATGGTGGAGTAAGTTTCTATGACAGGAAAGAAGTTAAGGACATTATTTCTTATTTACAATTAGTTCACGACAAAGACAATAACAAGGCGTTTGAAAGAGTTATCAATGTCCCATCAAGATTTTTAGGCAAAGCTTATATCGAAAAATTAAAAACAGTTAAGAAAACATCATTATGGGACGCTAATAGCAAAGTACAATTAAAGAACTATGAAGAAAAAGGTGTAATGGAATTCAAAAACCTAGTTAACAGTATGAAAAACCTGTTAACAAGAGGTGAATCAATGACAGGAATTATTAATCACCTGTTAGATAAAGGATATAGAGATTATCTATTAGATGACGAAAATGAAGAATCTGATTCTAGAATGGAAAATATTGAGACATTAAAATATTTATTATCTCATTTTGAAAATGTTGAAACATTCCTTAATTATGTTGATGAAATGACAAGTAAAGCAAAGCATAACATTAATGGTGTTCAATTGATGACAATTCACAAATCAAAAGGCTTAGAATTTGATACAGTGTTTGGTATTGGATTATCAGAAAACTTACTACCCCATTTCAAGTCAATTGAAAAGGCTACAGAACAGGAAGAAAATGGTGAAAAGCCCCAAGCAATTGAAGAGGAAAGACGTTTAGCCTATGTATTAGTGACAAGGGCAGAACAAAGATGTTTTGTATCCAGTACTGAAACATATAACGGAAAATCAGCAGGGGCAAGTCGATTCATATCAGAAATGGGATTGATGACAGAGTTCGAAGCAGATTCTCAAATGTCTGACAAAGAGAATGAAGCATTAACAGATATAATGAATGACCATAACAATATTTACAAATAAGAGAGGGGGCTATTGCCCCTTCTATCTTTTCTAAATTGTATAACGATTACACGACTTTATCAGCCTATTAAATAGGATAAAGTCGTGTAATGATTATACAAATAATGAAAGGGTTGATTAATGTGAAGAATGAAAAAATGTTTAATATAGTAATGCAAGGGAAGTTTAAGGATGAAATTATGGATGCAGTCGCTTATGTAGACAGGGAAGCATCTTTTGTTAGCGATAGGTATTCAAAGTCCTTTATGGGTGTAATCATTACATACAATCCCATCATTAACAGTACAAGTATGTTTAGAGTGTTTGAATATGGTGACTTTACAGATGAAAAACAAGTAAATGACTCCATAACAGAACTATTAAACCGTATCAAAAAGTCTGAAAAGTATAACTACAACAATGTGATTACTACAATAAAAGCAATGGACATCTTTGAAATGTCAAGAAGAAATAACAAATTTGAATTAGAAAATTTTGCTTTAAATCTTTACCTGTCAGTTTTAAATCAATATTATTAGCATCTGTTTATTTGGGGCTTGTAATCCATTCATAATGGGTATATAATTGTAATAACAAATTGATTTATGAGGTGATTTTAAATGGGCAACAGTATAACAGGCAAGCAGTTTGAACAATACAAAAATCAGACTTTTAGTGTTCGTGTCTACTCTAAGGATGATAAATTTAAAGTGATTGATTATTCCTATAATCCAGTTGGTTTAATTGATGCTTATGAAAAAGCTTATCCTTATATGATGAATGGTGAACATGTTCTAATAATTCCACACCATATTTATCTGATATCCTATATAAAAGATGCTACAATTAAAAAATGCTTTGACCAAGTAAGAATGTTAGCTGATATGGTGCAACAGAAATATGATACAGGGGAAAATTACAACCTGTCAGAAAGTGAAAAGATTCAATATTTATTTGAACAGGGTTATGTTTTCATGGATGCTTATAGTTTAGGCGAACAACATAAAATTAATGAAGAATTGAGGAAAGCAGGGGTGTAAGCCCCTGTTTACCCCTCTGATTTGTCTGAAATTGAAACATTTTCTTTCTATCTAAGAAAATGCTTGAATTTTGCACAAATGCAAAATATAATTAGAAATATTACAAAAGAAGGGTTGGTTGTTAACAATGACACAAGAACAGGTTATGGCATACTATGACAAGATAATGGAGTATTATGATGTTATTGGTATTCATGGGATGAAAGGCAAGTACAGTGAAAAAAAAGGGTTAAGACTTCTTGGTAAATTGGATGAATGGGAAGCATACTTTGAGGAATTATTGGACAGCGGAGAAATGGAAATAGGGGCTTAATACATACAGTTAACAGGGGTGATTATATGAGAGGATTTGAATTCTGTTATGAAAATGATGATAGGATGGAAAAAAATTATCTCTATGAAAAAATAGAATTCACTAGGATAAGAAAGATTAAAAAATCTCGTATCAATACAACCTGTGAATTCTGCAATAACAGTATAACAATAGGTAGTAGCTGTGAATATTGGTCAGGAATTAGTCAGGGCAGATTTTTTTATTATCGTGTCTGTGAATCTTGCTTAACAATGTGGGGGGGAATAACAGTGGAATTGAAGCTAACTCCAAAATTTGAAAATGCTGATATGGAAAGTTGGAAATTGGCAATAGAAGTTGTCGAAGCCTTTGTCAATGTTGGATTTTCGGAAAGCTTAACTTATGATGAAGTATATAAAGAATATCAGGAAATAATGTATAACAGTCAGTTGATGAATGAACAAATTTAATTGTAGAGATAGGGGCGAAATATGAGAAACCATTTAGGATTTGACGTATTAATGTTAGCGTTAATACAAACAATAGAAAATGATTGGACAATTGTATTCAGCAAAGATAAAATCACTATGACTCATAGCAATTTTGGGGAATTCTTATTTTCTAATTTGGATGAAGTAGGAGACTTTTTGCATGAATTTATTCTTTAATGAGTAAGTAAAATATTTATTATTCTTATAACCCATTGACATTGGGTTATAGGGGTGCTAAGATGGTAAAGTAGGTTAAAGAAAAAAATAACAAAACTTGAAAGGATTGGTTGATGTGGGTATCGAAAAGAGAGATTATGATTTAATTGGTATTTTGGATGATGAAGAAAGTGTATTGGATTCTTTAAAGGATTATTCTAGCAGTTATGTCTGTGACGCTATCAGTGAATTAGCAGATGGCAGTGTTCCTATTTACAATAATGAAATTTGGGAACATGCAAGAGATATCAAAGAATATACGGAAGATGCACAATCGGAAGGTTTATGTGAAGGTGTAACAGATATCGAAAAATTGTTCCAAATTGGATACTACATGTATTATCAAAGAAGCTTATACGACAATCTTGACATAATAGCATTTAATATGGTTGCAGAAAAGATTAATGAAATTCTTGATGGCTTAGATGAAGAAGTTTTAAATAATTTGGATTTAGAAGCAATTGAAGAAGAAATTGAAAGCAAAACAGAAAACTTTGATAATAATAATCTCATGAGTATCATTGATGATTTTGTTAATGATATTGAATCAGAAATTGAGGATGGGACATACAACATAGAAGAAGAGGAAGAAGAGGAAGAAGAATAAAAAGCAGGGGCTATCTGCCCCTGTGTAATACATATATAATAGAAGGAAGTAGGATAAATGTTTAATAAAAGTATTTGCATTTACCTGTGTAATCCATTATAATTGGATTGCAGAGGTTAATACAAATAGAAAGGGATTGATTGTAGTGAGACAAAAATTATTATTAGGCTTCACTAAAAACAAGGAAGTAATATTTGGAGAGGTCGAATATCGTAATGGACAGTTTACCGCAAGCTTTGATACTTCATATCCAATGGAGATTACAAAAGAATTAACGATGGAAAGAATTGAAGACTTAATTGAGCAGACGGATAAAGATTGGGTATTGGACAAACTTGAGAATTATGATTGTAAACCAAGTGAATTAGCAGAAAGACTTTATCTAGATACCTACAATGACATTGAGGAATATTGGGACAATTCTTTATATCCTGAATCGTTTAGAATTGATGGAGTGACAGATGACATTTATTTCTTAGCTTCAGGTTGCGGACAGCAAGATACAAGGGATGAAATGAGTATTTATATTAACAAAGAACTATACGATGCTATCCATAAATTATGGGATGAACATCATTTAAAAGATATTCCTTTTGAAGAGGTGAAGGAAGTATTTGATGCAATTGACCATCAAAATAATACTATTGATGATTACAAGGTTGTCGAAAATTGGCTTATTAATAATTTCAAATAGTTTTGCATTTACCTTCATAATCCAGTAAAATTGGGTTGTGGAGGTGTTACATATTAAAAGAAAGGGTTGATAAGAGTGGACGTAAAGGATTTAGAAGTAAGAGTCTCTAAGGCAAAGGAAAAAGTTGAGAAATGCCAAAAAACAATTGAAAGACATGAGAAACAATTAGAGAAAAAGATACAGGCAGTAATTAAGGCAGTTGATTTAGACTTAACAGGAAAAAATAAAAATGAAATTGATGAATTACGTGAACCTTATAGAAACACAGAACATTCGTGGACTATATATGAAGTAATAGGCAAACTAGACGATATTAAAGGGGCAACAAGAAAATTAAAGGATGCAGAGATAGTATTGGAAAATTGGAGAGAAAAATTACATGCTGAATTAGAGAAAGAAAACTATATCCAAAACAATATACCTCAAGTAATAAAGGATTTTTTAGAAGAGTGGAAAGAGAAATGTTTTTATTGGTATGTTGATAAATATGATGCTTATCGTAAATTGTCAAAAGAATTAAAAGACGATAAGGAAAAAACCATTCTCGAATATATAAAGACTGCCCCTGAATATGCAGAGCATGTAGATGAAAATGGTAACATTGATTATGATTTTAGATTGCAAGACAGTTATCACAGTAAAGAATTACAACTTCACTTAAAAGAATGTGAACTTCATTGGACAGACATAGAGAAGAGAAAAAAAGGATTCTTAGCAATGGCAGGATGGGTAGTAGTTGAAATGTGTCGATACTATGATGAAACAGAAAGACTTGCCTTTTTAGAAAAAACACTAGAAAAAGATAAAAAAGCGAAAATGTTAGACTTGATATTCAGAATCAATGAAGTTGTAGGAACAATTACAGATGCAAGTCGATTGAGAATTAGTGAAAAAGGAAATTTAGATGGTATCATTGAGGGAGAGAAAGGCAAGGCAAAGATAGAGACAATTGGTGCAGGGGGCTTCAACATACAGGTGTTCCATTATAGAACATTGGTTCATAAAATATAGGCAAGCGCAATTTAGGGCTTGCTTTCACCCTTACAGTCCAGTACAATTGGATTGTAAGGGTGAATACATAAAAATTGAAAGGATTGATTTGAATGAAGGTTCTTGGATATTTTGTAGATGTTGATGGAGATAAAACTTCACCTTATGATGTTTATGTTGCAATTGACGATTTACCTGCCCATGAAAAAGTAACAATGTATTGTCCTATTGGGCAACATCAAGAAGGTTCAAGGGAATATATGAATGGTTGTAATAAGATTACTAAGGAAGAATATTTAAAGGCTAGTCAGGGCTTATATACACCATTGGATTACGTTTAATAGGAAGGAATGACGATATATTTATGAATATTAGAACTAGAAAATAATGTTTGACTTTACCTCTATAATCCAGTATAATTGGATTATAGAGGTAGGAAATAAGAAAGGGTGATTTGAGGAATGAAAAAACTCACACTTAGCGAACTTGAAAATCAGAAATCTTGGAAAGAAGCAGTTATTGTATTTACCGAGGACAGTTACAGTAAGAACTACTCGGAAACGGAAAGAAGCTATAAAGTGTCCCGTGATTGTAAATACTTTAACCCTATGATGATTGGCACTTCCTTATTCGGTGATTGTCTAGATGACAAGGACAATGGGGTAAGGCTTGATAGATATATGAGTTTACTACCCACTGAGGGTAAAAGGTGGGAAGTAGATTATTGTTACATTACTAAGTAATGGTTGGATTAAATCTGTATTATATCTCACAATCTGTTATAATTATATTGTGGGATATAATGCTTACATAAAATGGTATTTATATTAAAGGGGGCAGTTATTAATGTATGAATTTAAAAAATGGGGAAATGGAAGTAGTTGCTATGAGGTTCTTTTGTTAAGTGATTACAATACAATTACAAAGACATATCGTTATACCTCGCTTGGATTGGTTAAAAAAGAAGGTTCAAAATGGGTTGCAGTTGGCAAAGAAAAAATAGTTGGAAAATCAAGAAATGAAGTTGCGGACATGTTGGCTGAAAAATTATAAAAAATAAATTTCTAATTTTATAATAGGGAGGAAAGCCACAATGGATAAAGAAGCAAGAATTAGATTTGTGAAAGAAGCCTTAGAGTCATTAGAAGAAAGGATTCTAGAAAAAGTTGATTCAATGCCTGAAGAATGGGATGGTTGGGAATTAAGGCAATATATTTCGGATAAGGCAAGCGAACTCGTATGGACATCTATGAAAAGTGATAAAAAGAAAAAGAGAGAGTATAATAATACTGTAATGGTGAATAATCTTTAATTGGATATAATGTTGATTTTAACCCCTTTGGAGGGCTGAATATGGAGAGATTTAAAGTAAATGAACGTGAAATACCTTCACAGATTACTATTAATCTTGGGGCAATGGAAAGGTGTTTATTTGCTAGAATGCTGACTGATTACGGTATTCCAGTGGAGTATGCGGGCGATAATTTTGTACACATATTCAAAAAAGGATTGAAGAAAGTATATAATGAGGAATATCCTAATGATAAAGTATATTAAATAATGTTTGACTTTATCCTTGTAATCCATTATAATTGGGTTATAAGGGTAATACGCAAATATGAAAGGAATGATTCTTTTGAAAAAAGAAGTCGTAAAAGAAATTGTTGAAAGTGTAAATCCCATTGACAATGGTTTTGTATTAGAATTTACTAGTGTAGGAACTGGATTTGTTATGTGTGCTACAGGAATTACAAAATCAATGAAATTTTGTTTTGGAAATTCCTCGTATGAAGCAGACAGCTTTGTGTTTTACAAGGATGGTAAACAATTATTTGTTGAGAAAAGTGGTTGGTTGACAAAAGGGGTTTGGAATTCAGATTATAAAACACTTAGGTTTACTAAGCATGATAAGATTAAAAGAGTGAACAGTGACAACTTAGAGTTGTCATTATATAATATGGATAAATATGGTGTATTCTTTGTTAGCAAAGGGAAACAATGGGGCGAAAATAGGGCAACAATTTATGTGCCTTTGGAATACCTTGAGAATTTGGGATATGAATACATTAAAGAAAGTGATAATGGCGAATTAGAAACAACCATTAAACATTATGTGAATGTGGGGAAAGACGATAAAACTATCTATATTGTTAATGGTTATTATGAAGTGATTAGACATGTTGAAAATTACAAAAAACAGATGCTAGAAGATTTACAGAAATGTGTAAATGGTAGTGACCTTTGCAACTTTATTAATAAATGGGAAAGTGTTAAAGTCTTAAATGAATATAAGTAGAATCACTGCTTCATCTAGAAGGGAGATATAATGAATAAAGATAAACTTACATCAGAAATTAATAGGATAAATCGTGAATTGAAGGTGATTTTACAGGAAATTAAAGATGAAACTAATGGTATTAGGGGAGTTGATATAGGTGATTACCAAAATATCCACTCTCTTGCAGAATTGATTAATGAAAAGCTAGTAGATATATGTAATTTTACATGGGACAAAACTAAATAAAATTAAACACTTATTCTCGAAACCCATTGAAATTGGGTTGTGTATATGTTACTATTAAGAGGTAGTAACGATTTCGAACAATGAAAGGGTGGTAAAATGGAATTTTTAAAGGTGTATGAAGTAGAAAATGATTTTTATTCACAGTGCGGTTACAGTAAAGTCTTTATTCAGGAAGATGTTTGGGATTTTCACGTATTTAGGATTCTGAAGAATGATGACATTGTAATAGTAGAAATGGATAATATTGAAAAGTTGGATATAGCTGAACACTTAGGGTTAAGTATCTATAAAGATGTTAGAGGGCTATTTAGAACTATTGATTCAAAAAAGGTGTGTAGTGCAGTAGTAGAGATTGACACGAATAAGGGCTGTGAAACATGGGATAGTGAGGAATGTTCTTCATTAGATGAAGCGATTGAGACAGTTTTAGAAGGCATTTACGAATTAGAAAAAATATCTTAAAAAACAGAGAGGGTTGATTGTGATGGCGAATATTAAGGTGATTCAAGTAGTAAACGATAGAGGAATTCCATTTCATGTTAGATTAATTAGAAAGGGGGATTTTTATGGTGCTAACATGAACATTAAACACAAAGAGGATGAACCGTTAATTGAATTTTATGATACAAGATTTGTAAAGGGATTCACCATCTTGGGGCAATTTGTTTCTAGATATCTCTTATCAACATTGGTGAATCATGTTGGAGTCTTAAGTCTTCATGGGACAGTAGACGATTGGTATATCACAGGGCAGAACATGAAAAGCGTGAATCAATGGCTAGTAAACATTAAACCTTTTAATAGGAAGATAAGCGTCTGTTAATTTGTCCTTACATTATTAGTAAATACGACAACATGGAAAGAGGTTTTATTTTGGATAAGTCAACACAGGAGTATAATAAAAAAATTTCTAGAATTGTTATTAAATTATTGATAGCTGTACTTATCATGTTTATGACGCTAGGAACATTGTACAATCCGCTGATTGTGTTTGTTGAGTTTGTTGCTGTAGCTTGGTATACTTTTAGGCTACTACTTGCTATGACATATGATTAAGGAAGGGGATTAGCTTCCCTTTCAATACATAAAAAAGTTTTTAAAACCCATTGAAAATGGATTATAGATGTGTTACAATTGGTATATAGATAAGGAAAGGGTTGATTCAATTGAAAGAATACTTTAAAGTAATGACGTTTCAAGAAAATGCAATGCCAATGTCTGTAGACAATAGAAGGTGGGACACAAGAGAACAGGCTGAAAAGCATATGGAGAAAATGAAGCAGATAATCAATGCCCCCATGTATGTATCTCATATATATGACAATAGGGGGGCAGATAAAAAATGAAGCCTAACAGTGAAAAAGATTTTTGGACTTATGAAAAAATGGGTGGTCATATTGTATTGATATACTGTATTGATGGGTCTAGAATGGGCAAATATTCATCTGTTCAATACTTGATGGAGACATACGGTATGAGTGACAGCGAAGCATTTCATTATGTAAACGATATAGTAAGGCATATATAATGAGGGGGGGTAAAACATGGTTTATTGTGTTTTTTATCAATTAGAAAACTATTATGATGACAATGACAAAACATTATTTATGATTGTGGATAGTGAAGAAAAAGCAATTAAATTAATTGAAAAATATCCACAATACGATTTATGTTATGAGCCTTGGAAAGTTGAATGAAATGATAATATTAAATGAGGTGGCAATATGTTTGAATATCATTTTACAGATGAATATGATGGTGAAATTTTAAAAGCTGTAAAATCAAAATCAAAACTAAGTGGTAATGAAATAGATAGGATTATTGGTGAACTAGAAGGAATATATGGTTGCATGGTGTTATGGGAAAGAATTAAATAACTATTCCAATTGGGGTGAAACAATGATGGAAAAATGGATTGGCGAAGAAGATAATACAAGTGGAAGTTATGTGAAAACAGTCTGTGATGAATTGGCTATTAGGCGGGGCGGGTATCTTAATGCTAGGAAGCTATATAGGTTTAATAGTAGATTTGGAAAGGAATACAACATCACTGATGTACAAGTTTTAGACCATATAGATGGGTTGCTAGAAAAAGGTGATTCAACCGAATTGTATGAGTATCTATATGGATTAGTCATTCAAAGATTTGGTGTTATTGAATTTATTGTAGATATTGGACATGTTATTGCTAGAGAGCGTGATGAAGGTTATATGAGAGGTAAAAAGCAGAAACAGAAAGAAATAAGAGAAGCGTTAGGTTTACAATAATTAAATAAAATGAAAATTGATGAATAAATTATTTAATCGGAGGGATTCGTTATGAGTAGAAGTTATAATTTAGGACATGCATTTACAACACTTACAAAGGAGAATTTTAGAGAGGATGTAGTTTTTAATTTTGAATTTGATGAAGACATGAATGGGAACAATGGTATTGAGTATTTACCTGAAGAAGTAGTGGAGGGTGGGTATGAGTCTACAATTCCATGGGCAATTGATATTGCTATTGAATTATACGGAGTGTCAGAAAAGACAATAGAACATTTTTTAAAATTAACAATTGGTTCTGACAGTTATTATGATAAATATGATTATGGAATTATAGAAAATGATAAGGATTTTATAGTTAGTGTAGCGTGGTTGAGTGGCAACTAAAAATACTACTTTAAATTAAAATGGGGGTTTATTGATTGAAAAAATATCCTGAATACACAAAAGAACAATCCGCAGAGTGGAGCAAACTCTTTGAAACACAAGAATATGGCAGTTTCTATTTTAACATCTTTGACAAACTATACTATAAGGGTTATTGCACATTCTATAAGAGTGAGAATATATACAAGGAGATTTCTGAAAAGTTAGATAAGTTTGTTCCTAGTGTCCCCTATGAAATTAAAGACATAGATAGTTTAAGTGTAGAGATTGACATCAAATGTTAAAGGAGAAGTTTATGGAAGTCAAAGATGTCATGTTTTCAATGAGGTATGTTGAGTTTGTCCTATTCATGTTGAAAGAGGGTGATATGCTCAAAGATGGAGAAGTGGAACTGGCACACAAATTTTCAAAAGAAATATTGGAGAATTATCTTGTTCCCAAGATTAAAAGTCTTGTATAAAATTGTCGAGTTGTGGTACAATATTAATACAATCAATCCTTTCAGTTTTATGACTGAAATTTACAAGGTATTTATATTATTAATATTAAATACCTTGCTTTTTGAATAATTAACCCATTTGAATTGGATTAATTATTGAGGAAGTAAATCTTGCAAGAAAGGGTATTAATTATGGAAGAAACAAAAAAATGTATTGATTGCGGGAAAGAAATAAAACAAAGAACACTATGTGAATCATGCAGGGCTAAACAATACCGTAAACAGATGCAGAATTCAGTCTGTAAGGTCAGCGATTGCAACAATGTAGTAAAAGCCAAGGGGATGTGCAATACGCACTTAAAAGAGCATAATTCAAGGCTGAGAGGGGATTACTGCCCTAAGTGTGGAAAGTTGGTTTTTTCTAGAGGGCTTTGCGAATATCATTATAGGCGCAAATATGTTAATACTATCATAAGAGATATTACATAATATTCAAAATAATTTGTTTTAATTATTGACATTGTGCCAATAATTGAAGTATAGTTAAAAGTATAAAATATAATCAGTAAAAAGATTTTAAAAAAGGATAAAAAAATATAAAATCCAGTTGAAATGGGTTAGAGATTGTGGTAATATTGAATTAGGAAGTAAATAAGTAGAGAAAGGGATTGATTGGTAGTGGAAATGATAAAAATTCTTCAATTAAAAGCATCGGATTTTGAAGCAAGGGTTGTTACAAAGGGTGATGATTATAAGACAAGTCAGGAGTTAGTTGGGGGCTATATTGAAAGGCTTATGATTGATGACGAAATTGATTTATGGTTAAATGAAGAAGGAAAACTGAATGGGCTTCAACCAAATTTCAACTTAGTCCGCAATGATAAAGTGATTGATGTAGTTGTTGGTGATGTATTCTTTGCAAGTCACGATGATGAAGGTAATACTACTAGCTTGACAGAAGAAATGATTTCTAGAATACAAAAACGTTTTCAAGATAGAAGAAACATGATTTGGGGCTAACAAATATCATGGTGAGGGTTGTTATTCAACCTTCACCATGATAAAATAAAAAATAATAAAAATATTATAAAACCCATTGAAAATGGATAAAGAATATGGTAATATTGAATTAAGAAGTAAAACAAAACTAAAAACCTAAACTGAAAGGGAAGATAGCCATGGAAAAAACATTAGAAAAAGCAGAAGTAGTACAAGAAGAAAATAAAATGAATGAAAATCAAAATCTTGACGAGAACCAAGCAGATAGCCAAGGTCAAGCAGATGTTCCAACAGATAGCCAAGGAAAAGCAGACAAAAAAGAAGAAGCGAAACCAAAAATCATCAGAACAACTTCACTTGAGAAGAACCATATTCCAAGAAATATCAGAAAAATCGTAAAGCAAAAAGAAAAAATTCGTTTTGACCTAAGTATTCAAAGGAATTCAGTTTGGTCAAGTCAGCAAAAAAGTCTTTTCATTCATAGTTTAATTTACGGATTCCCATTCCCACCTGCATATGCTCAAGACAAAGGTGATGGAATTCTTTGGATGCTTGATGGTAAACAACGTTTAAGCTGTGTAATTGACTTTGTACTTAACGAATTTAGATTGCATAAATCAACACCTAAATGCTTTAATGAAGCGATTGGCGGTAAGTTGTTCAAAGAACTGCCTGAAGAATTTCGAGAAGAAATTTTATCAACGAACTTCACCATTTATCAGATGGTAGATATGACGGATGAAGAACGTGATGAAATGTTTGTGAGATTAAATCGTGGAACACCGCTATCAAAAATAGAACAAACTAGAGCCATGTACAGTGATTTAATTTCTCAAATTGAAGACATTTCAAAAATGGAATTCTTTACAAACTATGTATTACTGTCAAAGTCAGCTAAAAATAGATTCACTGACCAAGAATTAATCATACAAACCGCAATGTTGTTAGACAACGAACACACTTTTAGAGGAATTGGTAGTGTTCAAATTCAAAGCTATGTAAACGAATTGAAAGAAAAGAATGAATTGATTAGTGTAGATGTTTTCAATAAATTCGTTAAGGCTGATAATTATCTTTCTATCGTATGTAATGAATTAAGTAAGGCAGAGTTGTCACAGATTTTCAAAAAGGTTAATATCCCTATGATTATCATTACAGCAATAAAAGCTGATGAAAACGATGTTGACAAGTCATTATTTGGAGACTTCCTTGTTGATTTCCTTGTTAAGAACTACAGCAAAGATAGTGAATACAGCAACGCATGTCAGAGTGGAAGCGCTAAAAAAGAAAATGTAGTTATTAGGATTAACGCAATGGACAAGGCATTCACAGATTTCGTCAATGGCAGAAAAGACAAAGGCGAAGAAAAACTCAAGTCTAATCTTGAACAAATTAGTAATCAGGTTGGATGATGTACAAACAGGGGGGTCTACTCCCTGTTTTTATTTTGACCTTAATTAAGCTATTCATGTTATTAATAATCTGAATAAGTAAATCATCAAATGATACATAAAATTAAAAAAACTATTGTTTTCAAAATAAGTGTGTGTTAAAATATATTTGTTAGGTTGACATACATAATATAAATACTTCTAAGATTGTCGGCAAATGGTAAGCTTTGATTTAGTTGGCTAAGTGATAAATATAATGAAGGGAGATTTAAATTCTGATGAATTTAAGCAGAGAGATTAAGCTAACAAAGGTTGGAAGGACTATCAAGAATGCAGACATTGAGATTATTGAAGAAATGTTTAAAGATGGAAAACTGGAAACGCTTCAGAAAATTGGGTCAGGATGCTTCGGAGTAGTGTATAAATACACCTCTTTGAATGGGAAAACATTTGCTATCAAGTATTCTAAGCAGTACTATAGTGGTGCAAACGTTGAGAGGGCATACGATATTGAGACACTATTAGAACTAAGGGGAAACAAGTATATCCCAAGAATCCATGCTTATGACAATACAAGTTTGGATGGTCAATTTATAATGATTGTCGATTTTATTGATGGGGTGAGTATTGCTGATTACCGTAACCAATTCAGGTTAAATACCCGCTTCGTTGAAAATTTTAAAAAAACACTTGACATTATGGTTTCCAAAAAAATCACCTTGAATGATTTGCATGGACACAATATCCTAGTCGAGAAAAAAAGCGGAATACCCATCATAATTGATTTTGGAGGGTGTTATAAGACACAGTACAATATTATAAGCACATACACTTATGATGTCGTCCTAGACAGAATAAAGGGCATGTTTCAGGATTATGTTAGTTCAACAGCTAAAACAGAAGTAGTTGCATAGAACCAAATGATAAATATAATTATAGGAGTTGATTGTTCTTGAGTGTAACAGAAACCGCAATGGCTGATGCCTTTAAAAAAATTCGAATAGAAGAAGTAAAGCTAACTCCAAATGAGTTAGATAATGGTTTAACGTTGTCTACAATTAACCATCTAATTGTTTCCGCACATGCAAAAAAGAGGGGTAGGGAACGCTTTGATTTAAAGAATGATGTTGAGGTAGACATGACAGTAAGGGAAGCGTTGAAAAAAGCAAAATATGTGGGTCTAGTCCCTGCTAGTGATGGTAATGAATCACACTTGTTCGCACATGAAAAAATGGGCATTCATGTTAGCAAAGACTATAAAAATGTAAACACTTTAGTCCCCTATGGTGAACGCTATCTATCAGAAGTTTTAAATAATTACAGTGAAATTAAAGATGCAATTATTCAAATGCAGTTAAAAGAAATGAGAAAGTTAAATAGAAAGAGAAAACACTTAAAGAAAAAAGTTATTGAAGACAAATTAAATAACAACATAGAAATAGCTGAATTAGAACGCAAGATGTATAAATCAAAGTCAGAAAAGGCTAAGAAGCAGTATTTGGAGAGAAAAGTTTTATTATGTACTCAAATGCAAGAGCAAGAAAGAGACTTGGAATTCATTGATAGTAAATTGAGAAAAGTTGGCGGGTCATTAGCATACTTGAATAAATAATTGTGGAAAGGTTAACTTTCCTCATTTTTTACCTTCTTAACCCATTGACATTGGATTATACATATGTTATACTTTATTTAGGTGATAGAGAAAGGGGGAAACCTAATGAAAACAAGAAACCTTTATTATAATGCAAACCCAAAAAAGAAAGAGACAGGGGATTGTGTAGTCAGGGCAATTTGTAAGGCTACAGGCAAAGAATGGGATGCTGTCTACAGAGAGTTGTGTGAGATTGGTTTTGAATTAAAGGTTATGCCAAATGATGATGAAGCATGGAAAGAATACCTTAAAAGAAATAGCTTCATCGAACATAAAATATCAAATAGAAAAGGCAGTAAAAGACCTACAGTAGAATCGTTCGCTAAAGATAATAAGAAAGGCACGTTTGTTTTGAGAGTAGCGAACCATATTGTATCAAGTGTTGATGGATTTTATTATGACCTATGGGATTGCGGAGACAAATCACTATATGGATATTGGGAAAAGAGGTAATTAGATAGGAGAGAGAATTTTATCTCCTATCTAATTAAAGAAGACAAAGGAGAATATTAGATGTATCTAATCAAAAAGGCTTATCCAAGATTGCAAAACATACTTCATATATTGGAAAATAAGAAAAAGAAGAAGAAAGCAGTATTCAAACAAATTGATTGGAAAAAAGTCAAAGAAAACATAGAAACTAGGAAAGGCAACCTTGAATCCGTATCAGTAGGTTTGGCAGAAGATTGGTTTTCTACAGCAGATGAAGTTTGGAATAAAATAGATGGATACATTCCAAAAGAGAATATGTATGCTTTTACCTATAGTTCTTGGGCTACACCTTCAATAGAATTAATTTATAAAGATGGTGGAGAACACACCTTTGAATGTTGGGTAAAAGGAAACAATCTAGACAGTTACTTTAATCTATAGCTTTTCATTATTTGTTTTAATAATCCATTGAAATTGGATTTGGAATTTGCTACAATGGATATATAAGGTAAAGAAAGGGCTGATTAGAGTGAAAGGTATAAGAGAGTGTCAACATTGTAAACATGGCAAATTTATCAGGGGATTTATGGGTACTTACTATGACCCACCTGAACCTGATTATACTGAATGCCAAAATGAAAATGTTAGTGAAGAAATTTTTGAAGAAGTAGAATTCGATGAATTTAAGTTGCCATTAATTTGCGGACATTATGAGCCTAAGATAGTTGAGAAATGTGGACACTGCAATAAAGAAATAAATATGCCTGAACACGATGTTGAATATTATGTTGAAGAAACACCTGTATGTGGTAAGGATTGTTTTGAAGCAGGATATAAGGAATTTGAAAAGCAATTACAATAGGAGGGGTATTTAATGAAATTAATAAAGGAATGCCCATTTGATTTTGACCAAACTAAAAAATTAGGGCATATGAGAGCAGACTTTGATGGCGGGAGAGATGTCAGACCATATAAAACATGGTTTGGTACAGGGAATTGGAAAAACAAAATTGATGAATTTGGTATTAGCGCTGAAGATATGGATGAAGCTGTGAATTTTGTGTGTAGTGATGAAGTGAATACTTATAGTAAATTGTTGAAGTACACAGGGTACTTAGAGAATCCATATGACAGTGTTAATTATTACTTCCAACATAAAAATATTGATGTATGGGTCAGAATGATACCTGCAAAAGACGATTACAACATGTATATTAATTTGTATCATAGATAAAAGAGGGGGCTTGCCCCCTATGATACATATAAAATATTGTCGATATTCATCCAAAAACCCATTGTAAATGGATTGTTTGTATGCTATACTTGGTATATAGATAAGGAAGGGATTGGTTAATATGGCATTTGAAGTAAAAGAAATTAAATGTAAATGTTGCGGTGAAACAGTGGTGCTAACTAACAGTTGGGCGAATGAATGTGATAGCTGTGGGACTGAATACAATGGTCTTGGTCAACGATTAGCCCCAAGAGAACAATGGGGAGAAGAAACAGGAGAGAATTTCTAAATGGGTCAGGGGCTTGTTCCCCTGACTATAAGAACGTGAAACCAAAAATGAAAACAACGAAAGGAATGTTGAAAATGTGGTATGTGAGAAGGTTAAGTGATGGGAAAGAATTTCTTGCATATTCTATAACAATCAATAGAGAGACAGGATATAGCGGGATTTTTGGTGTTGCTTACGATGGAGAGAAAGCAGAGTTGCCTGATGGAACTTTTGACTTATATAAAAGATAAATAAGAAAAAATTGATGAATTTAAGATTAAGTTTATGAAAAAAGAGGAATAGGGGAGCGAACAAATAATGATGGAACTACATTCACATTCAGGGCAAACAATAGAAAATTTTGCAGAAAAACTTTTTATAGTTAATAGAGTTGTAGGTGCAGTAGGCATCTTTAATGATACACGTATACCTGTTGAGGTTTGGGATTCGGTAGATTCATTGGTAGAAAAATATTACTCCATAAGAAATAGGAGAATACAATGTTAATCTTACAAGGCAAGGCACGTAAATCTATTATTTTGCAGGAATTAATTAATACTGGAATACTTACTGACAATATTGTGGTGTTAGATTCTGTTGTCATTAAAAACATGAGATTAAAAGATGGGGTAGAACACTTTATCTTAGCGTCTAATTTTTCTATTCCACAATTATTTGAAATATTTGAAACGAACCACAAACAAGACTTTTCCAAATATGAGTGGGTTGCATTTGAAATTAATGTTCCAAAAGATGACTTCAATCTTAATGATTTTTTAGCGTTGGAAAAAAAGTATAATCAGAAATTTATTGTTACTGTGCAAGACAATGACATGGTTGATGTAAAGGTATTTTATGCATAAATAGAAAGGATGGGGGCTATGCCTAGTAAATTAAAATATTTTCAAGTTAGATATGTGAATTTATTTAATGGAGAATTCCATGAAAGTGAAATGACTGAAACACAGCTAGATACTATTGAACTATGCGGTAAAATGACAGGAAACTCTATTCAAATTTTAGACAGGAAACTAATAAGAATTAAAAATCTGTTATGATACTTATTCAACAAGGAGAGGGTTACAGTGTCTACTAGCATAGAAAATGTCAAACAAGTCTTAATGAGTTTAATACAAACTGATTTGATTAAAGCACTTATTAATGACAAGGACTTCCTGTACACAGTTGCAGAACGCTATGACGAATATGTAAGAGAAAGTGAGGGAGAGCCAAATTGGGATTTGGAAAAGTTTACAACATACGATGTTGAATGGATTAAACAAGACTTGATGGAAAGAGAATTAGAAGACGAGCATATTGTTGAGAATCCTAGTGGTAGATGGGGATTTAGGGATGGTGTAGAGTAATGCAAGGTTATTGTAGTGATTGCTATATCTTTATTAATTGTCTATGGTTTTGTGGTAATTGTGACGAGGAGACTCAAGAACCCATAGACGTTTGTTGGGCAAAAGAGACAACCAAGATTAACTCCAATGAAATTTAATCATATTAATGGAGGGGTTAATGTGTTAAAAAAGATAATTATAGGCGTTATTACGCTTTGCATGATTGGTCTTATTGGGTATTTTGCACTTACTGTATTTGCAGGAGGACAAAGCGAGTCAAGGGCTAGGGATGCACTTGAGACATATCTAGACCTTATGAAAAATGGCGATACAGATAAGGCAGGGCATTACCTAGAAGAAACTGATAACTTGATTGATGTATTTGATTATAAGTATCTGAATACTACTAGTGAAAAAGAGGATTTTTTCAGATTCTATATGACCAAAAGTGAATATATTGATAGTCCAGTTTTTATTAAACAATATGGCACTTGGAATAGTTTTGTCGATTCAATCAATAAAGATTTTGGTGATAGTAAAAATTTTGTTATCAAGGGAACAGATGATGATATAAGTTATTACGACAAAACAGATAAAAAGAAAGTTTACAAATTTTTATATGATATGCAAGTTGCAAATGGATTGGGGAATAAGCTTTATAAAAAGATAGAGTTTACCGTTGAATACTCTCACGACTTTTGGGATGGCAAGGATATTAAAGATGGATTTGTTATTACGAATATAGATATAAGGGGCGGTGATTTGAGTGATTAATCTTACTAAAAAACCTTTTGTAAACCTAAAGAAAAAACCATTTGTAAATCTAACAAAGAAGAATTAGTATTAAATATAATCACATTGTAAATGTGGGTTGATACCTGCATTTATTTTTTTATCTTAATCCATTGTAAATGGGTTGTATATATGCTATAATGGATATATAAGATAAAGAAAGGGTGATTTGATGAACAGCATTGAGAAACAATTGCGTGAAGGATTAGGAGAACACTATAAAGAATGGCATTTGAAAGAGGTTGTAATGACGTTAGCTAAAAACAAAATACCTGAAGAAATGGTAATTAAAGGTATGATAAAAAGGGTTAAGAAAACTAAGGGATTAATATAGGGGAAGAAGCGTTGTATGATGGGGGCAATCCCCCCCTCTTATGAAAGGATTGATATCAATGAAAACGTTAAACAATATTAACTTCATAGAACTGTCTAGAGAAGAATTAGAAGAAACGAATAAAGAAAGAGCAGAGCATTTAGAAAAAGCTACAAATGGTTTTATTGTTGAACCCCCTGTATTATGCCCTGTCATTAACGATTTACGCTATAACTATGGTTTTTGGTATATCAGACCATTTCTGATTGACAATGATGGATTGAAATTTGAACTGTATACTTACACAGATAAGAAACAAATTCACTTAGCTTTTATTGGTGTTCCTGATGATAAGAAACAACAGGGGTTAGGAACTCAAATGATGAATGCTTTGATTGAAATTGCAGATAAGTATGGGTACAGTATTGATTTAGAAGTTGCCCCCAAGTTTGGAGTGGGAAAAAGAGTGTTGAAAAAGTTTTATAAAAAATTCGGATTCGAAAAAGATAGCAGACCGTTTAGAGGTAATGATTGCATGATAAGATTCGGATTAACAGTAGGAAGTAAATAAATTACTTCCTATTAAAAATTTTATTTGAACAACCCATTGAAATTGGATTGCGAATATGGTAAAATGTTCTTAGATAGCATAAAAGAAAGGGGACAATTAAATGAGAAACGGTGAAGCGATTGGCTATGGCTTATTAGCTTTGAAGTCTCTAGGATATTCAAAAGAAGAATTAAAAAAGTTTGAAGATGAATTTAATTATCAGCTCGGTACAAAAACCGAGGAAGAAGCATATAGATTTTATATGAAATATGAAGACGAAAAATAGGGGAATGAATTTTCTTGACTCATGATTCATAATTGGCAAGACAGTCGAATAGAGTTATAGTGGGGGTGTTCTGAATGCCAAAAAGAAAGCGTAGCATTTATGGATTTTCAGATTATGAACCTACTAATAATCGTAGACCAATTCCAAGCATTGAAGATGATGATGAATATGATGATTATAATCACAGGGAGAACTTTGAAGTAGAAAGAAGACCAAGAAGAACAAGCAGTACAAATAACAGTAGGGTTTATAAAAGCAACAACGAAAACAATGAAACAAACTTTTTAATCAATATTGTAGGATTCCTTTTCTTTGTCCCTATCCTCTTGGGTTTTCTATTAAAACTTTTTGGCATGATGCCTTAACAGTAGGAGGGGGATGCAGAATGGTAAAGACAAAGGGTAGACTGAATAAAAGTGAATGGTTGCATGTATGCTTTGACAAGGTAATTTACGAGTTGGAATTGCTTTCTGATGAACGTTCTATAACAGATGAAGATTATAATAAAATTTGCAGGATGCAGGAACAGTTAGAATCATTGAAAAGAAAATATTAAAATGGAGGAATAGAGATGAATAAAAATAATTTGAAACGAATAATTAGAGAGGAACTTAAAGCATTAATTTTCCAAAAGAATAATTTGTTAAAAAAAATAAAAGAAAACAGTAGAGTAATTTCAGATAAAATTACAGACGAAACACTTTCAGACCTTCATTTATATGCATGTATTTTAGATTTAGAAAGGCTGTCTAATGAATATGCTTTTATTCAGGGTAAAATATCCTCTCACGAAACATTTTTATTTCAATGGGATGATGAACAACGAGGGGAGTGGGAATAGATTCATGATAGGTCTTAAAAGAGTATATAAAGAAGAAACATACCATAGTAAATTTATTCTTGTTTCTAAGGTGGAAGAATTTTTAGAATCTATGAAGCCCGCAATTGATACCTTTAAAGAACTTGAAAAAGATGGGTATAGTGTGGAAATTGATATTGATGACGAATTCGATGGTGACGAGTTTGATGAAGGTGAAGTAACAGTTGTTAAAATCTATTTAAGTGCCTATAAGGAAGTAAAATAAACAAAGGGAGTATAAAAATGACACCATTAGAAGACCCTTCATATTACTATGATAGGAGTTGGTAGGTGAATAAAATATCTATCTTATTCGCTTTTGACATAAAGTGTGTCGCAATGAAAGGGATGGTAAACAATGACTAATTCAGAGTTATGGAAGTTAGCTGAGAACAAGAAAATCAATAAGGGCGATGTATTCATTGACAAAGAAGGAAATGAAATTATCTTTACAGGAAGGGCATTTCAAGTATATTTTACTGAAAAGGATGACAGATATGAATATGTTGGAATGTGTTTAGAAGATGATTGGAAATTCTCTCATAATGACTTAACAGAATTGGTATTACAAGCAAAAGAAAGAGAGTGATTAAGACACTATTCGAACAAATTATACATTAAAATCACTCTTTCATAGTGAATAGTAGACCTATAAATTGCGTATTAAAAGGGGCAGATAAGATGGATATTATGATTTCAATAAAATGTACAGAATGCGGAAGTAAAACAGAAGTACCTATTAAAAGTGACAATAATGGAAAGTATTATTTATCGGATTCTATTGAAGAAAAACAAGAAGGATTTTACTGTAATCTTGACAGTCAATATTCAATGCGAATTAATTGTTCTTGTGGTAATGATGTTAGATTAGATTACTGAACAATACGACCAATTTGTGTCGCATAGGAAGATTTAAATTTTTGATAATATTACAAAAACCCATTGAAATTGGGTAATAAATATGTTACAATTATATTAGATAAAGGATTGGTTGGTGATTAGATGGATGTCATTGAAGATGTAGCAAGTTCCAAAGGTTGGAAATTATTTATGTACAAAAGTGTTAGTGACAACCCTGACGATGCAAACCTAGCATATTGTTTGGTAGAAAATCAGAAAAATGAATTTGTAACGTATCTCTTTAATAAAGAATTCAAAGGATTCTACCAAGGACACTATTTTAAAGACTTAAAAGTAGCAATAGAAGATTATAATAAAAGGCTGTCAGACTAAATCACTTGAAAATAGTCTCAAAATAGGATACAATGAAATTCAATCAACCCTTTCAAATGATTGTTGGGCAACAATAGACTTCCTGTTGTTGCCTTAAAACTACTTCGATAACCCAATCTAAATGGATAGGAGAATAAAGACATGGACGATAAAAGCAAAAACATAGAAGATATTATAACAAAAATAAAAGGATGCCTTGCACTAGCAAATGATGGGGCTGATTCTGATGAATCGGATACAGCTATGCTCTTAGCACAAAAAATGATGATGAAATACAATCTTTCAATTAACGATATAGATTATGATAATAAACCAATTAGAAAAAATGTAATGGAGGGTGACGGAACTGAATATACAAAGTTACAATGGTGGATGAAAAGTTTAGCACTAATAATTGCGGACAATTTTAGATGCTATACATTTACTAGGTCTTTCAATAAGAGAACAAAGATTACTTTCTTAGGGCTTGAACAGGATATTGCTGTTTGTAAGGCGATTTATGAATTTGCACTCATTAAGATTAAATTTCATTCGGACAACTACATAAAAAAGAGGGGTATTGGTGGCAACAGGGGGACTACTATTGCAGTTAAAAACGACTATATAGCAGGGTACTTGCAAGGGTTAAAAGCCAAGTTTAAAGAGCAAGTGGAAACGGAAGGGTTGGCACTTATTCTTCTAAAAGATGCCTTGGTAGTCCGAGAATATGAGGGCTACACGATGGGTAGTGGTAGCAGAATAAAAAGGAAAACAAGCGGTGATTCTGATGCGATGCAAAAAGGCTATAGTGATGGAAAGAAGTTTAGTCATTAGAGGGGTGAAAGACGTGGAAGAAATTAGGCTAAAAGTTGTGGGAAAAAGAGATGGTCAAACTCTGACTGTTGATTTTAATGGTAAAGAGCAAAATGTGTTTACTGGATTTGACTCTTGGATTGATGACGATTTTGACGTTGTGGGAATAGGGATGCATATTGATGTTGTATATGATGGACTTAATAAGGATGGGCTAATGAAGTTCCCAATAATGAAAAAAGGTGGAGTTTATTATGAGCAAACTTGATAATGTTCGATTTAGAGTTGAACATGGGGCTAAAGACAATGAAAATTTCCCAAATTCTGATGCTTGGACTTGCACATTCAAATACAGGGGTAACGAAATGGATGTACCATTTTATATGGGGGTTGGGCTAAGAGGTGAAGAACCTCAAATGCTAGAAGTTTTAGAATGCCTGTTTATGGATGCTGAAGCGGGGAGTATGACCTTTACTGAATGGTGCTGTGAATATGGATATAATAATGATTCTATTAATGATTTGGCAACATACGAACTCTGTGTAAGTTTATGCGATAATCTCAAACAATTATTGAAGGAAGATTTGAACGACATAAGAGAAGAAATGTACGAACAGACGATGTAAAATTTATCTTACCATTTTCCTGTAATCCATTTACATTGGACTAAGAGAATGGTAAGATATACATAAAGATAAAATAATTAGTGAAGGAGTGATGTTAATGCTATTTGACACCTATTCTAAAAGACTCCCTGACAATTGTCCTAAATGCAAATGCAGATGGACATATTCAGCATATGTGGTGCTGACAGATTATTATCCAATGATTGGTCTATATTTTGGTGATTCAATTGATGTTACATGTAGCAATCCTGATTGCGGAGCGAATTATGTATACAAAATCATTAAAAAAGAGGGAGTGACTGCCAATGTTTAAAGGTTACTGTGTAGTTGATATTTTGGGGGTAAGAGAGACTATGCCCCCTGTGAAACTGAAAGATATTGAAGATTGTGTTAATTATGTTATGTTGCATAAACAAGGTGCAAAAGAAGTAATTATTGAAGATGAAGATGAATACTGCATCTTACATGCAGTAGATGGTAAAGTAGTTTATCCTGAGCAATTTGCAGGTAGATAATAAGATTTCACATTAGACATAAATTGCGTCGTAAGGAGTTGGAGAAATGGTTTACATTATTTCATACAAAGTGGGTTCTTCGGAAGAAATTAAATTAGCACAAATTGAATCTGATGATGTGATTTCCGCTACCAAAAAAACTAAGAATCTGTTTTCAGAACTTGAATTGATAGGAAGAAGGAAATACACATTCATTGGTGTTGTGCGATTAAGTGAAATAAGAAAATTGGATGCTTTGTCTTAGTGCATACTTCGACGAAATTGTAAAGGAGAGAATAACATGGCAGTTGGTGTTTATTTTCATAAAGATGTGATTATGAGAGATTTGGAAAAATTTGCAAAGAGTATTGCGGAGAGACTTAACGCAAATGTTTCTGTATTGGATTTAAAACATAACGATGAATATCTTTTCGGATATATTATTTACTTAAATGGAAAAAGATATTTGGTCTATATGTCCTATGATGAAAATGAATTTGGTGAATTTGCAATAAAAAATAATGATTGGACTATTGAATTAGAAGATGGTCATTTTAGAAATGGTTACAGAACACTAGGTGAAGTTTTCGAATTTATAACAGGGGGCAAACAATAATGGAGTATAGTGAAGATTTACTGAGAAGCTACCGAACAATACAGAATTCAGGAATTACAAATATGCTTGATGCAAAGACAGTACAATACTATGCTTTTCAAGTTGATATGTATGAATTGGTTAGCATGATTCAACATGACAAACAAGACTACCTTCAAATTTTCAAGGATAGAGAGATAGATTGGGAAGCTGTAGAACCATATGATGACAAGTTGGACAAATTGAGAGAACTTAAAGAAGAAGAAAGGAGTAATTACTAATGGGATTCGTCACTATGCAAATAGGAAAAAGATTTCCCCATGAAGAAGTATTGACAAAAATGGCAGGGGGCGAAGGCGGGGCATCATTGGACTATAACAAAGAGGATAAGACATTAACAATGTATGTCACATTACCTAGTCCAATAGAAAGAGAAGTTATTGCTTTTAGAAGTGGTCAAATTAGATTTGCATTGTATCGTAATCCTATACTAAATACTTCAATCATCATGGTTTATATTGGGGAAGAATTAGTCTTTGACCTATTATTTGATATTAATGTTTTAGATGTAGATATGGATGGGGAAGTAGTTGGCAATAGATTCGATATGTTCTTGATTGATTCTGATACAGGAATACTTGAAGGAATGCGTTCTATTGGTCTAAGTGGCAACTTCATGAAAGAAATAAATAGAATAACAAAGAATGATGGCAGGTACACGACAAAGCAATATAATGAGTGGCTTAACAATGATGTATTTAAGAAAAGTGTTATGCGATTATGGAAAGAATCAGAACGTATTAATTGGGATAAATAATAAATATTGAAGTGGAGGAAATACAATGAAAAGAAAATTGATTGGTAATGTTGGAGTAGACTCAGGACAGTTGATGATTATTGACCCATGTTATATCAGTGATGAATGGGTGGAAGAAGATGGTGCAAATATAATTGGCATGAAGTTTTGGGGACAAGGGCAAGACGAAATGGCTGAATTTTTAATTAACAGTGGTCATGACTATATAACAAAAGAGAATCATGTCTATAAGGTAAAATCAGATGACGATGGTTATTTGCGAAGTGTTGCAAAAGTCATAAAAGAATATTCGGAAAAAATTGGTAAAATTGTGCTGTTTTCTGCTATTACTGATAGCACCTATGACACAATTTGCGATTTAACATGCAGTGAAGACCAAGCGGGGCAACTAAATTATGCGATGGGGCATGATGGATTAGCTGTAGCGTTCAGTTCGGGTTTAGGTGATGGTGTATACAATGTCTATGCAACTTATAAGGACATGGGTAATTGGGGCGAACGAATTACAAAAGTGGAAATTGAATTGATTGAGGACGATGAACAATAATGGATTGACCTTATAATAGTACAAAGAGAAAAATTTTCTCTTTGTACTATTATAGTCCATTGTAATTGGGTTTTTGTTGTGATATAATTGCATTACAGAGTTAATGATGGGAGTGGAAATAAAGTTGAAAATTAAAAAAAGTTCTGAAGATAATTGGGATATATTATTGGATGACAAAATCGTTGGTCGTATTGAGCAAAGTCATGGATATGTAGGTAAAAGTGGGATTAAAAGACTGTATATTGGTGAAAAATCTATTTGCAGAGTTGATAATCAAAAAGATGCAATTAATAAATTAGAGGAATTTTTTCTCAAAAACAAGGAAGAAATTAAATCTGTGGAGAAACAGATTGGAGAATTGACCACTGGCATAACACAGGTTAGTCATCAAATATGTGTAGATACGCTTAAGAAAGAAAGAGATAAGTTAAATCAGTCGTTAGCTGTATTGAGGTCATATGATTTAAATTAATGAGGGGGCAGGTCAATGAATCGTGTGGAACAGAGAGAAAGACTGACGGAAATAATAGAAACGATTGAAAATAGTATCAGTGGATTAGAAAATATACGTGATGATTTTGATGAAATTGTCGTTGAATATGAAAACTTATACAATCGACTTGAACAAAGTGGCTATAGCGTTCTTGAAGAAGATGTTGATGATTTTTCAGGCAAACTATTAAAAACAATGATTGAGGACAATGCAGACATTAACCTGTTCGAAGATATGTTGGACACGTTTAAATCGGATTTAGATGATTACGCTGATGAATTATCGGACTCAAAACGTGAAAAAATTGATGAACGCTATGGAGATTGGGACGAAATAACAGATAAGATTTACAGTCTCCAAAACGATGAAGAACTTGGGTTCGATGAAGCTAATGACATGTTTCTTGAGATTGTTGAAATACTTAAACGATACAAAAAATAGGAAAAATTGGGTGGTGAGATAATGATTAAACTCATAATAAAGCAAGAAATTAAAGACATGATGAAACGTGCAGATAATTCAGATGTTGATTTTCTTGATTTATTCGGTAATTATCGAAGAAGGATAGTGTATGGTTCAAAGGTTGTTAGTGATGACGAATTTGACGAAATTTGCGAACAAGTCTTAAGAGAGGTTGAAGAAAAAATCTAGAAGCTGAATTGAAAGAATTCGTTTTTAAGGGTGACATTATGCTGAATAATTATAGGCTTGAATTTTGTTTTGACCACAATCCAAAAGAAACTAAATTTGCTTTAGTAAAAGCATACAATGAAAAAGAAGCTGAAAATAAGTTATTTGCAAAATTCAAGGATGTATTTATCATTTCAATAAAAAAGCAGTAAAACAATCATTTAACAGAAATGAGGGGAGGGCAGAGAAATGACACCAATAGAAATCTTATTAAAATCTAAAATGGCAGTTAACAGAACTGAAGCGATTAAAATAGTAAAAAATGGGCGATTCAGAGTAAATGGTATCGAATTTTCAAAACCATATGAAGACATAGATAAAGGACATTATATTATTACAGTAATAGACGAAAATAATAAAGCTATTATTGCTAGATGCTCTTTTTAATTTATTGATTATAATTAGGAAGTGATTTATGGAGTTTGTAAATATGAAAATTTAACCATCGAAGAAATTGGAGAGTTAATTAAGAAATACTCTTCAAAACCTCAACTTGTTTTGATTGTCAATAACGAAGTAATAGAAATAAAATAATCAACCATTTAAGGAGGTGTTCGACTTGTTTATTAAAGTTGAATTAAATATCGAAATTGATAACGATAAGTATCAACACGTTAAACCAATTGAAATAAGAAAGATTATCAAAGAAACTGCTAATAGTGGTCATGTTATTGATTATATAAAAGATAATGCTCATATAGAGTTGGAAGAATTAGAAGTGGAACGTTGGAAGAACAAATAAAAAATAGGAGAGATACTATAACATATTTGAAGTTAAAATAATCAATTTATTAGGTGTGGGGGGAGATAGAAACGTGTTTAGTGCAAAACGAGTAAATCGTGATATCATTAAGATGCATAAAGGTAAACCTCATATTGAAACCACAGTAACTTTTTTAACACCAATAGACAGAGATAGTGAACTATATCAAAATCTTGTATTTCATCCAAATACAATTTCAAAAGTTATGGAAGGACTTAACAATGATGTTGAGGAAATTATTGGAGAAAACTTCGAAGCAGATGTTCAGATGATACACAATGCTGTTGTAGATTTATATAGTAGCAAATAGAAGAATCGTTTCATTACATTTTTTAGTATTCATTCATTTGAAGAGGAGCGCTAATATGACTATATTTTTATTAAAACGTGACCATCATGAGGGTCAAACAATCTATGGTGTTTTTGAAAGTGAAGAATTGGCAGAAATACAAATTGAAAAACTGAAAGATTCCTTGCTATTTATTCCACGTAGTCATTACAAAATAAAGGAATTGACTTTGAATGAGTTGGTTGAAATTGAAGCATACGAATAAAACAATCATTTAACAGGCGAACTATAAAAAAAATAATAGAGGTGTTATTATGACGAATGACTGGAATGATAATGATATTGAAGATTTATTAATAACTATTAGGAGAATTGACCAAGATTTTTGGATGGAGGGAGAAAGGCATATACTCCCTGACCCTAACGCACCAAAAGATGCAAAAGAAGATTTCATAAATGTTCTTGAAGTTATTAACAGCGTTTATGAAGACGAGTTCCCCTTAGCAACTGAACGCTTTAAACAATTAACACAAGACCAAAAGGAATTGCTTCTTATATTAGTTAGCAAAGCAAGTGAAGAATGCGATTGTTCAAATTGTATAGAAGAAAGAGTACAAAGAGAAAACAGTCGAGAACAAGCAATGCTTCACCACCGTAAAATGACTGAAATTTCAAGGAATAAAACATATCAAGTATCTGAAGACATTTTTACAGGATTAATGGATTCGCAAAAAACTTTATCAGATATTATCGGAAGATTAGAATCAGCGATTGAACTTTTAGATGAAGATGACCCAAGACATGGATTTGCTATTAATATTCTAGAATCAATCTTCTAATTTAACGAATAAAGTTAAAAGGAGTGACATGTACCTATGAGAAAAATTACTGATTTAGCAGAAGTTAGAGATTTACTGTCTAAATATGAGTTTGAAATGTTTAACAGGGCAAACAGTCAAAAAGGTGAAATTACAACTCTAGATAAAAAAGATATTGATGATATTATAGGCGATATGTATTCTAGGTACGGTGGGGCTGTAATTCATGTCGATGATAATGATATGGTCATTATTAAATATCCAAGTGATGTATGCAGATTGGAAAGTCGTTCAATTATTAGAGAAAAAACTGATAAGCTATGAATTTTAAAGCCTATGCCTTAAAAGATTCTGATGGCAATTATTTAATATTTCAACAAATTGGAAATGAAATGATTGAAGTTTTTGGGGACACAGACGTTGACAATGCAAATACTTGGGACAACTTGACAGATGCTTTTAATCAAGCTAAAGATATGATTCAAGGAACAGGATATTGGCACTTTTATTATATTGATTGTGGCAAACCTGTAACTATTATTGAAATTACAAAGATTATTACGCATGAAAACAGGCTTGACTTGAAACCTTATTATTAGGGAGGGGTGCTGAAATGAGCATAAATGACGTAGAAAAACAATTGAAAGTGTTGGCAAGAGAGTTAGTGTGGATTAAGGACAAGTTAGATGATGAAAAATTACGTGATTGGGAAGAAGACGAAATCAGACAAGAATATAGCAGGACACTTAGAAAACTCTATGATTTAGGCTATTCTGAACATATGGTTACGAATTACATGGAAGAATATAGACATGTCAAGTTGGGCGAATATCAAAAGTGGTTAAACGGTGAATCAATTGGCTAGAGTGGGTAGACGAAGTTATCCTTTAAGGAAGATACTTTATTCGAAAACGTACAATAGGGGAGAACTATGTCTAGGTCTACATGATTATTTAGAATGTGGTCACGTTATTCCACAAGCACAAGATATTTATGGGTTCTACTATCCTAAAGAAAGAAGATGTCACAAATGCTCGAAAGGGAAAGAAAGAGATTTTGAATTAAAGAATTAAAATAACCCATTGCTAATGGGTTATTTTTGTGTTACAATGGTAATATAAAATAATAAATGGGTGATAAATAATGAATCTTGACAGATTTGATAAGATTAAATTAACAACTGATGATTTAACAAAACTTCTAAAATGGAGAGACAACAATAAGAACTTAGTAAGAAATTTTTATCCGTCCTTAACTGAAGGAGTTATCGAATACGGAAACAAGAACGCATATCAACAGTACTTTAAAGATAGCGGGCTATTTGTTGAAACTAAAGTATTCATAATGAAAAAGTTAGTTTTACATTATAAGTGGAACAAATTGACTAAAACTGTCAAGGTATTTCATTATTCACCTGTAGGGCATTTAAAGGACTATGGCAAGTCGAATGCAATTCAAGATGCAACTACAGTCCACGCTAGTATCATGGCTTATATAGAACACTACAAGGACGATACAGCACGTCTGAAGAAAAAGGTAATAGTAGATGGTCTGCCAAATACAAAGAAGAAAAAATCTAAGTCATCAAATAAGAATAAGGTTGTTAAGATTGGTAGAAGGAGTCATTATCAAGTATCTATCAGTAAGGAACAATCAGAAGAAAAAATTGAAATCGACAAGGAAAAAGAGAGAAAGAAATTTACAGGAACATGGGCGGTAAGAGGACATTGGAGAATCCTGAAAAATGGTAATAAAGTTTGGATAAAAAGTTATCAAAAAGGTGAAGGAGTGAGAAAAACAAAGGTGTATAAAATGTAAAAACAAAGCGAGTTATCAGAATCGAAATATGGTACTTTATACCAAAATCCATTGTTAATGAATCGAAAATGTGTTATAATATAATCAAACAGATAAAAGTTGATTTATTCATCTGCCTTTAGCAATTAAGTATTATAAGAAATGCAAAAAAATATCCCACTCCTTTTAATGCCTAATTAATAACATTGAAAAATGTTGTGAATTAAATTATAATTAAATTAAGTATTAGTACAATAAAAACTCAAATAAATAACATTGAGACAATAAAGGGTGCAATACAAAGGAGTGAAAAACATGACAAAAATTGATAGAGATAAAACAAGAAAAATCAATGCATTAGTAATCAGTGGAATTGACGAAATAAGGAGTAGAGTTGATGGGGAAAAAGAATTAAAAATATTGATGGAAAAGTATGGTCTACTCAGCGGAGAAGTACGTAAGATTATTTTGAGCCAAGATGTCGAGGAATTAAAATTATCTGTAAAATACATGTTAATTCATTCTGTATTTGAAATTACCAAAAGTGAAAAATATAATCTAGAGACATTCTACAATAATAAAATTAAATTAAAATTCCTTCACAGATACCCAAGCAATACACAAACACCATATGCAAGAATTCTTGAGAAAAGTTTGAAGTATGAAGACAAATATAATAAAGACTTATCTCTGTTTACCTTGTCTGAACTGGAAAATGTATTGTATGAATTAGAGCCACTAACAGAATCAGCTTCCCACGTTAATGGAAGAATCATTTCAACATACATTGATTGGTGCATCGACAATAGCGAGACAAGTGCTAAAAATAATGAATTAAAGACATTACCTATGGATTATTTTATAAGATTTGTTGACAAAGAGTTAGAGTTATACTTCACAAGAGCAACAATTGAAAAAATCAATTGGGACTGCAAAAATCCTCAAGACGCTGTTATTATCAAATTATTGTTCGAAGGGATTCAGGGAGAATCGTTATCTGAAATACGAAACATCAAGAAAGAACATGTCCGACAAGCAATAGACAATAACAATATTCTTATAGTATACAACGAAGATAATAGTAAGAGGAAGGTTAAGCTAACTCAGTCCACAATGGACTTATTAGAAAAAGCAATGATTCAAGAAGAATACGTTAAGAGAAATGGCGATATTCAAGATGAATCGGTTGGTTTACTTACGAACCTAGTTAGCAATGATTACGTAATCCGCACCTCTATTACTAGGACTGACGAGAAAAATAGACCTGTGGATAAAATGGTTATTTATAGAAAAATCAAAATGATTAATGAAGTACTAGGCTATCCGTATCTAACTGCTAAAAACATTGTTAGAAGTGGTATAATCTATGAAGCGAGTAGAAGAATAAAAAATGGAGTATTAACAAAAGAAGATTATTTAGAAATATGTGCCATATATAATATTGAAAATTGGTATCCTGTTAAAAAATATTGTAATCCAGAAATTATTAAGAAATTATACAAAGAGGAATGTACGTTCGTATAAAAAGAGGGGCGAAAACTATGGTATTGACAGATGCGAAATTAAACAGACAAAGATTTCAGAATTTAATTGGAAAAGAAGAGTGGACTGCAAAGGAATTCCATGAACGATGGACAACGAAGTATGGTTTTACTATTAAGTATAATAATTTTATGGAACTATTAAATAATAACGTTAGTTGGAAATTAGTTTATGGATTTGCTATTGCAGACATGTTAAGTGTGGATATAAATGATTTATTTGAATTTAATGCAGATGAAAATGGAAATGAATAAACGATATGGCAATATAATAAATAAGGGAAGTCTCTTGATATATGGTATCAGGGGACTTCCCTTATTTATGACACTTTGTTCCAATTAATATGCTTATTCGACTAAGTGTGATAAATGTTGTCAAACATTTTTTTTAAAAAATCGTCATTATGTCCCATGAAAGTCACTAAATCTACATACAAGTGATAAATAAAATTATAGACGTATAATGACAGGAAAGATATAATAAGAATATGAGCAGAGTATTTAAATTACACATATAAAAATATTTTTTGTATAATTGTTTACTATATTGAACAACTATTATTATATAGTAAACAAAAAGCAATATTAAAGAGAGAGATTATGGGGAGTTGTTGTCGGCATGGAATTAGTTTTAATCAATGGTTTTACAGTTAAGAACTTAACAAATGAAAACAAGGGCATTTTAAGTATTTTAATCGACCGTCTTGAGCAAGCTGATTCATTTATTTACAATTTTCTTTTAGATTCCTCTAATGAAAATTTGGCTGTAAGCGACTACAGGGTTCACAGATTAGAGCAGTATCCACAACAGTTCGATGAATTCACAGAAAAATATTCAAAGAACCAAGTGCAAGCACTAGAAGAATTGTTTTTACATCCAATAACCAAACAAGAGTTCTTGCTATTGACAAATAAAATTAAGAATGGTAAGATTTCACTTGAGAAATTATTTACTGAACACTTAAAATCCCCAAGAGCAAAAATGTTGCGACTTCTTTTGTGAAAGGGTTGCTTCACAAATGATAAATATAATATATATAGGAATATTGTCATCTTGTATAGCCGACCTGTATTAAAAAGACGGTTTTAGACAAGATTCGACAAAGCTTGACAAGTGATAAATAAAATGATATTATTAACTATGTGATAAAGGAGTTGAATATCTGTGAGAAGTCCACCTTCAAACAGTTAACTACCAAGCTACGCATCAAGACAAAATATTAATTATACATATCTCAAGGAGGAATTTAACAATGGCAAAAGAAAAAACACCATTAGTACAAACAAAAGGAACATGGAGAGCAGTTGGAATTGTAAACCGTATCAGTGAGGACAAGGCTTACACAGAAGGTGAGTTCGATAAGGGGAAGAATATTGGTAAGGAATGGAGAAGCTTACGTTTTTCAGTGAAGACGAATGAAACAAATGAGTTGTTTGTTGAATTATACGGAATGGAAAAAGACGCTTACATTTCTCAAGCACTAAAAAAAGAGGAGCGAGAAAAATTACGTAAACAGGGTAAGAAAACACCTACAAAGAAACTATCATTTGAAAATCGTGATGACATTCCTGAAGGGTGGAATCTTATTGGTATCAACGTTGGTAGATTTGAAGACGATGAAGCTGAAAAGAAAAAAATTGTTTATGAAACATTTGTTGAATATGATGCTGTAGATAGCATTTTCCAAACGTTTGATGATGGGGATAGTATTTCAGTAAGTGGTGATTTAACTCTTAGCGAATACGAAAATCAACAGGGTGAAAAAGTCAAACAAGCAAAATATCAAATTAAATACGCTTCAAAGTTAGTTAAGCAAGTTGATTTTGCTGATGAAAAGTTTGAAGAAACAGCTTCATTTGAACAAGAACTAATCTTTGTTGGTAGTGCGTATGATAAAAAGACTAAAAAACTTACTGTACTTGGTCGAACAATTTCTTACGATGGCACATTCTTTGACTATCCATTTGTCATTGATACAGAGGATGCCAAGCTAAAAACAGTTGCTACAGCGTTCAATAGCAAACTTAAATTTGGCGACTATGTGAAGGTAGTAGGATTATGTGTTAATAGAACTGAACAAGTTGAAACCGAAGAAGTAGAAGCACCAAAAGATTCTATCTTTGGGGATGGTGGTTATACTCCTAAAGGACAAGGTAAACGTGCTAATACAAAGCGTATAACAGAACTACAAATTACAGGTGTAGACCTTAAATCGTTTGTACAAAAACGCTATAAACTTGAAGACTTTATTGTTGAAGAGGATTTAGTAGATGAAGAAGACATGTCAGATAATCCTTTTGCTTCAGATGAATCGGATGATGATGATTCGTTACCCTTCAACTAAGTTTAACATAAGTGATAGATATAATTAACAATAGTAATACATATGTTTAACAAGTAGTAAATAAAATTTACGGATTTATGACTTTTGGGGAGATTCAATGGAACATTCTTCCCAAAAGTGATAAAATATAAGGGAGAAGTGATTTGATGTTATCAATGTTAGATAAAATTAAAACAAACAAAGTAGTAGCAGATTGGACTCTTTATAAATATTGTATTTCGGGTAAATAGGTCTGCCCCACAGTTGCGGTGACGCACTGTTGCAAATTCCTCTGAAAATCGTAAAACCCTAAGTCCTTATGGATATGGCAATGCGAACCGAAGTATGGCTTTAAAAGGCTATACAGGTGCAACGAATAGCTTTTGAAACTACAATATTAACTTTCCTCACATCTTAACTACTGAAAGGCGGTGAATAAAATGAGCGATTTTCTTTATAAGGATAGAAATTTCTTATATGAAGAATTAGTTGTGAAAGAAACTCCAACAATGGATGTTTGTAAAAAGGCGAATTGTCGTTATCAGACATTAGTTAAATGGTGCGAAAAACTCAATATTCCATTTAAGAGAAGAAAAGATAAGAATAGAGAAAAATACAGTGACGCTATTCGTAATCTGTATATCAATGAAAAAATGTCATGTTTTGAAATAGCTAAAAAACTAGGTGTTTCTATAAAACTTGTTAGTGACATTATGGTATATAATGGAATTGAAAAAAGAAGCCCTAGCGAAGCAAACATGGCAATGAGGGAAACAGGAAGACACACACAAAATAGACTTTACAATGTTAATGAAGACTATTTTAAAGAATGGTCTAGCGATATGGCATATATTTTAGGTCTGATAGCTTCCGATGGCACTATTACTAAGGGAAAGAAAAACTTTGGCATACTAAAAATCGGACTAAAAGATGATGAATATAACGTCGAATTGTTAGAAGAAATAAGAAGAAAACTATCTTACACAGGTAATTTAGAATATGGAAAAAGTGGGAAATTCAGTAATGTAAATTTAATAATCAGGTCTGTTAAATTTTGTCAAACCCTAATTGACTTAGGAATTGAAAACAGAAAATCCCTAATTATAGAGTTTCCGAATGTGCCAAAAGAATATGAGATGGATTTCGTTAGAGGTTACTTTGATGGTGATGGTAGTATTGGGATAACATATCCAACTAATAAGTTTGGAGTAAAGACGATTACACCACAACTAAGACTCAGAATTGTAAGTGGTTCTGAAAAAATACTTAAGAAAATTGTTGAAGTTATTCACTGTCAATCAGACAAAGAAATACCTATTAAGAAAGTCTCAAAACGAAAACAAAATCTGTATGAGATTGAGTATAGCACATTTCATTCAATTAAAATATATGAAATGATGTATAAAGAAGACTGTTTATCGTTAAGGAGAAAAAGAAATATATTTGAGGAATGTATTTCTTTAAGAAATATTTAATATGTGTAGAGTATAATAAAGCCACGAGAGAGGGACAACTTACTGTCGTGAGATAACTAAGTTGATGATTTATTCTGAACTAGGCAGGAATTGACCTGTCGTATCCTATATGTCCTGCGTGTAGGTATGAGGGAAACCTCTAGATGCTAGAGATAAAGAACTTTAGCGATAACAAGCATTTGCGACCAAAAGCAGGAAAAACATCTTTACTTTATAAACTAGTTAAGGAAAAGTATAATGGTGACTTATCTAAACTTCTTTTACTTGCTTTTGAAAAGGGATACAACGCTTTAAATGGTATTAATGCAGTAGATATTGAGGATTGGGATGGATTCGTTGATTTAGTCGATGAACTGGTCGAAAAGAAAGATGAAGTTCCATATAGAATCCTTGGCATGGATACAGTTGACATGGCACAAAAACTTTGTGAAAAATATGTCCTTAATCAATTATCTATTCAAGACACTAAAACATATAAAGTATTGCAAGATGTAGGTTATGGTAAAGCACACAATATGTTAGAGTCAGCATTTCTTGAGCAAGTAACAAAGTTAGACCAAGCGGGCTATCATTGGGTATTTATTACTCATGATAAAGAAAAAACCGTCAAACATAAGAATGGTCAAGAATATGATAAGACCACACTTTCACTTCAAGGAAAGATTCGTGATGTTGTCCTTAACATGGTTGACTTTATTGTATACATAGATATTGCTCAAGAAAAAGTTGGTAAGGAATATCAGGATGTACGCTACATTCATTTCAGAGGTGATTCCACACTGGAAGCAGGTTCACGATTTGCAAATGTTCCTGACAAGATTAAATACTCTCCTACTGAATTTATTAACGTGATTGAAGAAGCTATTCTTGCAGAGTACAATGGTGATTCTAAAGCTGTAGAAAAACAAAAACAAATTCAGTTTGAAGAACACGAAGAAAAATCAAACGAATACATAGAAAAACAAAAAAATTCTATTGATAAACTACATACGTCAGATGAACTAATTGAACACTTAAAGAATACAATTGGTAATTATTCTGACGATGAAACCAAGATGGCAGAGATTAAAACTGTTATCAAAAAACATAACAACAAAAAAGTTGATTATACAAAGATGACTGATGTCGATAGCTTAAAAGCTATTGCAGAATTTGTTGATAGCTTAAAGTAATAAATATAATTGAAAAAGAAAGGGGAAATTATGAGTAGATTTCTAAAGTGGGGCTTTGGTATCGCCATTGTCTTAGCAATAACTCATTTTCTCTTTTCACAATATAACAATGTGGTTGAGGATAAATCTTCAGCCACATTGCCCTATAGTGAAAAGGTGAAAATTGAGAGCATTGTCATTGTAGAACAGGATAAAAATGAAATATTACGTAGGAATTCAATTGTCAATGTATCCGTTGGAAGTGTTTTATGGTATGAAGAATACTCTCAATTAATTAAAGCAGGGGAATATGAACAACTAAAAAATACCAAGAAAAGAATAGAATACCTAAAATCAGTAAAAATAAAAAACGACAAACTGATACAAGAAAAGGCAGAAAAAGAAAGATTAAGAAGAAAAAAAGAGAGAATGAAGAAATTAACACAAATCCCCTCTAGGGGCGAAGCTACTCACATTGATTCAATTGTGTTTGAAGCTACAGCGTACACACCTTATTGTTATGGTTGTTCAGGAACAACGTCTACTGGATATAATGTCACTAACACCATTAGATATAAGGGCATGAGGATAATTGCAACAGATAGAAGAATAGTCCCATTGTATTCAATCGTTAAAATATCATATGACAATACCGAATTTTATGCAATCAGTATGGATGTTGGCGGTGGAATAAAAGGATATGAAATAGATTTGCTAGTCAACAATGAAAGAGAAGCAAACACATTCGGTAGAAGAAAAGTTATGGTGGAGATAATTAGATATGGACAAAGAAAATAACATTTTAATGTTTCAAGAACTGATAAAAAAAGATGGTCATGAATATTGTCTTCAAGTTGATAAAAACGAAGATGTGGGAACACCAACATATGTATTAACAATATTTGAGTTTAAAAGATTTTTATTTTTTAAGAGTAAAAAATCTCAGATACTTAGAACTGTAGCAGAATCGGAAAATGCAACCTTTTCTGCAATGGTTGATTTGGGAAAGCGTTATATTAATACATTTAATTAGGGTGGTAAAATATAATGGTAAATATAGTAACTGAAGGCTGTGATTGTGTAGGTAAAACTACATTTGCAAGTTTGTTGGCTGAAAAGACAGGCTACACAGTTGTAAAAGGAAGTAGTTTTGAAATTTCAGAGTTTGGTTCAGATGGAATGTTTGAACATATGATGGGATTGCTTGATAGGGAGAATGTTATTATTGACAGATTTTTCTATAGCAACCTTGTTTATGGTTTTTTATATAATTATCCAATGATGAACCAATTTCAATATGCGGAACTGTCAAAAAAGTTAAGTAAAAAAACATTGGTAATCTATCTAAATGCGCCACAAAATATTATTGCTGAGAGAATGGCAATGCGTGGAGATGATATGATTAAACTAGAAGATATTGGCAATATTTTAACTCAATATGAGAAGGCTATGAATGGGATATATATGCCAAGAATGATGTTTTCACTGGATACTTCAAATTCTGATTTCTCAATTGTATCGGCTATGATAAAAGAAATATTAGAGCAAGATTTGGTAAAGACCTACTTAAATTCATAACAATAATACTATATAAATTTAATGCAAGAATTATGTTATATTCTTGCATTTTTTCTTTGTAATCCATTGACACTTAACTGGCAATGGTGTAACATGTAATTATAGCAAGTGATAAATAAAATGAAACTTGGTGATGACAACAGTGAATGAAAATAATGAATTAATAGAATCTGACGAGCCAATGGAAGAAGTATTTTACAAAAAAGATGTTGTTATGATGTACATAATTTACTTTGAACTAATCAAAAAAGGATTTAAAAAAGAAGAGTTAATGACAAATGAAGAAGAAGATAGATTTTTAAAAGTAATAAAAAACAATAATATTGATACATTTTTTGAAGATTTTATTTTAACTGAACTATTCAATCAGCTACTAGTGAAGTCAGGTGTAAGATTTGGTGTGACAGCCGAATTTGTCAACTAATATAATTGATAAACTAAAAGGTGGAATTAAAAATGACAATAACAGCTTGGGTATTATTAGTATGTTTTGGATTGTTTGCATTTCAAGGGTTGGTAAAATTCTTTTTTGGCGGTAGCTTGAACAAGTTTCATGCAATAATGTGGTTTATTGCTATTATAATCAGTTCTATTTCTGCGGGAATCATTTGGGGAGGATTATTCCAGTAATGGCTAGATTCAAAGATAAGTATGAAGCCTTGAACTACTTGAATGAAAAATATGAAGTCTATTATTGCGAAATTGCCGAACATGAAGATGCAAGAATGTTTTGGAGACTTTTTTGTTGTTTGTGGGAAATGAACAAGGTAGAAGAAGAAGATATAGACTTGGGCGAAGATGCAATGGATATGTTTTAACAAAGGAGTGATTGGTAGAATGGCATATATGGATTCTATTTGTAAAATGAATAAAGAAAAAATGCTAATTTATATATCTAATAAATATGCAGAATGTTATCGAAATGGAGAAAAAGATAAGACTAAAGCGTATTTGGATATGTATGAGAGAATTAACAATTGTGAATATGATATTGAAGAACAAGGGTAAAACTACCATAAAAGTGAAAAGGATATGTTTTAACAAAGGAGAAAATAAACATGATTATAAATCCTAGAAACATGATTAGAAAAGAGAAATACACAATTGAAGAAGTTTTGTCAAAAGCCAAACTATTTATTGATATGAAAAAGACTGACCCAAGACAAAGAGTTGAATTTGATGGAGATTTAATGAAAATGGCTTCAGATAGGTATAAGTGTTTTATCCTTAGTGGAACGAAGTGTGTAAGCTGTGGAATTGAAGGTCAATACTTCTTCAAAGAAAGAGACTCAAAAGGCACAAACAAAACGGATATATATCACTTTAACCTGTATGCAGTTGATGGAGAAGGCAATGAGGTTCTTATGACAAAAGACCACATCATTCCAGTTAGTAAAGGCGGGAAAAATGAATTGGCGAATTACCAAACCATGTGTAGTCATTGCAATGAAGATAAAGATGATAACATTTATGAGGATTTATCACTGAAAACAGTGACTTTGTATACTGATATTTTTGGGATTGAATTAAATCAAGAAAGACAATCTTTTGTTGGGAGTTTTGATAATCGTGGTCAGGGCTTTAGGATAACATTGCTTAAAAAATATATTAATGAACTACCTTATCTTGTAGAAGTTAGTGAAAATGCTTTACTCTTAAGTGTTGAAAAATGTGATGAAGAAGTAGAAGCAGATGAATGGGATTTAATGTTCAGAAGAATTCTGCAAGAATTGTAAGCGAACAATAAGGAGATGCAACTAAAATGTTGGATTTAACAAAAGTAAAAGAAGGTGGTCGAATTGAATACATCGGAGATTCTTGGGCTTATGGAGGTAGCTACAGTGTAGTAAGCGCTGAATCAACATATAAGAATCCTGATGATTGTCCTGACAATGAAAAAGGAAAAATGATGATTATTGAATTTATGAATGACGACACTCCAATGTTTTTTACCCTAGACAGACTAGAACTTGAAGAGTGGAGAACTTGTAAAGTTGACTAAAAATTGTTCGAAAGGATTATTAGAAATGAAAATAATCAATGTAGATAATTATAACAGAGATACAGTTGATGATGTCTTAGTTTGTGAAAATGTTAAAAAGTACTACGGTGAGATTATTGTTAATGCTTTAAACAATACTCTTTCAGGCGAACATAGTGAATCTTATTTTAGGTTAGTTTCAGACGATTATGTTCTATATAAATATGAGTGGTAACAATACAACTGATAACTATAGCAATTAGGGAGGGTTAACGAAGATGAACAATGGTGTTTGTATGAAGGATACCAAAACAGGTGAGGTCACACAAATATACGACAATATTTCCTTTGGCGAAGCCTTTTCCAAGGTATCTAAACTAAGAGGAAAAAATGACGGTAATTGGTATTGGATAGGAAAGGCAACCAATCATTTGTTAATGTGTTAATTCGTCTTACGAACCATTAGACGCATATAACGAAGGAGGGATTTAGGTGATTAAAAGGATATTTAATTTTGATAAGAAAGATTGGAAACATGTTGGATTCCTCTTCTTTAATATGATTAAACAGTTTTTTAAAGGTGATTTGCACGAATCAAAGGAAGCTTGTTATTGGCTAAAATTTCATTTAACCTATGATTCAAAACGAGTGGGTTAATTCGCAATTCGATGATATAAGTCATTAACGATGGAAATTGCTCAACAAGAAAGGGAAATAAAAATGAAAATGGTAAAAATGAAAATGACAAAATTAAGTGATTTACAATACGATTTCAATCGTATTGTTGACCATAAGGACGAAAGAGTGATTCTATGAACCATATTGAAGGTTACGCAGATTTTTTAGTTGAAATGGTACGAGAACAGTTGGGCTATGATTCAAACGACAATAGCCATGATGATGAAGTATTAAAAAAACTACAAGCAGGAGAAAAATTATCTAAGTCAAAGCACTTAAAAGGCTAGTTGTCTAAAAGCTGTAAAATGAAGGAGGAAAGAAAATGGATGATAAAACATTTGAATCAATAGTGCAAAAACTAGCTGATTTAGACGTTCAGTATCTAAATCTACATCGTGAATGGCGAAAAGAAAAAGCACTAAGAGAACGTTATGAACAAGGGTTAGGTAAAATTACTCATTCTTTATATCCATTGTCTATTGATGACGCTGTAGACATAGCAATACAAACATTGCAGGGAGAGTAGGCATAACAAAATGAGTATAGACGATGTAATAAATGATTTGCAAGAAATAAGAAAGCGTTATGGAAATTTAGATGTAGTTGGTTCAGATGAATACGATATTGGTTTTGTAGAAGTTAAGAAATTTATTAAAACATGCAGTGATTATAATGACATTATTAGTAGACATACTGAAGACTTGGATGAAAATTATTTAGAGAAAACATATATTGAAGATAAAGATTATAATCAATATTTTATCTCTAAAGGATTGTGCGTAAAAGTCTTTTGATTACAATGGTTAAATTATGATTAAACAAAGGAGGGAGGGGTCTAAGTGGGTGTAATTGATAATATGTATGAAAAAGAATATCAGGAATTAGTAGAAAAATTTGGGTTACATGAAACATTGGCTGAGGATTTATTAGCGAGCAGGAACGCACAAGAAATTGAAACAGTTATGATTTTTCTTAGAAGGTATGGTCGTTTTATCAAGATTAAGTAAAAAACACTGTAAATATCACGTTGAAAAAAGGGTGTGTAAAAATGATAAAAGTTAAAGGTGAACTCAGATTACGAGCCAACTTTGAAGTTGATTTAGACATGACAGAAGAAGAGTTTGATGCTTTATCAAGATGGAAACAAGAGGACGTAATCAGCGGTGAAATTGATTGGAGAAACTGGTTAGACAATTCAGACGTTGTTGATTTAGATGTTGATGAAATTGAGTAGCCAAACGACACAATACGAACCTATGAGCCATTAACGACAACAATTGTGTCTCAAATATCATGACCATACAGGGAGGTGCTATTCGTGAAAAGAAGATTAATTCATTCAATCCTTTCATTCTTTACCACTTCGGAATTATCAGAACAACTTGAAATGAGAAAAAGCCTTAAGAAGTAAAACACCATACGAATGAATAAAGTTTCTACCTAATAAGTATCTGTAGGGAGGTAAAATATAATGGAAAATCAAACTCATTTAAATGCAGTTGGAGAAATTACAGAAATGCTTTATTATGCTATGCATACAGAAGAAGAAGAATCTTTAACCGAAAAATAATTTAATAAAACAATAAAAAATTAGAGGTATTTGCATGAAAAGATGTACAATGTGCGAATGTGAAAAAGATGAAGATAATTTTTACTATGATTCAGCTACAGACAGGTTAACAAGCATGTGTAAGCCCTGCGTGATTAAATACAATTCAACTAAAAGGAAGTTTAAAAGGATTGGCAGAGTATTTAGTCGAGAAGAATTCAAACGTAAGAAAATGTACATTTGACTATAAGGTCAATAAAAGGAGTGATAATTGTGGAAAAAATATCTGAATTTAAGGTTCTTGAATTTAAATATGATTCTAAAGAAGAAAGAGAAGACCACATTAAATTGATGGAATCATACGGATTTGAATGTACAGGTCAAGTTAAAAAATCAGATGACTCTCTTTTTGTTGGAAATCGTGTATATTACTGGTATGGAAAGTTTATTAAAAACTTTTAACAAACCACATATTTAGAATAATTGTTCCCTAAAACAATTGCACTACTAGCCTTCACCTTACTTCTTGGTATTAAATATTTATTGCCATCACCATCAACAACGAATAAATAGTCTGATTGATTGTTTGTAAAAAGTTTAGCAGTTGTTTTTAAGGCAACCTTGTATTTACCTCTTTCTATACAAGTTGTAGTCTTAACTTGAATTTTAGTTGGTTTGCTATCTCCAAAGTCTACGATTAAATCATAATCCTGAATATCGTTTAAAGGTATGCTAACTATACAGCCATTTAAAGTGAAGTATGATATAGCGATACCTAAACCGATATTGCCTTGTAATAACTTATTATTATTTGAAATCATATAATTCACTCCCCATAATATTATTATAACAGATTTTTACAATTAGTAAACATATTTGGAATATTCTGAATCCTTTACTAGACTCATATCCACGTATTGTATTATATAACGAACATAGGAGGAAAACCATGTCGAATAAAGCATATTATGACGAAAAGTTGTCAGAAATACCAAAAGATTTCTTAGAAGAATGTGTTAAATTAATTCAAAAGGAATTTGAACAAGAAGAAATAGATGAAATCAAAAATGCGTATGAGCAAGATGGAGAGATAGAATGGGCAATCCCATATCATCATGGTTGGGGAACAAACGTTAGAAACCTACTTAGACAAGAAGGGTGTCTAGATTACAAGTTGCCTGATAAAAATTGGGATGATTACTATATTCAAGTAATCGAATTAGCTTTAGGGTTGAGGAGTTCTACTGAAAAATAACCTAACAGGGAGAGAAAAATAACGATGACAGAACATATATTGAAAGTGCCTATTGGTGATTGGTCATGTGATGGTCACAATCAAAGCAGTGACTACTATATTATTTCAAACTATCCAGTTGAAGATTTACAGCAAGCATACAAGGACACATGTAAAAAGATTGGATTGCAATTAAATCATAATGAAAACTATACTGGATTACCTGAATGCAACGGATATGGTAGTTGGCGACAAATAGCAACAGAATATCAAGATTCAGAAATTGAAGAGGAAGCATTAGAAATACTTATTGAACATGGTTGTACAATGTATGGTAAAAAGCTAACTAAAGGTAATGATTATCTAAGCGGAGGAGATATGTTTGAATTATTTATGTGGTTTATCTCCTACAGTATGCCCAAAAACTTTGAATATAGAGTGTTGGAAGCACAGGCTATAAATGGATATTGGGGAAACCTAAACGTACAGATTGGATATGGTTGTTTTTATTAAAAAACTTAAACATGAAGGGTGATAATTATAATGAACAAATTACTAAAGGATTGGACACTATTCGAAAAGATGTGGCTATTAACATTCACAGGAGTAAACATATATCTCTTTATTGCACTCCATGATTCATTAATTGGACTTGTAAGTTCAATAACAGGTATGCTTTGCGTTCTGCTTGTTGCAAAAGGCAAAATATCAAACTACTACTTTGGTATTGTTCAAACAGTCACCTACACGTATATCTCCTACACATATGGATTATACGGAGAGTCAATGCTAAATGGCTTATTCTATCTTCCAATTCAATTTATTGGTATCTATATGTGGAGCAAGCATAAGACAGATAACAGTGTTAAAGGTGAAGATGTTATAGTTAATCGTTTAACAAATAAAGGTTGGGTGTACTTAATTACAATAATGGTGGTCACTTCCAGTATTTATGCTTATATTCTAAATGCAATTGGTGGGCAACAGGTTAGATTGGATTCAATAGCGGTAGTGTTATCTATCATTGCACAATTTTTAATGTTAAAACGATTTGCAGAACAGTGGGTTTTGTGGATTGTAGTAAATGTATTATCGGTTACAATGTGGTTCATTGTATTGGCTTCAAAAGGCGGGAACGATTACGCAATGTTAGTGATGTGGTCAGCATTTTTGGTCAACTCGGTATTTGGGTTCATCAATTGGCTGAAACTATCAAAGGAACAAGGTGAGAGATAATGACAGTTGGTAAAGTTGGTTTTTATGGAGGTAAATTCAGCCCTATCCACAATGGACATGTTTACGCAATGATTAAGGCAAGTACAATGGTGGACGAATTACACATTATAGTTTCATATGATGATGAATTTGAGAAAAATGTATTATTTAAAAATACAAAAATGGAGCATGTGCCTTTCAATATTCGACTACGATGGTGGAAACAGATAACAAAGGATATGTCCCATGTCCACGTTCATGCAATAGAGGAGAAACAAACAGGACAGTTCTCGGATTGGGAAAAAGGGGCAGATGGTATTAAAAAAGCTATTGGCAAACATATTGATGTAGTATTCAGTTCAGAACATGAATATGGTGAGTTCTTTAGTAAACTGTATCCGACAGCACAACATGTTGTTGTTGATGCTAAACGAGAAAATTATAATATATCAGCCACTGAACTAAGAACTGAGGGAGCGATGAAACATTGGGACATGCTACCTGAAATTGTTAGACCATACTTTGCTAAGAAGGTAGTAATTGTAGGGACGGAAAGTTGCGGAAAGTCAACTCTAGTTAAAAATTTAGCAAGTCTATATAACACAACTTTTGTAGAAGAATTTGGCAGAACCTTCTATGAACGACTTGGTGGATGTGACGATATAACATTGCCATCTGATTATCCTGAAATAGCTTTCGAACATAAATACCATGAAAAAGTGCAATTACAAAAGGCGAATAAAGTTCTTTTTATTGACACAGAAGCAATAGTCACTCAATACTATTCTTTGCTATACTTGAAGAAGTGGAATCCTATTTTAGAAGCAATCGCTCATATGCAAGAATATGATTTATGGTTGTTCCTAGAACCTGATGTAAAGTGGGTGGATGATGGAACTAGAGTTCATGGGGAACAAGGTATACGTGAATCTAACAATGAATATCTAAAAGGATTGTTAAAAGAATTTTATGTTAATTATGTCAGTATTTCAGGCAATTATCAAGAAAGACTTGAAACAGCAGTTGAGCATGTGAATAATCTGATTGGAGGTAACTAATACAATGAATAAAGAAGAAACTGCAAAGAAACTTGAAGAAGCAAAAAAGCTTCCTGTTGCAACAGTCGAGGACTTAATAAGAATTCCAAAAGGAATATCAGAAGATTTGTTAAATGAATATCTAAAAGCTTTTGTAAAACCATCTAAAACATGTTGGTTGTGTGATGAATCTCTATATATTCAATGGGGAATAGCACATGGTGTAGCGAATTGTGTTGAGTGTGGCATAGATGTTAGAGTATACCATTTTGTTAAGAATGAAGATGGTGAAGAAATTAGATTTGAACAATCATTACAATATCATCCAAATAATTATAGTGTATAATAAGTGATAAATATAATAAACTAAACAGTAAAAGGGGAACATTAAAATGAGCATGATTACTAGAGTAGATAAGGAAAATAAATTTGTATCTATGTTTAATACTGAGACAGGATTCTATGTAAGAACAGGAATCATTGACAACGGTAAGGATACAGGGATTGACCCATTTATGGCATCGTACCCTGAATTAATTGACGTTGGCATTATGGGAAGCTGTATACATGGTAAATCAGGTCTATGTGTTAAAGCAGGAGTAGAATGCTATCAAAACGGATTAGGAAAAACAGAACCAAATATGTCCTTAGAAACTTTCAAAAAAATTGTTGACCAATCAAAAGGTAATTCATTTCAGTTTGCTTTAGGGGGCAGAGGAGATGTCAACAAGCATGAGTCGTTTGCTGAAATTATGAGTTATTGTAGAGAAAATGGGATTGCACCCAACTACACGACTAGTGGGCTTGGACTAACTAAGAAGGAAGTAGAGATTACAAAAGAATTTGCGGGTTCTGTGGCAGTCAGCTTCTATCGTCAATCTCACACTTATAGAGCATTACAAATGTTTATTGATGCAGGAATCTCAACCAATATTCATTATGTTCTTGGCAACAATAGTATTGATGAAGCTATCGAGAGATTAAAAAACAATGATTTCCCTAAAGGAATTAATGCGGTTGTTTTCTTATTGCATAAACCTGTTGGATTAGGTAGTGAAGCAAATGTATTAAAAGTTGATGACCCAAAGGTTGCAGAATTTTATAGCATCATTGACCAAATGAATTTTGACTTTCAAATTGGGTTTGATAGTTGCAATATGGCAGGATTAGTCAATTTTAATAAGAATATCAATATGGATAGTACAGATGCTTGCGAAGCAAGTAGGTACAGTTGTTATATTACACCTGACAATAAATTGCTACCATGTTCATTTGACAACCAAAAAGAAAGATGGGCAATAGATTTAAATACTCATTCTATTGAGGAAGGTTGGAATAGTGATTTATTTAATCAATTCCGCAATCATTTAAGATATAGCTGTGGAGGTTGCAAACAAAGGGAATTATGCATGGGTGGATGTCCTGTAGTGAACCAAATAACATTGTGCAATAGAGAAGAGAAAAATATTTTTAATGTCTAAGGAGTGCTAAATATAATGAAAATAGGAAAACAAGCAAAAGTAATTGATTACGAAGAAGCAGGGGCGCATGATTTTGTAATAGGTGAGATTGTGACATGTGTAGGTCTTTCAGAATGGAATGATACTTGGTACAGATTCATAGACAAGAATGACCATATTCAAGACCTAGTTGAATTAGAATTTGAATGGATTGAATCTGAATAATATGTGGAAGTTTGCAGACAAACACCCCTTTGCATTCACTCTCATATTGATAGTTTTCTTATCTGCTCTTGACAGTATTATGGAGAGCATCTGTAAGTTATTTTTATAAAAGGAGAAGTGATAAAATGTTTGATATTGATTTTTGGTTGACACGACTTGTGTCTTTAACTTGGTGGCAAATGATTCTATGGATTGTTTACGCAATATATTTCCTATTACGTGCTTATGATGTTTGGGATGAAGTAACAGAATATGGCTTTAAAAAAGGATATAAACATATTTTAATTGGACAGTATAAAAAGGATTTAAGACTATATCATGTTATTAGAATGATATTCGATATTCCACCAATGATTATTGGTATTACATTTCCAACATTTAAAAAATTATTTTCATTAAAATTATACACTTTTAAAGATGAAAAGAAAAAGACAGGAGAGCCAACAAAATGAAACTAATTGAAACGATTCAGAATGATATGAAACAAGCCATGCGTAATAAAGAAAAAGATAAGTTGTCCACTCTTAGAATGCTAATTGCGACTATCGAAAAAAAGAAAGTTGAAAAAAAGTTAACATTAATGACTGAGTTGACTGAATCAGACATTATTGATGCAATTAGCAAAAACCTTAAAACAATTAATCAAGAAGTAGAGTCATTGGTCAATGCGGGGCGTGATACTTCAAAACAAGTTGCAGAAAAAGAGTTATTATTAACATATTTGCCAAAACAAATGTCTGCAACAGAAGTGTTAGAAGTAATTGCACATGTAATCAGTTTAGCCGAAAATGGTGAAATTGATAATATCATGAAGTACCTGTCTCAGAGATTAAAAGGTAAGGTAGATATGAAGCAAGTTTCACAGCTAGTAAAAGATGCAATGACAAAATAAGGGAGGTATATGCATTTTGAAAATACGTAAAAGTTTTGTGACGAACTCAAGTTCTAGTAGTTTTGTAATTGTTGGGGTAAGTAATGACAATACTATTGAGGAATTATTGAAAGCAGAAAAAATTGACAAACCTAGATGTAGTTATGGTATTAGTGATGGCAAAGTAGTAAACTTCTATGGCGATTACGATTATGTAAGTTATGCGGGCATTGATATTGAGGAATTAATGGAAACTATGACACTCCCACAGATGAAAGAACAATTTGTCAATCAAGTAAAAGAAAAACTCAATGTAGATATACCTACTTATTTAGTTAAACTTTATTATGGTGAAGTAGGAGAATAAAAAACTATTAGGAGTGATATTAATGATATTAGAAATGAAAAATGGTGGAATCAACGAAATATACACTGATACACATTCATATGGCGGTTGCTCAACCTGTGATTATGGTAGTTCATACATTAATGAAATTACTTTTGAATTGACAACAGGAAATATTAACATTGAAGTAAATGAAATGTATGAATATGCTCTATCCGATGGTTACATGATGAAGCTTATGCTTAACAACGTCAATGAAATTAAAGAATTTACTGAGGATGAATTCTTTAATTGGTTGAAAAATGAATTAGATGAAGAAGTTGGTAGTTCATTGACAAAATTTGCATTCAAGAAATTGAGGTAATTTACTTTGAAGATAAGAAATGGCTTTGTAACAAATTCAAGCAGTTCTAGTTTTATTATTAGTAGAAAATTCATTTCACCATTTCAACTAGAGTTAATTATGGGACATGAAGACAGAGCATGGGAGTTTGGTGAGCCTTGCCATGAATATGATGGTTGGTCTATTCGTGATGATGGAGAGCATCTTGATTTCTATACAAGTATGGACAACTTTGATATGGTTGAATATCTTGAAAAAATTGGTGTTAATACAAATTTAATAGATTGGAAGTGGCGAGATTGAAGATACGGAAAGGATTTGTAACAAACAGTTCTAGCAGTAGCTTTGTTATTGGATTTAAAAGTGAGGGATTAAGAGAAACTGAAGAAGCAATGGAGAGTGTTCCTGTAATCTTTAAATCATCTTACCTTATGGTTAAACAACTCTTTGATTTTGATAATGCAATTACAACAGAGGAAGAATTAGATGGACATTTTATTTACCAATACGGTTGGAGTCAAGCACGTACTATTAAAGACATTTTAAAAGACGATGATTACTTGACTGATAAATATAATAAAATGATGGAATACATTAATGATGGTTATGGTATTGTAGATATTAGTGTGGATTACAATGATGAAACTTTATCAGGGTTGTTGAGAAGTTTACCAAAAAAAGATTCAGAGATTATTCTCATTAGAGAAGAATATTAATATAGGGGAGTGTAAGATATAATGAAAGTACGTAAATCATTTGTAACAAACAGTAGTTCAAGTAGTTTTATTTGTGATAGTTGTGGTCATGACGAAAGTGGTTGGGATATGTGTTTAAGTGAAGCAAATATGGTTGAATGCGAGAATGGACACACCATTTGCGAAGACCATATGGAGAGCTACGATGAAAGAGCAGTGGTTATAGAACTAGTCAAAGCAAACATTGAAAGATACAAAGAATATGTAGAATCTTATGATGCCAAGCGTGGCGACAACTACTATGCTGACATGGTAAAAGAATACGAGAAAGATTTAGCAGATTACCTTGACGATTCCAAGGAAGATGATTTCGATTGGGGAGACTTATTGAACGATTATGAGTTTAGATACAGTGTTCCTGAATCACTTTGCCCAATTTGTAACTTCAGTGATTTAACAGATAGTGACGCAACAGCTTACATGTTACATAAGTATGGTGTTGATATTGCTACACTGAAGAAAGAAATTAAAGATAATTTTGGAAGCTATGGTGAATTTAAAAAAGAATTGAAAAAGTAGAAAGGTGATTAACATGAGTGAAATTAAAGGATTGACAGGTTGGTTAGACCCTGAAGGAATATTTCATCCATGTGATTACGGTGAACACAGCATTTTTGCACAAGAAGTCATTGATGACTATCCATATAGCGCTTATGACAGGCTTAGGTATGAAAAATTTTTCATACCTATGGGTAGCCTTTGGGATGAAAGTCGTTCATATGTATTCATAAATATTGACGAAAAAATAATTGAACCAATTATTACTGAAGAACAGAGGAAATGGTTTGTTGAAAATTTTAACAAACTTGATTTGGGGCAGAAAGAAATGGTTAGTGATTGGTTAGATTTTGATGGCAAGTGAAATTATTCCAAATATTGATTTGCAGACAAGCAAATAAAGTACGTCTTCAGAAGAAATTGTAAAGGAGATTTATAAACTATGAAAAAATTTACAATATTAACAATGATTTTACTACTTCTGTTAACCGCATGTGGAAGAGTGCAAAAGACAGTGGTAAATACTCCTACAAGTAATAATTCTAATCAGCATAAGATAGAAGATTGTGATAAAGAAGATTTACTCGAAGGTGACGAAGATTGTTATGGTATTGACCTAAAAAAGAATAAGCATGGAAAAAAATCAGCATTTTCTAAAAGCAAATCCAAGTCAATCAATATTAGAAAAAATAAATCTAAACCCAAATCTTTCATTAAAAGTAAGTCAAGTTTTTCTAAGTCTAAATTTAGAAACAGTTCGTCAAGAAAAAGAAGATAGTTAGGGGTGGTGGTAATTATGTCAAATGCGACAGTATATATGCTTTGTGGGATGCCATCGTCAGGGAAGTCTTCATGGGCTATTGAGAATGCCAGTGTATTAAATGCTGAAATTCTTTCTTCTGATAGTTTAAGAGAGACTTTGTTTGGAGATGTATCAAGACAGGATAAGAATACTGAAATTTTTCAATACATGTACAATCAGGCAAAGGTTTTATTAAATTCAGGAAAAAATGTCATTATTGATGCAACTAATATCAGCAGAAAGAAGCGAGTTCATTTTAACAATGAGTTCTTTAAATATAATAGAAATATAATTTATTTTAATACGTCACATTCAGCATGTATAATGAGGGATTTGCATAGAAATAGAACAGTTGGTAAGGACATTATACTGAAAATGTTTAAAAACCTACAAATTCCAACATATTCTGAAGGTTGGGACAATATTGAGATAAAGTATGATAAATATATGACACCATTTACTACTAAGGATAATTTTGAAAAATGGTTGCTAAATGATTGGTCATATGAAGAAATGTTCAATTTTCCAAGAGGGCTTTGTCAGTTTTCTGACTTTTCAAACATATTTGAACTCCCACAGGACAATCCTCACCATACATTTAGTGTTAGTAGACATATTTACCATGTTTATAAATATGTTTATGACAACTACAATAAAGATAAAATAACTCATGCTAAAGACTTTCTTAAAATGCTTTGGGTGGCTGTATTTCACGATGTAGGGAAGGGACATACAAAGACATTCACCAACATTAATGGAGAGCCTAAGCGCACTGCTAGTTACTATGGACATGAGAATGTAAGCGGACAAATAGCCTGTTCTATACTTAACGTTTTGGGATACGATGACGATTTCATTCTAGAGGTTGTGGAGTTAGTTCAGCTTCATATGAGACTAACACAAGCCGAAACAGAAAAGAGTGTCAATAAACTAAAAAATTCAGTAAGTCAAGACACATTTGAGAACCTAGAGTTTTTATTTTTAGCCGATACAAGTGCTAAATAAAATAAATATAAATAGTTGACATTTTAACGAGTGTCAAATATAATAGAATTACAAGGTGATAGAATATGAAAAGAAACGAACATGAAGAATTCAAAACGCTTTTAGAAAAATGGTCAAATACAGAACTGACTAAAAGTGAATTACAAGATTTAGAAAAAAGTGTAAAAAAGTTATTGGGTGTAGTAAAAATGAATTTAATGCTTTCAATGAAGACAACTGTGTAATACATAATAGCAATAACAATACAATTCAGGGAGATGTTTAATTAGTGAAAAAAGCAATTTTTAACTCATGGGAAGAAGCATACAAAAATCAATTAGAGTCTAGGACAGATTCTACAGACCCATTATTCATGTTCCAATATCATTTATACTCAGGTATAAACGCAATTGACAATGTTGTAGCAACCACAGGAGAAGACATTGTTTGGCTTGTTGTTATCGAGGAAGAAGACGAACAATACACTCAGTATGGTGTAGGCAGTGACCAATATTGGTACTCAATCTCATTCGATGGATATGATGATGAATTAAAGAAAATTGAAGGCTCATTAAAGAAATATAGCTATCTGCCTGACCTTATTGACGTAGATAAGAGGGCAAAAATTGTTTACGAACTTATTGAAGAAATCTTTACTGTGTACAAATTCTTAACAACAGGAGTCATTTTAAAAACTGACACCGTTAATGAAGCCTACTTGAGAAATGCAGAGCAAATGATTATTTTCTCTAAAGTTCAGTTGGAAAAACTAAACATGTCTGAAGATGATTTTGAAGATGATTTTGAAGATGAAGATGATTTTGAAGATGATTTTGAAGATGATTTTGAAGATGAAGATGAAGATGAAGATGAAGATGAAGATGAAGATGAGTGCTGTGATAGATGCTGTGAATCATGTTGTGAAGAAATGCTTGTCACAACTGAAGACCTTGATGAACTAGAAAAACTTGAAGAACTTTGCGAATGCATTTTTGAACATTCTCCATACATTAGCGAAGAAGAAGGTCAAGAGGTGTTAGAAGAAAAACAAACATACAAATTTACATTTGTTGTTGATGAAGATGAAGACAAGGAAGATGTTATTTTAGAATTGACACCAACTGAAGCGAAGGCACAATTTATTGAACTTATTCATGATGGTTGTACATTTGTAGAGTTGTCAGAAGTCAAACAGGTATTTATGACTCTTTAAAAATATACTAGGGGCTTTGTCCCCTAGTGTTAAATATAATCATACAAATCAATAAGGATGTGAAGAGTATGGAAGTCGAATTTAAGATTGGCGAAACTTATTACACTGAATTTAACCTCCTTTATCAAGATACTCCATTCGATTGGGAATGGAAGTGTGTCGATATTGAAAATGATGTACCTATCCTTACAAGAGTAAAACCATATGGTGGCGATAAATATAGATTAACAGAGTTAAGCAACCTGAGATTTAAGACAAAAGATGAAGTGTTGAGTAGGTGGGGAGAAGAAAAGGTCAGAGTTAGCCAAATCCTAAAAGACGAAGATGGAATTATTGATTTTATGATTGAGAAACTTGAAGATTTGTCCTATTATAACGAGTATGGATATTCTTTTACCACAATTGAGAGAGAAGAGTTTAAAAAGAAACTTTTAGAAACATTTAAAAAAGAAATTAACATTTAAATTTAAGTAGGTGGTGAAATCAGTGATTTTGGAACTTGAGGATTTAGCAGGATTCCTTTTGTTTAGCTCTATCAAAAATAAACAACAGCTAGATGAAAAGATTAATGGTCAATGGATGTACCGTAAAAACAAAGACATTAGAGATGTAAACAAGGCGATAGAAAAAGGTCTTAAACTTGGTAGTGGCAAAACAGAGAGAGAGTTAGAGTGTGTTGCCCTATATTTAAAAGATGTCTTCAAGAAAGATAAAAAGGGAGAGAAAAACAATGGAATTCATTAAGAACTTAAAAGAAACAAATGACAGTAAAGCTGTTGGTAAAATTATGCCATTCGATGAAGATTTAACGTATAGAAAGTTTATAGGTTTTCAATTTGGCAATATTTGGTTAAGTATCCAAGCTAGTTATGGTCACTATTGCACTCCTAGAAAAACACTTAAAGATATAAATGAATATACAGCAATGGAATTTGCCTTAATGAATAAAGAGGGATTTATTTCTGTGAGTGATGCCTTACCTAATTTTACTAGATTAAAAGAAATTGAAGAATATGAAGATACTGTTTACGGTTATGTTCCAGTTGAATTGATTGAAGAACTGTATCAAGAATTATCTGCAACATTTGGAAAGGCAGAGTGAAATACTATGAAGCTTTTTACCTGTGGTGATGGGGTAGAACTTGCAATTGAATATGGAGATTCGTTTGGTGCATGGGATGAAAAAGATATGGCTAAATACCATGTACCTAGTAGTGGATTATTTTCATTTGAGGTTGAGAAGGAAGACTTGCTAGGCGAGAAGGAAGTTGAGAGCGACCATTATCCCTATAACGTAAGAGCAAATGCTGTTATCAAGTTTACAAGGGAGTATAGATAATAACATGATAATACCAATTTCATCAGGATTTGAAGATAGAGTGCCATCTATCAGAATAAGGGATGGACTACAGGTTGCTTTTAATAAACAGTTCTTTTTAGATAAATTTATCAATGACAATGATGCAAAAGTAAAAAAGATGGTGTTGGAGTATGACTTGGCTATTAAAAATATTACAGAAAATGAAATATTTGTTCTCTTTAAAAGCAAATCGTAAAAATATCAATGCAGAAATTCTAACATCTGAAGATGTGGACATTGATACAGAAATCCAAAAAAGAAAGCATGATTTAGCCATATTGGAATCAATTGTTGGGGAAAGCCCAATGAAACAAATTGATTGGATAATTGAAAACAGTTTGAGCAAATACAATTATTGGCTGACCTGTTATGAAAGAGGGACTATAAACGATGTTATCAAAGTTAAGAAAGAGTATAAAAAACATATTGAAACGACAAATTCAACTGGAATTAAAGATGCGCTAATTGACTTTAGTGATGGGGACATGGTGCTTCGTGGAGGTAAAGGCAATAGAGTAATTTCAGTATTTCGCAAAATCCAAATCAATTAAACGAATAGGGGAAATTCGAATGAGAAATATTGTTGATGTAATGAATAAAATGAAGCCATATATTATTGACAATGAAGAAGTCTTAGTAGCATTTAACTATATTGAGGAAGACTTCTACTGGAAAGCCCCTGAAACCCATTATTTGTTATGGGACGAATTAGGTGATGTGTTAAATAAACATTACCCTCTTCCATTGCAGAACGATGAACATGTTAAAATTATATCTATTTTTACAGCGATGACAGAAGATGAAGTTAGAGAAAAATTCACATCACAGGAGCGTGTCAACTAATGATTAAGCCAATCGACCATGAAAATTTTTTAAAGAATAGAATTATCGAAATCTGTGATGCAGATAGCAATAGTCAATGGAGAACATATTCAATTGATTCGATGGTTGCGATGGGTGAAATGATAGAACTTGATGAAATGTACAACACGACTGAAGGGAATGTATATATTGGCTAGAGAAACTGAATCCCAAAGAATGCGTAAGAAAAAGAAAAATGACCCAACAGTATTTAGGGGTACATTTGGTGATTTGGACACATTTGAAAGAAAAACACCTACAGTCAAGTTAAGGCATGAAAGAAAGCAGAATAAGTATAAAGTAACAAATTGGGACAATTTAGAAGATTAATAAAAATACAATAATATATAGGAGTGGATTAATAATGGCAACAGTAACACCTAGTAAATATTCTTATGAAGAAGCTTTAAAAGTGGTTGAACAATACGAGAAAAGACAGAAAGAATTACATTATCTTGAAAACGAATTAGCATTTAAGCTAAAACAATTTTCTGATGTAAAAATTAAAATTGACAAGAAAAGTGGAGAAGTCTTATTTGCGGGAGTACAAATTGTTACTGGCAAACTCCTTTTGGGGCGAAGCAAATGCAACTCTAATGATAAGTTTGAAACTGTTATTGGTAAGTTAATTGCAGTTAAAAATGCACTACATGAAGACATTGCTGAAATTGTTGAAAAGGTTGAACCTAAATCAAGTGTTAAGTTTATGTTGGGTGGAATAAGCAGTATGAAATTATCACCATTATAATAAAAACCAATAGGCTAGATTTCTCTAGCCTATTTTATTAGTGTTAAATATAATTGACAATATGATTATAATAATCTATAATAATAGAAGAAGCAATAATTTGACCATTGGCAGGTGATAAATAAAATGATATTAAAATGTTGGTATTGTAACATAAAGGACACAGAACGTGATGAATTGATTCTACACGAACATATAACTGAAAGTGGAAACAAAGTCAATAAACGCTATCATAAAGAGTGCTATCCGAAATTCATAGAACAACAGAAGTTCTTAGACAAGGAGAGCGAAGAACTGGATTACTTAGTCGAAGTTATTAAAGATGTACATAAAATACCTGATGTCCATCAAAAATTCTATTCATTTATACAAGAATTAAGAAATGGAACGGTGTTGATTGGCAAAAAGAAAAAGAAAAAATATAAAGAGGGTTTTTCATATACTCTTATAGCTAAAACATATTTATTTTGTAGAGCAGATATTGAATACTGGAAAAAGAATAAGGATTTTAATGATAGTTTGCTAGGTGAATTAAAATACGGTTGGGCAATCATTAACGACAAAATTAATGCAGTCAAAAAGAAAGAAGAAAAGAAAGTCTTTCAACAAGCAAAGAAAAAAGCAGAAGAGAAAGAACAACATAGCAATGATATTGTCAGTCATCAACAAACAACTGTTGAATTCAAAAAGAAAAAACGTGATGACGACATTTCAGACTTCTTGTAGGGGATGGTTTAATTGAGTGAGAAATTATTAAAAAAGGTAACAGACAGATTAAAGAAAGAAACTATTATTCATGAAGCATATTTTACAGCACTATTTTACAATAATCCTAGTCTCTATGCTTTTTACCCTGAAGATAAGATTAATGTAAAAACATTTCAAAATCCTGCTTGGGGATTTTATTTTGGGTTAGGTAGAAGCTTATTTAAAAAGGAGATTAAAATTTTCGATGACATATCAGTAATGAATCATGTCAAAGAGTTGGGTGTGAATGAAAAATATGAAGAGTATGGTGGATTTGCATCTGTAGAAGAAGTGACGTATGAAGTACAAGGAAAAGAAGACAATATAGACGCATACTATGATGAACTTAAAAAATATGCCTTGTTGAAAAGCCTAATAGCACTATTTGGCGAAAAAGTATTAACACCAAATGGTAAATATAATTATAAGTTAATGAATAAAAATCAAATACATATCTATTGGAATGACCAAGTAAATCAATTGGGCATGGATGGAGACAATAAGTATGATGAACATGATTTATTAAAGGGGTTAAGGGACGATATTAATAGATGGAATATGAATCCTGCTGTTGGACTTCCATTCTATAAATCACCACAAATGACAAAAATCACTACTGGATGGGATTTTGGAAACTTATACATAATGGGTGGCTTTGGGGGCAGTGGCAAAACTTCTATGTCGTTCAATAAAGTAATAATGAGTTGTATAGCTGAAAAAGAAAAATTATTAATCATAGCAAATGAACAAGGTATTGACGAATTCAAGAAAATGCTTATTGTTACTGCAATGGGGATTGGAACTAAAGACACCTTCAACAGACAGAGAATTAATGAGGGTGGATTTAACGATGACGAATTCGATAAAATGAGTAAGGCTGTTGAGTGGGTCGAAGAATTATGTGGTGGGGAAGATTCACTAATCAAGCTTGTGTTCATGGAAGATTATATAATGGAAGATGTAAAAAAGCTAGTTAGGCACTATGCAAATCGTGGATATAAATCAGTCCTCATAGATACTGGAAAACCTAGTGAGGGTGGAATTGGCAAACAGAGATGGGAAGTTTTTACTGACGATTTCAAGGACTTATATAAACTTTGCAGACCTAATGGTGGAGGACTAAATCTCAGACTATGGGTAAACGTTCAACTCGCAGACACAAGTTTGAGAAGCAGATATCTTGATGAATTTGCTTTTGGGGACAGTAAGAAAATTAAAAATGAAGCGTCAGTTGTCTTCATGATTAGGGCTATTTGGGCAGATGAATTTAAGGATGGGAGCAATGAGTTAACTGTTTACAAGTGGGAACACGACCCATCTAACCCATTTGCTAATGAAAACGGACTGATAAAACATGAGTTTACGCTTGAAACAGGTAAGACATATTATGCGTTATTCACACCTAAAAATAGACGAGGGCGAGATAATAAGACAGGCTTAGATGCATTGATACTACAGCCTAATTTCAACAATAATAGTTGGTATGAAATAGGTTGGACTACAATACATAATGACAGAAATTATTAAAGGAGAGATTCTTATGAAAACAATTTGGAAATATGATTTAAAAAATGATGTTAACTTTTTAAATATTCCGCTAGGGTTTGAAACTTTATCTGTTATTTCACAAAGAAATAAAGTAGTTTTATATTGTTTAGTAGACCCTGACAATGAACTGGATGAATTTAGATTTGATGTCGTGGGAACAGGTTGGGAATTGAGTGACACATTTGATTATGGCAATATTTTTGTTGGTACAGTTAAAACACACGAAGAAACATATGTTTGGCATGTATTTGAGGTTTTGCTTGCAGAATAAATAGGGGGTCAAGGAATTGAGTAATGACGACCTTAAAATCATCAAAGAACGCATATTGAAGGAAAATAGAATTGAAGAACTTCTTGACTACATGGGTTGTGAGAAGATTTCATATGAACAAAGAGGGGAACTGATTGTATGTCAGTTACCTTCATCTTTCAAGTCAGGTAATCCTAGAAGTATTCAGGTTAGACAGAGTGAAAAACTCATATCTAATATTCGTTCTAGGGGAGTTAAAGGCGATATTTTCACCCTTGTCAGCTATATAGTCAATGGCATTCCTGCAAATGAAACCCAAAACGACCTACGCAAAGCAAAAGAATGGGTTATAGAGGTGCTTGGCTATCACGACATCTTGGATGGCAGATATGAAGGGATGAAGAACAAAGGGAAAGAATTAAACAAGTGGTTAAAGGAAATTAAAAAAACTAGACATAGGATTAATTGGGACAACGTAAAACCTAATCTGCCAATTGATGAAAAAATAAAAAACCAATATATCATGTTCCCTTATTATCCTTGGATTCAAGAAGGTATCACATGGGACACTCAGATGGAATTTGAGGTGGGTTATGACCTAGCGACTGACAGGGTGGTAACAATGGTCAGGAACAAGGACGGACAGCTTATAGGGGTCAAGGGACGCTATGTAGGTGAAAATAAAGATATATTAGATAGCAAAAAATATCTATATTTGCAAAAAATGAATAAATCGGTTGAATTGTTCAATTTACACAGAGCGTTGCCATACATCCAAAAACATAAAAGTGTAATAGTGTTCGAGGGTTATAAGTCGGTCATGAAGTGCTATGACATAGGAATCTATAACGTTGTAAGTATGGAAGGTGATGACCTTTCACCAGTTCAAATCTCATTATTGAAAAGTCTAGGAATTGATGTAAGCATTATATTGGCTTATGACAAAGATAAAATGATTATTCCAATAGATGAAGAAACAGGAGAATTGTTAGCCGATTATCCACCCGCAATCATGGAACAGGCTGAGAAAATTACAAATAGAAATGTGTTTGCGCTTATTGATAAATGGGGCTTGTTAGACGAAAAAGATTCGCCTATAGACCAAGGTAAAGACAAATTTGTCCAACTGTTCAAGAAACGTTCACAATTCCCTATACCAAACATATTTGCAAAGTGATATACTTTAGTTAAGTGATAAATATAATAAAAGATTAATCAAAGGTGGTTTAAAGATGAATTTGTCGGTTGAAAAAATTGAACAACTAAAACTTGAACTAAGCCTAGTTAGGCTGAAAAAACTATTAAACACTCAGCAAAGGGCTATAAACGTCATTGAAGATTTGATGGAAACAATGTATTCAACAGTAGATGAAATTGAGGACAGATTGGCAGATTTATCTAGTAATAAATAAAATTGATAAAATATATAGCTTTAAAAAATAAAAGAGTAGTAGGTAATTTAAGGTATCTGCTACTTAATTTTGTATTGGGAGTTCAGTCAGAATGGAGAAGTATGAAATTCCCTGTTGCGAACAGGAAGAAAACTTACAAATAAAGTTTGTATGGGCAGGAAAATCGAAAGATGATGAAGGTGGTTATGAGCCACTACATGTCTATTGTACTGCATGTGGAAAGATTGTTAAAGAAATAGGTATAGGTGGATATTGTAGTGCAATTAACCAAGATTAAATGATATAAAACTAGAGGTGATGTTAAATGTGGGAAGAAAAAGTATTAACTAAATCACTTGATAATTACTTTGAGAATACAAAAAAAGAGCAGTTTATATGCGACTTAAAAGAAGCAGATAGTCTTCATTTGGTAGAAGATGTCAAAGAGCAACCATATCTTGTGGGATTTGAAGTTCGAAAGATAAGTCTTTACAATCCTAATTTTGGTGATGATAAAATATGTGAATGTGGTCATAGCTACTATAGACACTTTGACAGTTGGGAAAATATGTTTCCTTGTGGATGTAAGTATTGTAGATGTCATGAGTTTAAAGAAAAAAGCGGTGAAACAAATGATAAGGATAATTGATGGAGATTTATTAGAAGCAACAGAGCATTTAATAGGTCATCAAGTAAATTGCCAAGGTGACATGAAATCAGGGATTGGTGGACAAGTTAGAGACAAATATCCTAATGTATTCGAAGGATACAAGAGATTGTGTACTAGGAAGAAACCCTTTCATTTATTAGGTGAAGTACAGATTGTTCCAGTTTCTAAGATTAAATATATAGCAAACATTTTTGGACAACAATATTATGGTAGAGATGAAGATGTGATTTACACAAGTTATGATGCCTTATATAAAGGATTAAAGTGTTTGAAAGACCTGTGTAAGAAACATAATAAATCAGTAGCATTGCCTTATAATATTGGATGCGGTTTGGCAAATGGTGATTGGGAAAAGGTGTATGAAATGATTGATGAAATATTTAAACGGTATGAAGTAACACTATATAAAAGGGATGATAAATAATGAGTCATTCAAGCGGAACAGTAACATTCAAAGATGGTTTAGTACTACATTATGAATATGACGGAACATGTGATGTTTGCATACCTGCTCTCTATGAAACATTCGATGAAATGTGGGAGAATTGGAGAACATACCCTGAAAGAGAATGTAAATGCAACAATGATGAAGATGTAACAATTTATTCAAATTATGGTAATGGTTTTTCTTGGGAAGGGACTGCTTGCAGACATTGTATGTGTATAACGAAAAATCTAATACCATTAATGTTTCAATATATTCCTCAAGATTATTACGGTTGGGGTTATGATTGAAACCAAGAATGGTAAGTTATTTTGAATCATATGATAGCTTATACTCTTGGTTGTTTAGAAAGCTACCATTGGCAAAAATGAATTGTTGGAATTGCAATCAAACAATCATAAAAAGATTTGAACCAAAAGATTTTAGCAATAGAAATCCAACAGTGTTGTGTCCATATTGTAGAGAATTAAATACTGTACCAATAAGTCTAGTAAATTAAACGGAGTGATAAATATAATGAAAATAATGATAAATGACTGTTATGGTGGATTCGGTATATCAAATCTAGCTATCCATGAATACAGAAGAAGAAAAGGGTTAGAGACATACTTTTACGACCAAGATTTTAGTGGTGGAAACTTAGTGTATAAAAAGGTGAATAAGGAGTATGATGGTTTATTTGTTCAGCCATCACTAACAGATTTCGGAGAGAAAACCGAAAAAATCGAATGGCTTGATTGCGATTATGAAAGAAATGACCCTGATTTGGTAGCATTAGTAGAGGAATTGGGCGAGAAAGCGAATAGTAGATATTCTAGAATTAAAATAGTTGAAATTCCTGATGATGTTGAATGGACAATTGAAGAGTACGATGGGAATGAATGGGTAGCGGAAAAGCACAGGATTTGGAGTTAAAAATAAAATAAGAGGTGAACAGAATTGGTAAAGTGTATAAAGATTAGTTTATTAATTATTGTCTGCTTAATCTCTTATGCTTTCGGATGGGGGAATGGGCAATCTTCAGCATATCATAAGATGGAAAATGCCCCCTCTCTTAACGAATTATATAGTAGATAAAAAATTAAATATAAGAAAGGGGAAGTTGGAATGGAATGTAACAATAAACATTGTTACTGGAACATGTTTGACCAATGTTGCCATGAGAGTGATGGAGGTTTCAAATACGCAACCCCTAACCAAATTGACTGTCCTTCATCATTGAGAGCAGACTTTCAAAAGCAATTATCTATAATAGTAGATGAATGTACAGGGTTACTATATTTCAGAAATATGAGAGAGTTAATACAGATTAAAAAGTTTATCGAATCTCAAAGAGGTTAACTACACAATCTATAGGTCAGGTCATTAACGACTCAAATTTAGACGTAATTAAAGGAGAAGAATGGAATGACATTTTGGGCATTGGCTTACCAATATCAAGAAGATATTTATTATGATTTTGAAATAGAAGAAGACACAATGAATTTATCAGAAAACTGTTTTTTACCTACAGAGATAATGGCTTTAGACGTTATCTCAAATGAGTTATGTTCAGATTATGTTCCAGTAGAAATTACTTTAGAAAGACTAGAAAAAAATGGAGTATGGACTTATACAAGAGGTATCGTTGAGCATTGGGACGAACAGTATGACTAATTCGCAATCCGAAGATATAGACAACTGTGATGTACCACTAAAAGGAGTAAAAAGATGAAAATTACAGTATGGAACATGATTAATGATAGGGGTGTTATTTATTTCAACCACATCGAAAATGGTTGGTCAGATAGTGTTTACCCCAAACCAAAGAAAGACGAATACACTAATCAAAAAGCATGGGAGAACATGAAGTGGATTAAGAAATACGCTTACTTGGTCAATGATGTTGTTGCTTGTCTTTGATAAACAATTATATGATGGCTTTATTTATCAAGAACAACTATCACGTAACAAGAGGTGAGTGTGCTGAAAAATGAATGTGTCCATGAAGATGCAGTTAGTCAAGATGATGGGCATATGTACTGTCCTGACTGCAATGAAGTTTTTAAAGATTGTGAGCAGTTCTTTTTAACAACTGTAGTGAATTGGGAGGAATTATGATGGGTACATTTTGGACGATAGTTATAATGATAATCCTAGTTGTTGTCTTCGGTATAATAGTTGTATCAGACGATTGGGATTGGTTTGACTAATTCTTTATGCGAGAGTCTACTAATGCGGAATAATTGACTGATACTTAGACGTAAAGGAGTTGAGGAAATGGAAAAGAAATTACTTGAAATAATTGAAACTCATCAAAGTTTAGATAATAAATTACACATAATGGACGATGTGAGGTCATTGTTTGAACAAATTAGGTTGCTACGTCAAGAGAAAAGGAGTTGAGATTGTGATTCAACCAAAATACACAAAACACGAACCGCAACCACAATATGACTATCACCATATGACTTGGGAAACTTTCTTAACAATTAGAGAATACGCCCAAGAAGTTGCAAATGAGGAAGGCTATCCTGTATATCTTGTTGGTTCTGTTTTATGGAAACCATACCCAAGAGATTTAGATATTTCAATGATTATGCCAGTTGAAGAGTTTGAAAAAAGATATGGAACGTTGCCTAATGATGAACAAAAGCTATATCAATACCTAGACAAAAAGGAGTATTGGAGTAGTTATGCAAATCATCGAATGGAACTTGAAACAAGAATAAGGTACGCAACGAGAATAGACTTCAAAATCCAACCTGATGTTTGGTTTCAGGGACGAGATAAAATTCTTCTTGCTGAACCAGTTTCATAAAGTTAATTACGTTACAATTCGAGGAAAGGTAGTCTTAGAATTTAATTGTGACATATTGAGGTGATAAAATGGAAAAGTATATTGTGCTTGGCAATGATGAACCACAAAGAACGAAATTCGAATATGAAATAGGTGAAACCATTAGAGTTAACAGTGTTGATACCTATATGTGCAAGGTTAAAAAGGTATTTGATGGAAAGCTGTATCAATTCTTTTTTAAAGGAAGATTAGTTTTTGACTAATACGCATTATGAAGAAATTATGAATTAAAAATTAGGGAGTGAAAATAATGGAAAAAATATTGAATATAGAAGAAGTAGATGTTCGTGGTGAAGCGGGCTATCAAATCAAAACTAATAAACAAGTTATTAGTCTATTGATTGACAGTTACCAATCATGTTGTGAGGATTGGGGATACTTCATGTCAGAAGAGGATACAGATTCATATATTGGGGCTAATTTGACGGATATTCAAATTACAGATACAGCATTAAATAAAGAATCATTTAATGATTTTTATAATGAACAAGTAATGTTTGTAGACCTAATAACTGACAGGGGAGTTCTTCAGTTTGTAGCGTACAATGACCATAATGGTTATTACGGACATCAGGCAAGAGTAATTTCAGAACAATTAAATCATAGCGAATGGTTGTAGACAAATATGTTATATGAGGGGATTATTGATACAATCGACCAATGTATAGATAGGCATAAAGACAGTAAATTTCAAGCGGTAAACAACTTTCCTGTGAGAGACATTCATTATTTCATACAGGGATTGGAAGTTGCTAAACAAATAATCATAGATGAAGATGAATTTGCAAAAGAAGTAGTTCCACATGAGATTTTCGAAGAAACAGTCAGAGAGTTAATGTTTAGCTTAGATAGAGATGACATGGAAGATATCATTGATGGTGTATTTACAGATGAAGGAGAGGACGCTGAAAATGGTGACAGGTGAAAAAAGTCAAAAAATAACTTTAGATGATATTATTAATCTTTTGAATCAAATGTTAGTTATTGATAGACAAGCAATTACAGAACTTGTAAATAATAGAGTTGTATGCAATGAAGTATTGGCTGACCATCCAACTATTGTTGTAGGAGAAAGAGATGGGGTATGTAAAGTTGGTTTGTTAGGTGTTTTGAATGGGTTGTTCAATAAAGAGAGATTGTGTGTTGAAATCGACACTTCTAACAATGAAATAGTAGAGTTTAGTAGACTGTAAAAACAATAGATAGGATTGATAATATGATTATATATTGTGTAGACCAATGGGACAAAAATAGAGACAAGTTATTAGCTGATATTCGTGAAAATATTACATTATGGAACGAATTCTCATATAAAAAAATTGTTGAAAAAGTAGTAGAAATCATTTTCAACAATGACGAAGATGATTTGGATTCTGATAACTATAATTATGGTTTAATTAAAGAGATTAACGATGGTGATTACCAAGGCACACTATTGTACCTTATTCCATTAAGAACATATCAGCCAAGCGCACACGAATATTTGATGACGTATGTTGACTATGGTTCATGTAGTGGTTGTGATACTTTACAAAGTATTCAAAACTGGTCTTGGGGATATATGGACGATGAAATTGATATGGTGGAAAGAAAACAGCAAGAAGAACAGTTTATTGAAGATATGATGAAGCTATGTTTACACTTGGTTCAAAATACTATTAAACCATATAATAGTGGTTGGAGAAAAGATGATAAATATAATGAAGTTGAATCATCTGAAATCTAATAAAATCCGAATTATTTTGAGAAATAAAACAAACTATGGAGGGTAACTAATATGAAAACTTATGTGGTAATTGGTAGTTACGGTGACTATGAAGAATATAAAGAAGATGTATTATATGCGGGCAACGACAAGGAAAAAGCCGAATCATTTAAAATTGATGGCATATATGAAGAATTAGTGTTAATGGTTTGGGTAAATGGAGTCTGTATACAGGAGTTTTATAAAAAGCAGATTAAGTGGATTTTAGCATTTGACAAAACTACTACATTAAAAAATGATGTAGCAACATTAAGAGAAGAATTAAAACATAAAGAAAAACTACTTAAACAATTGGAAGAAATAGAAGAATAGAGAGCGAGGAACTAAAATGAAAACGATAAAAATGGAAATGACAAAAGAAGCAAAGGAATTATTGCTTCGGCAAGCGATTAAATCAGAGGAACAAATTATAAATCATTTGGAAACATTTTTAGAGACATTTCCACTTTATACGAGTGTCAATAAGTGCGTGGCTTTAGAACTAATGAATGTTATTGTTTCAAAAGAACAAGTGGTAGAAGAATTAAAAAAGACAGTTGTTAACTAAATCATCAAAATTGTGTCGTAAAGGAGATGTTAAAATGTCTTTGGAATTAAGGCTGAAACAACAACGAGAAGAGATTGAGGAATTAAAGGAAGAGTTACTTGAAGCCTATTACAAACGTGAGGAAATGTATATGGCAGGTGAAAAAGAATGGATTGATAGGCGAATAGAAGAATTAGAGAGTGAATTGAAAGACTAGTTCGCCTTACGAGAAAAGCAATCTCTATAAAGATGTAAAGGAGCGACAATTAATGGAATTAGAAGAAGTGTACGAACGAAAAAACTCTCAGTACAAAGTTGTGGCAAAAGTTAAACATGAAACAAGAGATGGTTATGTGTATCTTATTGCTCATAGAGATTTTGGGAGCGATAAAGTTACTTATTATGAAACAGAGTTAGAGTTTAGTAACGCATTTACTAAGACGAATACTTGGCTTGCTTAGTAAGACGAAGATAAATCTGAATTAAAAGGTGGTCTACAAGTTGATAAGTTGTCCATATTGTCGAGAAAATTTAGAATACCTTACAAAAGAAGACACCCCCAAAGGTTTAGAAATTACATTAATCTGTGAAAACAATGAGTGCGAAAAACATAAAAAGGAATTTATTGTTTATGTTGAACCACAAACATTGATAGCAAACTAAAATGAAAAGAGGTATGGGACATGGGTAAGTTTTATTTTTTCAGCCAAAACAACAGTGGTGGATATTTTGATGTAGCTGACGATGTTGCGGAATATGTAATCATTGAAGCTAATAGTTATCAAGATGCAAATAATAAGGCAGAAGATATTGGAATCTATTTTGATGGACAATTTGATTGTTCATGTTGTGGCAACAGATGGCACGAACAATGGGATGAAGACGATGCAACTGACCAACCATGTATCTATGGCGCACCTATAAGTGAACACAGCCCTTGGATGACTAAAGAATATCGAATTCATTATATAGATGGCAGAGTAGAAAAGGGAATTATAGAGAAAAAGAGGTAGATAAGATGAAATGTAAGATATGCTTATTTGATGCAGAATTATGGTACAACAAAGATAAAAAACCTCAAATTATTAAAACACTAGAGTATGAGCCTGAAATGGGAATTATGCTAGACGTTGACAACAAATTATATTATGTGTGTGTGGTCTATAAAAAAGGTGAATTGGTTGGGGTAAAACCTATTGAATTTAGTGATGAAGAAGAAGGGTATTGATTATGAATATTGTAGAGATGTTAGCAGATGTTGATGAAAATATATTGATAGCAGATGGGTTTGATGATGCATTAATTGGATATGTTGAAATGTTTGGTAACTATCCTGTTGCACTGTATGACAGAGATAAATGTATCAGTATCTTAATGGAGAATAGTGAAATGGATGAAATTGAAGCAATAGAATTCTTTGAATTTAATGTGATTGCATATATGGGAGAACACACTCCTGCATTCGCAACGTTATTAAACAAATAATAAATATAATTATAATATAATGATATTTAATTTATATAATCTAAAGTTTTAGAAAGGAGTAATAAGTATGATAGAAGCCCCTTATAGAGAATCTAGAAAGAGAGTAGAATCTCAATCAAAAAAAATTATAGAATTACTAAGAAATGAAAAAAATGGAATTACAAATACAGAACTACAAAAAATTAGTTTAAGATATGGTGCGATTATTGGTGAAATGCAAAGAAAAGGCTATGACATTATTGTTGAAAATATCGGTGGTGGACTTTGTAAATATTATTTACTCAATGAGCCTGAAAAATATGAGTACAAATATGTAGGAAGTGCGAAAGAGTTATTATTTAATGAAATTTCAAATAAATTTTCTGACCTTATTAGTTCGGAAGAATTAGTGAGAATGTTGAACGATTTAGACCTAACACTAATGAAGAAACCAAGGAAAAATAAATAGGGGTGATATTGTGTCGAATATTTTGAGTGAAGCAAATAAGCGGAAACCATCACAAAAGACTAGAATGATTGAAATGTTAAAAAAAGCAGGAAATAAAGGTGTAACTAATGTTGAATTTTCAAAAGTTGCAAACTGCTATACCGCTAGATTGAGTGAATTGTATTCTGCGGGATACATAATTTCAGTTGAGAATCTTGGAGAAGGTGTTTACAAATACACTTTAGAGTACGAGCCAAATAATCCCAAAAAGGCAAAAAAGAAGGTTGATGAATTGATTGAAAAAATAAATAAGGATTTTAGTGGTGTAGTAACGTTAAAAGAGTTAGACAGCCTTTTAACAGCTTTAAGCATAAATATATCTAGAAAAAGTTTCCCAAATACTAAAAAGATATTTGATATAAATTAAGAGGTGTAAAAATGGCAAAATATCGTAAAAAACCAGTAGTTATTGAAGCAGTACAATTTGAATTAGTCAGGGAAATACCTTGTAAGTATGGAGTAGCCAAAGAATATAACGAAGGTGAAATAGCAAACTTTATAGGCAATATTGTTAGAACAGGATATGAACCAAATGGGACACCTGAAGGAAGTCTATTCTTCGAGATTGAGACTTTAGAAGGAACAAAGAGGGCTAGTTTAGGTGACTATATAATAAAAGGGGTCGCAGGAGAATTCTACCCTTGCAAGCCTGACATATTTGAAGCAACATATGAATCAGTTTTTGAACCTGATTTTCTAGATGATAGTTTTCAATGGAGGATTGGCAAATGAGATTCATTGGAAGTAATAGTCAAGTAATCATTAACGGTAAGACATATTCAGGTAATAGCATCACAATTAATGGTGATTCGGTAATAATTGATGGACAGGTTCAAGATAAAATCAATGAGTGTAAAATTGAGATTAAAGTGTTGTGCAATGTTGACAAGATTATCAGCGAAGAATCTATAAATATCAAAGGAAGCGTAACAGGTAACGTTGAAGCAAAAACAAATGTTAATTGTGACGATATTTTTGGCAATGTTAGTGCGGGGGTCAATATTAATTGTGATGATATTAAAGGGGACGCTACAGCAGGAGTAACCATTAACTGTGACAATATAGGTGGCAATGCAACTGCAAGCAAAATAAACAGATAAATAAGGCAGGTGCTTATAATGAATGAAACTGATTTGAAGATGTATGAATTTATTAAAATTCTACGTGAACAGGCAGAGGGTTTTGAAGCTGAAGGTAATGTAGGAAGTATTATTTGGTATGGCAAAGCAGATGCATATAGAGAGATTGCAGACAATCTAGAAAAAGAATTTAGAGATAATATTTTCATTAAATAGAGGTGTAATTTATGAATAGGTTGATGGTTAGTTTGATACTTATTGTCTTGTTTTTAACAGGTTGTGAGACTACATATGTGTCAAACTATAATGTTTCAAACACTGTAATTATTACAGATGTAAGAATTACTAAAATGCCAAGTTACACTGGCAAAGGTGGTTATTTTGCTGTTATTTATTCTAAAAATGGAAAGCAGTCAGATGAATATAGAGTTCCTAGTAATATATGTGAAGAGATAAGAAAAATAAAGAATACAGATAAAATGACAGATAGCAATGAACAATTATATGACATCACCACTGATGGTGAAGAAATATTCACTATATCCTTGTCAAAAAATAGGAGGAATTAATATGACAACAGTAACAACATCAAAAGAAGAATACGATAGACTTCAGGAAAGAAGTGAATTTCTAAGCTGTTTAGAAGCATGTGGAGTAGACAATTGGAGTGGTTGGGGCGAAGCAATTGCAATGATGGAAGAAGATGAAGAATAGTATGGAAACTGGCAAAGAGACTATTTTAAATTATTGTAAGCAATTCTCTGAATCATCAATTGACCATATTCAAAACTGCCTAGACAATAAAGGAATGATTGAAAAAGGCGAATATAAATATTTGGAAGGTTGTCCTTCAAGTTTTGGATTAGACCATTTCGAGGGTCTATGTTGCGAAGAACAGGAAGATGGTTTGGAATCACAATATGAACAATGTGAAGAATGTTGGAAGATGGCATTGGGGGAAGCATGATGGAAAAATATCAATTTGTTAAAAAATCCGAAAGAGAACTATTTATAGTAACTATTGTGGCAGATTCAAATGATGGAGATTACATCACTACAATTAATTCTTATAGTAGAGATGTATTTGATGAATATGTGGTAGATGGATTAATTGATTTAAAGGAAAAGGCTGATGGTCAACATAAATTAGAAAGTTACAAAAATGAATTTGACCTAGATATACCTTATAACGGATATGATGGATATTGCCACACATTAGAAGAATTGGTTGTTGAGTACATTGATGAAAACTCTGTACTTTTGGATGTTGAATTGCAGTTTTCAAGAGGTGTTTGAAAGTCTATCAGTGTGAATATAGTTTTAACATATGATAACATGAGTAAATATGGAAAAGATTTTCATGTCGCAGTAATAAATGAAATTATGAATAAAGGTGTAAAACATCTAAGTTTATTAAACGTAAATGTTAAAGAAGTGAATAGAATGGATGTATCTTATGATTTTTCAAAATAACACTTTTATTAGGAGGAAATTATATGAATCTGATTATTTATGTGAATGACAATTTTGAAGAAGAAAGAGCGTTGTTTGATTTAGATAGGGAAAAAGTAATATTAGTGGGCGACTATTACCATGACAAAATTGATAAAAGAATAGATGGATACCTAGAAGCATTAAAGGATTTTAATATTTATAGGGATGATGTACCTGTTGAGTGGATTAAAGACACACATAAACATTATAATTTAACAGGTTTTTACGAAAATTGAGGTGATAGTATGAACTGTGCTAGATGTAGTGGTCGTGTAAGCGTTCCTTTTGATGATATTGTTTACAATACTATTATATGTTGGTCATGTTATAAGATTAGAGAAAACGAGCAAGATTATCAAGACAGGATAAAAGAAATTCATAACGATGCAATTTTATTAAGAGGTGAAAAAATATGAGAGTATTAAATATTAGAGAACTTATAGAAGAAATTGAAAAAACAAGGGACAATCTTATGGGGCAGGTATCAAGATTGGACTATGTACTGACATCATTATATCAACAAGAAAGTGAAGAGTTTGAAAAAGAATTTAACAATGAATCTGAATAAAAATACTTTAATATTTAATAAATGGAGTCAAAAGTGTGAAAATAGGAATTGGTTTGCTTGATAAATTTCTCATTTCAATAGGGGATGGAGAAGCATGAAACAACGATTAAGAAAGAAACAACTAAAAAAGTATAGGGGTAGGTCGAGAGTTAGAATATCAAATGTAAGTGAAGGCATGTGTAGTACTTCACTTGGATGGAGAGATATAGATAGCGTAACAATAAAGAGAGATATAACTGAAGGGAAAAATTTAATAACAGTGAATATAAATGATGAATTAGTATTTAGCTTTGATTCAAATTTTCAAGGAAAATATTGGTTTGAAAATAATATTCAAAAACCAATGGAGAATTGAAAAAACAGATAATATTCTAATATATTAGGAGTGTGGCAAATATGAATAAGCAAGAAATTTATGAATCTGTTATGGAGTGGCAAATGGAAGCAGGGGAAAGTTTTACAGACTATTTTAATTCAGATATTCATCCATTAACATATATGAGTTGGTGTTTAGGTAGAGGGTATTTATCCCCTGAAAAATATAACATGTGGGCAAAAGCCTATCGAAAAAATGAATTAGAAGCAACTGACCCAAATTATTTTGTTTACAATGAATATGGTGACGAAGATGCTATGTTTGCTGTGGTAGTTTCTGAGGATTTTAATGAAGAAGACTTTGAGAAAGCTTTTCGAATTCTAGCAGAGTTTATTTCAGAGATTGATATATATCAAGATAGATTAAAAAGGTTTTTAGCTGATAATTAAATAAAAGGAGTGATAAACATGGGTGAAGGCAAATGGTGTTATAGTTTTAATGAAGAGAATTTTGAAGGTGATTTTAGAACTAAAGCGGAAGCTATTGCTGAAGCTGAATACTATGTATATGAAGCTGACGATGATAGAGATTTTATTTATGTTGGTCAAACTAAAGAGGTAATAGTTAGTATTAACACCAATTGGCTGTTAGACCAGTTAGGAGAACAAGCATATGAACAGGCGGGTGAGTATGCAGAAGATTACCTGTATGATGTCTCAAGAGAACATGAATCTATATTAGAAGAGAGATTAAATGATGTCTTGTACGCTTGGATGGAAGAATTTAATTATAAACCAAATTTTTGGACAGTGGAAAATGTTCAAAAGGTCTTGGTAACAAGAAAGGAAGAACAATAATATGACAAAAATGATTGAGGGTCAATTATGTGAAATTTCATTCCACGATGGAAATAAGAGTGCTGATTGGGAATACTATGTTATTAAACATATTTACGATGATAGAATTCATATGATTGGAGAAAATTATGGTCGTAATTTTATGTATGTACTTGCAAACAAGGCAGAAGAACACGAAGTAAACATTGTAAGGAATCAATCTATAAAAACAGTAGTAAGTCCACTGTTTAAGAATGGTTTGCCTGTAATGTCAGGCAAGACTTGGAAAGGGCGATACACCTTTAGCCCTGCCATGTCGTGACGATATGAGACATTATAAGACAGTTATTAAATATAAAAATGAGGAAGTTGGCACTCTAAACCCATTAGACATAACGATAGAAACCGAGCATGTAAGTATATGTCAAGGTTTGGGCAACCCAATAATAGGCAGAATTATTTCCAGTAGGAAACACTCTATAGACTCAAACAAAGTGAAATTCTGCAAAGGCTTCACCCCATCTTTGGATGACAGATTTGACATTGTGACGGATATGATTGACTTACCAACTGGAATTAAAATGTCAAGAAAGAAACGCATTAAGAAAAAATACAAAAAGAAATATGGAAGTACGATTATATTAAATAATTGTATTGTTAATCGTCAAATATATATTGCATTCGATTGACTAGATAAAACACCTGTGTTAATATTAATGCAGGTGTTAAATATAATTAAGGAGTGGTTAAATGGAATGGAAAAAGAGAAATCCTGTTCTTGAACCTCATAAAAGATACTCTATCACAGAGAATATAGCACGTATCAGAGGAATCCCAAAAGATAAAATTAGAGACTTCCTCAACCCAACAGTAAAAGAATTACATAGTCCTAAATTATTAGACAATATTGTTAAAGCTTCAAATATTATTTTAGAAGCAGTCTTAAAGAATAAGAGAATATGTGTTAGTGCTGACTGTGACAGTGATGGAGTAATGTCCACTGGAATAATGGTTAGATATTTAAGGCAGTTTACTGACAACATATACTATATTTACAATCAGAGAGATAAGGGTCATGGAATTGAGAATCAATTACAATTTGTAGAAGATGGGACTGATTTAGTTATTATCCTAGACTCTTCATCGAATTCTGTTAAAGCCTGTAAACAACTTCAGGACAAGGGGATGGAAGTTGTTATTCTTGACCATCACCAAATTGATGTAGAAAATCCATATGCAACTTTAGTAAATCCACAGAATGATGATTATCCAAATAAGAATCTAAGTGGGGCAGGAGTAACTTTTAAAACCATTCAAGTAATGGACGAAAAACTCAAAAGTAATAAAGTTTGGGAATTAGTAGACATGTGTGGCATTGGGATATATGGTGACATGATGCGAGTTGACATTATGGAAAATAGGTATTTAATTATTCAGGGAATGAAGAGTATTAAAAATTATGGTATTAAGGCAGTTCTTGAAGTTAAAAACACTAGACTAGAAGATGTAAACTCTCAAACACTAGGATTCACAATTGTCCCATTAATCAATGGTTGTTCACGTATGGGCAAAATAGAATTAGCATTACAACTTGTGATGTCAGACGACTATGAGGAATGTCTATATTTGGCTGAAGAATTAAGTAAACTCAACGATGAACGAAAGTTGATACAAAATAGGTTGGCTGAAGAATATTCTAAGAATACTGACTTTAACGATAAGATTCTGATTGCAATTGGTGATACTGCAAGCAAATCATTTAATGGGTTAGTGGCTACAAACATTTCACAAGAACATCAAAAACCCACTCTTGTAATGAGAGAGCATAAGGGGACATTGGCAGGAAGTTACAGAACAATTGGTGACTTCAATGTTCAAAAGTTTTTAAGGAAGTGTGAATATGTTAACTCGGCAGAAGGACACACGTTTGCGGGTGGAGTTACCCTATATGCTAAAAACTTACAAGCTTTTAAGGATTGTATTAATAAAGAATTAGCTAGTTTTGAGTTTGACAATGTTTTAGAATACGATATGGAATTTGATGTTTCTGAGATTACGGAAGACTTATTGCTAGATATAGAGAAAATAAATTATCTTGCGGGACAAGGGTTTCCTATTGCCACATTTAAGGTAACAGGTATTATCTATGACAAAGATGGAAGAAAGACTATGGGAGCAAACAATAATCATGTTAAGATTCAATTGGATGACATCACTCTAATCAAGTTTAATACCAAATCTAACTATGCTTCAGACATACCTGACATGGCAGAAATTGAAGTAGTTGGACAGTTGAATTTGAATATCTATAGGACTAATTGGGGTAAGGAATATAGGACGAATCAGGTTTTGCTTGATGGCTATAGGATAGTGTAAAACACTACATGTAGTATCATGGGGCTTGACAAAAATCAATATATATGATAGAATTATATTCTGTCACACTTGAAGCCGACAAATAGAAGAACATAAAAATTCTTTATTATTGACAGGTGATAAATATAATGGTATCATTATTAATGAAGGGAAACCTTCTAATACATAAACAATAAAAACATTTGATGGAGGAATTTAAAAATGGCAAAGCGTTATTACAAAATTGACGAAATGGTTTGGTTGGTATCAGAAAAAACAAAGGCAAAGGTATTATCTTTAGATATTCCAAACTTGTCTGTACGTGTATCTGTAAAGCAAGAAGATGGAAGTTTTCATGAAAAAACTGTTAAATTCATGGAGATTGACAAGTTAATCATCAAAAAGAATCCGATTGCTAAAACTGATTCTAAATCAGTTGCAAAGCAACGTAGAACTGATACTGTTCTGTTTGCAAAGGTTCGTGATACAGCTATCATTCCTAGTAAGCGTCATGAGGATGCAGGATATGATGTATATACAGATTTTGAAGGCGACCAATTACGGTTGGTAGCGGGAGAGTCAAACATGATTCCAACAGGAATTGCGTCTTCACTTTTGCCTAAATATTTTTTCAATTTAAAACACGAAAGAGGTTCAACAGCAAAATGGGGCATGTCTGTGTTGGCGGGGTTAGTTGACTCAGGCTATCGTGGAGAATGGTTTGTAAATATTGTTCCTACAAAGTTTGATGTAATCATTTCAAAAATTTATCCTTTCCCTATTGTTAATGGAAAGAAAAAGGCTGTTCTTGACAGGACTTTGGGTGTAGTATATTATCCTGCTGACCAAGCGATTGCACAAGCCACACTTGATATTGTTCCAAATGTAAGAGTAAAAGAAATCACTTTAGAGCAACTGCAAGCTATCCCATCTGAACGTGGAGAAGGCAAAGTTGGTTCAAGCAACAAGTAATAAATATAATAAATAATAATATTGTGGGTAGCATTTATAGAAAAGTGTTGCCCACAATATTGTACAAAGATAGGAATGATAACTATGATTTTATCTATACCATTGTTGGCAGTAATGACATTAGTTCTTACCATGATAATAATTACTTTGTTTTTATCTAAGAAATATCCTGTATTTGCGGGCTTCATTTTGATTATTTACACATTAATAATAATGGCATATTTTTTAGGCAAAGACTTATTCTATCAATAGATTGGAAAGATGGCACATGACAACAAAAGGTAGTAGTATATTAGACTCTATGTTGACAATTGATGATTACATTATAAGAAAAATTAATGGTCAAAGTGATGGCGAAATTGCTGTTGACCTATTTGTTGGGCATCACACCTTGGATAGATGGAAACAAAAAGTTGGGGTTAAACGACACCATGTTAATATAATAAGATTTTCAATGATTCTAGAAATGCTTAATAACGGTTTTGATATGAATGAAATAGCGAGAAAATTAAAATTAACTGTTAGGCAGTGTCAAAATATAAAGAATCAATTCCTTATATACAATTGACGGAATTATGTCGTAAAGGAAAGTGAGATTTTGATTACAATAAACTTTTTCAAAAATGGTGCTTACGTTAAAGGACATGACATTAATGAAATCTGTACCAATGTTTCATATGCTATGTGGTGCTGTATGAATGATTGTTATTTGGAAGATACAGACATTGAATGTTATGAAAGTGCAAATGATAGACAGTTGTTTAGGTTAGGGCTTACTTATTTTAAAATTAACCCATCAGTTGAAGGACATGTGAAGATTTATAGTCGATTTAAAACTAATCTTACTGAATGGGTAACGGTTTTATTTCCAAACAGATTAATCATTATCGAAAGAATGGATGAAGAAATAAATTGGGAACTGGCTTTAAAAGATGCCAAGGCAGAACAAGGGCTTACTAGGCAATACGATTAAAATATGTATTTGAATAAAAAAACACAGCGACAGGGAGGAATTAGATTGAAAGATTTCTATATTGAAGTTCCAGTACTGGTAAAACTGATGGTTGGTGTAAAAGCGGAAAATGAAGAAGAAGCAAAAGAAAAATTATTTGATGCTGATTTATCACTAAGTATTGAAGACAAGGGCGATGAAACAGAATGGCTTGATTACGAGTGGGAAATGCTTGAAAAAGTAGTTCAAGGCAATATTTACTTAGGGGACATTAACGAAATCTCCATTGAGGAAGAATATTAATTATGAACGTAATATATAACTCCTACAGTCCAAATGAAACAGATGTTTGTGTTGGTCAGGATACTATGTCAAAAGGTACAACTCATATTGCTATTGAAAATAGTGGTGGTGACGATGGTATCTATATCTATATGTCTGACGATGAAATACAAGACTTTATTATTAAGCTTCAAATATCATTGAATGAAAGAAAGAAAAAATTAAATAGAGAAACAGAGCCTAGAGATAAAGATTTATTAGAACATTTATTTAACATAGCATCTAGCTATTATGGAAAAAACGAAGTTGGTCATTATTCAGTTCCAAAAGACCAAGCTGAGAAAGATTTTATTCAAGAAGTTCTTATGATTAGTTGGGAATTATTAAATAAAGACAAGATAGGAGAGAGCAAAGATGAAGAAAAGATTTAAAAAGCATTTTCCACTATTAACAAATGATATACAACTCGTTCACTATGCAATGATTTTCGAAAGAGGTAACGCATATCGTTATGATTGGAACAAGAAGAAGAAAGTATTATGCAAACCTTACGGTCATATGATTACCTTCCCAAAAGGAAAATATTTTGACAATTTATTCATTATTGAATTTGATAGTTTGGAAGATATGGATATTTTATTCGGTAAAGTTGTAAAAAAACACATTGTCTAAAAGGGGTGATTAAATGAGAACGGTTATAGGTATATTTGGAATCATTGCGGGTATTGCACTAGGTGTTTATGTGGGACTTTGGGTGTGTTTTGTTGGTGGAATTATTGGACTTATTGAAGCTGTTAGTTTATTGGTGAAAAACGGAGTTATAAACGCAAGCCTTATCGCTTGGAGCATTGTAAAAATAATGTGTGCAGGCTTGTCAGGTTACATATCTGCATTCTTAGTTATATTTCCATCTTGGGCTTTGCTAAGTAATTCTTATCCAAAAAAGAGAAAAAGAAGATAAGTAGAGAAGACGCTTTCGAAACAAAAGATGAAGGAGTGAAAATTGTGAAAAAGGAACGTACCACTATTGATTTAAGAGATGATAAATTGGTTTTTATTTCTTGCCATACTGATAATAGCGAACTTGTTCATAAAATTGTTTTTGAAGATACAACTATTATTTTAAATGATGAACAGATGGAACGATTAAGGGGTTAACGACACATTACGAAACAAAGTGTTCATTTGACTAATATTCCGAAGGAGGGCGAAGAGATGGGGACGTTTTGGACAATTGTTATAATTATTGTTTTGGTGATAGTTTTCGGGGTTTTCATCATAGATACAGATGATTGGAATTGGTTTGATTAATGACGCTATACGATGATAGGAGGGGATAGATAAATGAGATATGCAGACAAATATAAACATTGCAAAGGTGGAGAATATTTCTTTCAAGGAATTGCTTTTCCACTAAGAGATGGTAACCTATCATTCAAAACTGTTCAAAGCTTAGACCTTCTAGGCACAGCAAGGTATCATGAAAACACTCATGACGTTGAACTGTATGGGTTGGATGGAGTTATGTTTATTGATTCTGAATACCCACATGTTATTTATCAATCCGAGAAGGACTATGACACTGATAGAGTTTGGGCTAGAGAAGTGGATGATTTCTTTGGGTACAAATTACAAGAAAATGGTCAATTAATTAAGAGGTTCAGTCTTATCAAATAAATAGATTAAATACAATTCGAAGGAGGAGTCAAAATGGATATTACAATGTTTAAAAGTGTTGTATTAAAAACCCTTGGGACTAATAAAGCAAAACATATTCTTGAATACAAAGACCAATTAGATGGTTGGAAATTAAAAATGGAAGAACATAGTGAAAAAATGAAAGATTGGGTCAATTATGGTGGAACTGGACAAAGACCACAAGAACCATCTAAACCACAAAATTTTATTAAAGAGTATGACAAATATATCAATATGATTACATGCCATGTAAATGACACTATTAAATTAAACGAATATGAATATGAACAAATAATCAATGATGAATTCAACTGGAAGGGTGCATTCCTTGCTAACTCAACATTGTATAGCAATAAATAGTTTAAGGAGATAAAAATATGAAAAAAGATGTAGTCAGTTTGGAGATTGGTAGATTATTATATCTTTGTTGCGAACAGTCAGTACATTCTGAGATGTATGAGTCTCTTAAAAAACTAGTTCAAGCATTACGTGGCGTGTTAGATTTTGATTTCGTTACACAGGGTATAATTGATATTTGGGATGAATATGAATTCGAACAAATAACCAATGAGAATATCATTAATATATTAGAAGAATTTAATATTAGTATTTAAAATAAAACAAACAAAAGGAGCATGAACCAATGAGTTATTGCGGATATGTTACTAGAATTAAAGAATTAAGAAAACATGAAAATGCTGATAGATTACAAGTTGCTACACTATTTGGAAATTCTGTTATTGTTGGCTTAGATGTTAATGAGGGTGACCTTGGAGTATATTTTCCAACAGATGGTAAATTAGGACTTGAATTTGCAAGGGCAAACAATCTATTAAGAAAAGATGAAAATGGTTATCCTATGGGCGGTTATCTTGACTATGAGAGAAGACATATTACAAGCCTAAAATTGCGTGGCGAAAAATCAGATGGTTTGTATGTACCTATTGAATCTCTTTCTAGTTTTTGTAATATTTCCACTCTCAAAGAGGGTGACACAATTACAACTCTTAAGGGAGTGTTGATTTGTGAAAAATATGTACCTAAACGTAAAGTTAACAGCAATTCAGTAAATACTACAAAAGTAAAAAAGAAAGCCCCAAAAGAATCATATCCATTATTCGAACAGCATGTAGATACATCACAATTGGCATATAATACTCAACAGTTTAAAGAAGGGGATTTATGTTACATCACACTTAAACTTCATGGAACATCTCAGCGTACTGCACACACAATTAAGAAAAAGACTGTTAATCTACTCCAACAAGTGTTAAATAAAATAGGGTTTAAATTCAAATCAAAAAAGACATGGGACTATATCAGTGGGACTAGACGAGTCACCTTAGAAAACTACAGTGGTGGATTCTACGGTGGAAATGAGTTTAGACAGCAATGGCATGATTTTTTTGCGGGCAAGCTTCATAAAGGGGAGTGCGCTTACTATGAGGTGGTAGGGTTCACAAAAGAAGACCAATTAATTATGCCTGAATGTGACAATAAGAAAACTAAAGACAAAGAGTTTATCAAACAATATGGCAATAAGACACGTTTTACATATGGTTGTGGAACAGGTCAGAGTGAAATTTATGTTTATAGAATAACAATGACAAATGAAGATGGTCAGATTATTGATTACCCTACAGAATTAGTCAAATTACGTTGTGAGCAAATGGCTGTTAACTTTGTACCTATTCTAGACAAATTCTTATTCACATCTAGAGAAGATTTACTGGAAAGAGTGAGAAAATTTGAAGATGGTGCTGACCCAATTGGTAAATCCCATATTAGAGAAGGAGTTATAGTACGAATTGACAATAAACAAAAGTTTACAGCGTTTAAGCACAAGAACTTTAATTTCAAATGTTTAGAATCTATTGTAAAAGCTGATGACATATTAGACATTGAGGAAGCTGAAAGCTTAGAAGAGGAAGCAATCTAAATAATAAATATAATTAGGAGTGGATTATTAATGAAAAATCGTAGAGAACGTAGAATGGAAGCAAGGATGAACAATGAGGAGTTCGCACCACAATACAATGGTAAATCACCACAGTCTTATGAGGAGTTCACTGGCAAAGGCTATGAGCGATTCAATAATAAATTTGTGACAATCAAAGAAATAGAAAAACAATAGTAAGGAGGAAATTAAATTGACTAAAAAGGGCTTAACGGAAATAGTTTTTATATTAGATAAAAGTGGTTCAATGTGGGGCATTAAACAAGATGCAATTGGTGGATTTAACAGTTTTGTAGAAGAACAGAAGAAATTAGATGGCGAAGCTAAAATGACATTGGTATTGTTTTCTAGCAGTTGCTATAAAACACCTAGTCATCAAGTCGTGTTTGAAGGCAGAGACATTAACGAAGTTGAATTGTTAAGCGAAGAAACATTCATACCTTCAGGTGGAACTGCACTTTTAGATACTATTGGCAACATGATTGATAGTGTTGGGAATAGGTTGAGCAAAACTCACGAAGATGAAAAACCTGAAAATGTAGTTTTTGCTATTTTGACTGATGGACAAGAGAATTCTTCAAGAGAATACACGAGAAGCATTATAATGGACAAAATTTCACACCAAACTGATAAATATAATTGGCAATTTATTTATTTAGGTGCTAACCAAGATGCAATTGGTGAAGCTACTAGCTTGGGCATTAAAGGTATTCATGCGGGGAATTTTGTCGCTGATGGATTTGGTACAAAATCAGCAATCCTCAATGCTAGTGAAATGGTAATGAGTTATCGTTCTACAGGACAAATGATGTCATATATGGATGCTGAAATAAAAAATAGTGTTCAAATTATGGGGGATTCAATAAAAGCTAGTTCTGAAACTATTGGAGAATCACTAAAAAGTGTTTTGAAAAAAGTTGAAGGCAAAGAGTAAAAATATATATTGAAAGTGTGGTGATAGTATGAAAGGCTATTTAGCTAACAATTTGTTTGACTTGGGGAATAGGATTGTTAATGAATTAATTGCAAAAGAAATTAGAAGTGCAATTCCTTCTTTAAAACTTTACAATCCAATGGAAAATAATTCAATCAACGATAAAAGTCAATTCGCAAATAGTATAATGATAGTAGATGGTGATTTAAAAGAGTTGTATGAATCAGATTTATTTATAGCAGTTTTAGACAGTATGGATGAAGGAATGTTGGTGGAGTTAGGCATAGCGTTTGAGAGTGGAAAAAAAATAGTTGCCTTATCTACAGACATTAGAACACAAGGAAGAAATAATAAAGAAAAAATAGACGCTTTTATAGAAGACCCTTTTGAGTTACAGTGGAGATACTTTAATTTATTTGTGATTGGAATAATTAAAAAATCAAATGGTAAAATATGTACATCTGTTGATGAATTGGTTGAGACTATAAAAGAAATGGGGTAAACTCGTGGATTTTGTGGGTACAGTTCGGGAAAATGGAAAATTATGGAAAATATATTGTCGAAAGAATAACTAGAATTGAGAAAAAACAACGACACAAGAAATTCTATTGGATAAGATTCTTAGAAACAGGTTTTGAATATGAAGCTGATAGAAGCTGTGTTAGACAAAACCTAGTTAAAGATTACTATAAACCTAAAGTATATGGAGTAGGTTTCTTGGGTGATATGTTCGGTCAAACTGATAAAAAAATTATTAGTCTTTGGAGAGGTTTGCTAGGCAGATGTTACAGTCCGACTAACGCTTCATTTAAAAATTACGGAGCAAAAGGTATAACGGTTTGTGAGAGATGGCTTAATTATACAAATTTCCATAACGACATAGTTGATATTATTGGTTACGATGAAGATAAATTTTACTCAGGCGAACTACAACTTGACAAAGACATTAGACAAAAAGAGGTTGCAAATAAGACATATTCACTAGATACGTGTATGTTTGTCAGTAGAAGTAGAAATATAGAAGAAAACTCTAGCACTAGGAGTTTTAAAGCAATCTCTCCTGAAGGTAAATTTTTTGAAGGTAGAAATGTAAAAAAGTTCTGTGAAGAAAATGGATTACAATGTGGACAAGTTTACAGCTTATTAAACAAGGGCGGACATTTTAGACATAAGGGTTGGACATTTGGTGATGCAAGTGAATCGTTTGAATCTTTACTGAAGAAATATGAACATGGGTTGAAAAAATTCTTTGCACTAAATCTAAAAACACTTGAAATTGTTAGAGTTGTTGGAGCGAAAAACTTCGCTAAACAATACAATCTAAGCGAGGGCAATATAAGCATGTGTTTAGATAGAAAGAGAAACAGCCATAATGGGTGGAAATTTTTCTTAGACGAAAATGAAGCTACAGAATGTAGAGACAGTATTAATATGTAATATATTTATAAAGCAGAGAGAAATAAGGGAGAATTGAATTAATGATTAACAAGGACAGATTATTTTATGGACAGGTAATAATTATTGCATTAGGAGTGCTTTACAGTTTAGTGAGTGGTCATGTTCAAGTTTTACTTAATGGACTGCCTGTACTATCAACCACATATTTAACTTGGTGTTATTTTCCTCAACTGAAACAGACCTATTTAACAAAAAAAGTTGAAGGAATAAATTTAGATTTTTGGCGATATTTGAACATTGCATTAACCCTAATGCTTATCAATGCTACTGTAACATTTTTTATGTTTGGTGCTTGGGGATATATGATTTTAGAAATCATCAATGAAGGCATGGCTTTTGCAATGTTGATTATGGTAGAAAAATACAAGAAAAACTAAGGAGAGTGTAAAAAATGCCAAAACTGTACGAAATAGCTGAAAACATTAAACAGTTAGAAGTTGTACTTGAAGCAATGGATGAAGGGGATGCAACCTTTGAAGCAGTAGAGCAATATCTTAATAGTTTGATAGATATTGACTTGACTCAAAAAGTAGAAAACATTGCGAAATACATAAAGAACTTAGAAGCAAACGTTGAAATGTACAAGGCTGAAAAACAAAGGCTTGATAAACTTGAAAAGTCAACCAAGAAAAAAATGGAAGGCTTACATAATTACTTGGCTACAATGTTGTCATCACTTGGCTACAATCACAAGAACAAAAAGAAAATTCAGACCTCAATCGGTAATGTTGGGTTTAAAAAGAATCCTCCAACACTTCAAATTGTCAATATTGACAAAGTGCCAACAGAATGGGATAAGCCACAAAAACGTGATGAATCCTGTGTTCGTAAGGCAGACATGCTAAAACATGTTAAAGAATTAATTGGAGATTTTAAAGACTTAGATGAAGTTGAATTAAAAGATTTAGGCGTAAAGCTAGTGAACAATAATAGTTCATTACAAATAAAATAATATATTAGTAGAGGAGAGATTTTGAATGACTGAGATTTTGAATGATAAGAGTGAGAGAGCGATTACTAGAAAAGAGTATGTAGAGCGAGAGTTGGAGAAGTGGAAAGATGAATTTGAAATTCCATTTATCAAGGAATTTAATGTGAGGGCATTATTGGATTTGCAATATAGTTATGCGATTGCTGACCCAACACACATCAAATCAAAAAGTGAAATTCTAAGAACAGTCAGTTTGGTTCAAGATGAATTAAAGTTAGTTAAGAAAAAGAAGAATGCTAATGTTGAACCCATAAAGTTATTGATTGCAACGGACTTATCAATTCAACTTATTGGCGATATGTTTATCAATCTAATTGGAACTGATAACATATTAAAGATAGCTTCTACTAGGGATTACTATCACTTTCGCACTAGCAATTATCAAATTGAAATTATAAGAAATAATGATATTTTGATAAGAGGTAAAAAATTCGATTTATTTTATAAGTTAAGCTAATTTGACAAGAGTTGGTTTTGAAGGAGTGTAATCGTGTCTAGAGCAGATATAATCTTCAGAGAGAATTTAATGGAAATTAATGAACAAGAATGGGAAATTGATAATCGTGCTGTATGGGAGAATGGAGAAAAACCCAAAACAAAACGTATACTACAAGTTATGAATAAGTATGACTTGTCTAAAGAGTTTCCTGCTTCAAATATTAGACCTGTACTATTGAAAAGTATAATAGCTGAAATCTTATGGATATTCCAAAGGCAATCTAACAACATAAATGACTTAAAGCCTAATATATGGAATTCATGGGCTGACGAAAATGGTTCTATTGGTCTTGCATATGCATATCAAATTAGTAAACCTATGATGGGATTCATGAATCAAATTGATTATGTTCTAGGGACTATTCAATCTAATCCAACATCTAGAAGAATCATGACCAACATGTTTAATGTTGAAGATATGCTTAAAAAGAATCTTATTGAGTGTGCCTATGGTACTCATATTAGTGTAAAGGATAATAAAGTTAACTTAACTTTATTACAGCGTTCAAATGATTTCATCACTGCAAACAACTGGAATGTTGTAGGTTATGCCATTCTAACACACATGATTGCTGGACATTGTGGATTAGAGGTTGGTACGTTTGCACACTTTGTTCAAGATATGCATATATACAATAAGCATCAACAATATGTTCAAGAACTACTAGACAGAGAGCCTAGACAAGCACCAAAGTTAATCATTAATCATGACGTAAAGAATTTTTACGACTTCACTGTAGACGATTTTAAATTAGAGGGCTATAACCCGCATTCGCAAATTAAAGGAATTGAGGTTGCTATCTGATGACAATTTCTATGATTGTTGCAATTGGTATGAATAATGAGATTGGTAAGGACAATCAATTGCTATGGAAAATTCCTGAAGACTTAAAGCATTTTAAGAAAACCACTACAGGTAAAACGATAGTAATGGGAAGAAAAACCTATGAGAGTATTGGAAAGCCTTTGCCTAATAGGAAGAACATAGTTTTATCAAGAAGTATTAATAGTGACATTAAAGGTTGCTATCAAACAAATGACATAAATGACATATTGAAGTTGAAAGATGATGTATTTATCATTGGTGGTCAGCAGATATATGAATTATTTATGCCATATGCAGATGAATTAATAGTAACATCTATTGCAGAATCTTGTCATGATGCAGATTCATATTTTCCAAATATTGATTCTAGCAAGTGGCAAGTATATGAATTAGTTAATCACAACTTAGAGTCTTTACCATATTTTTCAATAATGAGATATAGGGCGAAAGGATAAAAATTATGACAATCGAAGGGGTTTTACACAAATGGAAAATAATCTTTATCAACAGTTTAAGGAAATCGTAGACAGTAGCAATCAGGATTTAATTCAGGAAAATGCAAATACAGATGGCATGTCACCAATGGGAATCATGAGTTTATTTGCGGGTACATCATCAAAGCATTATGCAATTGAAAATTTGCTATCAGACGATGTAAGAGAAGCATACAAGAGTGGGTATGTTCATATCCATGACTTAGATTTCTATGCTACAGGTACTAGTACATGTCTCCAAATTCCTTTGGCAAAAGTATTAAAGAATGGATTTAACACAGGGCATGGACATATGCGAGAACCAAAACACATCATGAGTGCAATGGCACTAACTAGCATTATCTTACAAAGTAATCAAAATATGCAACATGGTGGTCAGTCTATTCCATGTTTTGATTACGATTTAGCACCATACGTAACTAGCACATATAAAAAGAACCTTAAAATGCTAGAATCATTTGGTGTAGACAATGCGGAAGAACGTGCATGGGAATTAACAGACAAAGACGTTTATCAAGCAAGCGAAGCCTTCATACATAATTCGAACTCTATGCATAGTAGAGGTGGGAGTCAGACACCATTTATCTCTATTAATCTTGGGACAGATACTTCTAGAGAAGGTAGATTAGTTACAAAGAATATTCTACTTGCAACTCAAAAAGGTTTAGGCGATGGTGAAACACCAATTTTCCCTATCATTGTTTTTAAGGTTAAGGATGGCATTAACTTCAATAAAGATGACGTTAACTATGACTTGTATAAATTGTCATTAGAAACAACTTCAAAACGTCTGTTCCCTAATTATGTCTTTATTGATGCACCTTTCAATTTGCAATATTATGATGGTACAAAAGAGTCAGAAATCGCAACTATGGGCTGTAGAACAAGGGTTATTGGGAATATTCATGGTCAACAAACACCAGTAGGTAGAGGGAATATATCATTTTCATCTATCAATCTTCCACTAATCGCAATTGAATCAGATTCTATTGAAGAGTTTTGGACAAAGTTGAACCATTATACAGACCTGACAATTAAACAATTACATGAGAGATACTTGTATCAATCAGAAAAAACATTACTAAACTTTAAATTCTTATACAGCCAAGGCTTATGGTGGAATGGTGAAGAATTAGACCCATTTGAAAAGTTGGGTGAAATTCTTAAACAGGGAACGTTGTCAATTGGATTTGTAGGATTGGCAGAAACATTGGTTCAACTTGTAGGTAAGCATCATGGCGAAGATGATAAAGCTAGAAAGCTTGGTTATGAAATTGTTCAGTTCCTTAGAGATAAGGCAGACAAGGCAATAATAGATTATCAATTAAACTATTCATTGCTTGCCACTCCTGCTGAATCATTTGCAGGAAAAGCTTTGAAATCAACTAAAGCGAAACATGGTGTTATCGAAGGTGTAACAGACAGAGAATACTTTACTAATAGCTATCATGTTCCTGTTTATCATAAAATTAGAGCATTGGACAAGATTGAGATTGAAGCACCATTTCATGAAATGACTAATGCAGGACACATTACATACATTGAGCTAGACGGTGATGCTAGTAAGAACATAGAAGCGTTAGATGTGCTTGTTAGAGCAATGCGTAAAAATAACATTGGCTATGGTTCAATCAATCATCCAGTAGACCGTTGCTTATGCTGTAAGTATCAAGGCATCATAGATAACGAGTGTCCTAAGTGCGGAAACAAAGACGAAACAAAGATTGAAAAAATCCGCAGAATTACTGGATATTTGGTTGGAAGCTTAAATAAATGGAACAAGGCAAAACAGGCTGAAGAACGTGAGCGAAGGGTTCATAAAGTTAAGTAAGTTGGAATTTGAGGTGAAAATATTGATTATTTTCACCTCATTTATTTAAATATAAATTGAAAGAACAGGGTGATTTTTATGAAGGTAATGAATATTATTCATGATAGTATCGTTGATGGTAAAGGTTTAAGGAGCGTGATTTTTTTCAGTGGCTGTCCTCACCACTGTCGATAACGTGGCTGTCATAATCCACAGTCTTGGGACTACAACAATGGAACAGAAATGTCTATTGAGGAAATACTGGAAGAAATAAACAAAAATAAACTTACAGACATCACTTTTAGTGGCGGTGAACCCTTTATTCAATCAAAAGATTTAATTGTTTTGGCGAAGCAATTAAAGGAGATTGGTAAAAATATATGGAGTTTTACTGGATTTGAGTTTGAACAATTACTGAAAAATCAGAATCATAAAGACCTATTACAATACATTGATGTATTAGTGGACGGTAGATTCGAACTTGATAAGAGGGACTTGTCCTTACTGTATAAGGGCAGTTCGAACCAAAGAATAATAGATGTGAAAAGAAGTCTAGAAAAAAATAAAATTGTACTATATTATTAAAAATTCATAGACAAGTGATAAATAAAATGATATATTAGTAGTATAGAAAAAAACAAATAAAATATAACCGAATGGAGAAGTGATACTGTGATAGCGATTCTAGTCCTTGTTTATGTTTTTGCAAATTTATTATTTATGGCATTTGGTGTTGAACCAGTAATGGGTGATATTGATGAAGGAGTTGCTGTCAAACACATCTTTTGCGGGATAGTATTTCTTCCTGCAACCCTTATAATGGTAGTAATTATTATACTTATTTGGGCAGTACTGTATTTAAAAGAAAAATTAAGCAATAAAACAATTAGTAAAATTTGGAATAAAAAAATATTTAAATAAACAAATGAATGATGCAAGGGTGATAACTACGTTTTCTCTCTTGTATTTTATTGTAATATATTGGGTGTGATTATTATTGACAATTGAATCATGGAAGACAGCAATTCGTAGAAAAAAACTAAGTAAACCTGTTCAACTATATAAGCATGAATTAAAAGGGATGATTCTCAATTATGGCTCAGGACATGGAGAAGATACAGAATTACTAAGACTTGAGGATTACGAGATTTATAATTATGATAAGTTCTTTGATAGTGACGCTGATTTAAGTATCAAATATGACACTATCATTTGTAATTATGTTTTAAATGTCATACCAACTATAGATGAAAGAGTAGCAGTATTGATGCATATTAAAGAATTACTTAAAGATAATGGTTGTGCTTACATAACTGTTAGGCATCAAAGTGAATTCAAAAGCCTAAAAACAAGTGTTAAATATAATGATGGAGTAATAACAACAAAAAATACATTTCAAAAGTTTTACGACAAACAAGAATTAATCGAATTTGTGGGTAAACACTTCAACAATTCTAACCTCATTCACAATAACCCACTAATCATAAAAATACAAAACAAACAACGAATTGATAACTAAATTTAGAGAGGTGTAATAATGATTTTAAGAGAATGTTTGAAAAAACAGAAGCAAATACTAGAATCTCAAGGATATACGGTTTGCTACTTGGCGGTATATGGCTCACAAAACTATGGATTAGATATTTATACAGAAGAATATCAGTCTGATATAGATATGAAAGCTATCATTGTACCAACATTGGATGATTTAGTTAGAAATAGTAAGCCTGTTTCAGTTGTAGTAGATACAGAATGGGGTCAGTGCGACATAAAAGATATTAGGACTTACTTTCAAACACTGTTAAAAGCTAATCCTGCATACGTAGAAACTATTTATACAAATCATTGTATTGTAGATGATAAATTTATCAATGAGTTTAATAAAATATTTAAACTGAGAGATAAATTAATGGAAGCGTTATCTGCACAATTTGTTAGAAGCATTTATGGAATGATGTGTGAAAAAGAAAAAGCAATGTGTCATCCTTATCCTTCTATCGCTCACAAGATTGAAGAATTTGGTTATTGTGGAAAACAGGTTCATCATTTGTATAGATTATGGTTAGTGATGGTTGACTATTACAGAATAAAGAAACCTTTGAAAGACTGTTTTTTACCTAGAACTAATGAGATTGGTTTTTTGTTAAATTTAAAATTAAACAAATTTGATTTAGATTATGCCAAAGGATTTGCGAAGTCTGTTCTAGAAGATGCAAAAGAAGAAAAAGATGAAATTTTATCCTCAATTAATGAAAAAAGAATTGATTACTCAATCAAAGATACATTCATATCAATATCGCAAGATATTATAAAAAACAAAATTATTGATGAAATTAAAACAGGTGATAAATAAATTAAAGGTTGGGAAAAACATGAACGTAAAAAGTGGTTGCGGTTATCCCGCAAGTTCTCTCTCAAACTTTGCGCCACATCCATTTGAATTTGATGGGGTAAAATGTAATAGCATGGAAGGATTACTTCAATCTTTCAAATATGAGAATCCATCTTTTCAAGAATATGTTTGTACGCTTGTAGGAATTCAAGCAAAAAGTAAGGGTAGGAAAAAAAAGTGGTGGGTAAAGCAAAAGCTGTACTGGAAGGGTAAGACCTACGGTAGAGAAAGTCAAGAGTATCAAGAACTCTTAGACAGGGCTTACTTGGCACTTGCGGAGAATGTAGGTTTTCGCAAAGCATTACTCGCAACAGGTAGTGCAAAAATCAATCATTCACTTGGCAAAAATAAAATTACAGAAACAATTCTAACTAAGAACGAGTTTTGTTCAAGGTTAATGAAAATTAGAGAATTGATAAAAAACGAAAAAATATAAGGGGGTATTTATGAGACATGTCGAACAAGACAGACTTTAAAACAGGAATTTATAAACGAACAAGTAGCTATTGGTCAACAAAAGATGTGCTTTGTGGTTGTGGGAATACATTTAGAATTGAAAGAGGTCAGACTTTAACCTGTTCAGTGTGTAATAATAGCAATTTTAAAGAAGTTTACACGATTCCCAAGAAAAGGACATTAATAGATTCAATGATTGAATTGATTGAAAAAAATGATACCTATTTTCATGTTAAAAAAACAGAAATCACAGCATTAATTGATGATGGGAAAAGAATTAAAGAATTAGTTGCAGGAAAGACAATGCAATTGAAAGTGGATTTAAAAAATAGATTTATTAAATTATTCGATGAAAACAATGTAGAGATAGAAGCGAATAATGATAATTTAGAATTGTTTTCTAAAAATATCAATAATCCAAGGGGATTCATCAGCCTAGTTTCAACTGAAAGAAATAAGGACTTATTCTCATTCGGCTTGAATCAATTCGGAAAAACAAAGAAGGAAAAAACCCAAAGAGTTCACAGAGGTTTTCAAACAATAATAAATGCACCATTTCTTGAAATATTATATTATTGTGGATTCAGTCCATCAACCATTTGGAATAATATGGGCTACCTTAATAAGTCTGAAACAAGACCATATAAAATGATTGGTGTTCCGAAATATTTGGTGAAATATCTAATGAAGGCGGACGTTCTAAGCGATTACTATGCTGAGAAGTTGAACAAATTAGATAAGCTTATCAATGGCAATAACCTGAAAAGCGTCTTGACCATTCTTGATGAAGAAAGTAATGTATCTCAAATATTTAGTATGTATGATATATTAATGCAATTATATAAGGAATATGGATACAAAGATTTGAAAAAATTAGTACTTTATTTGGCAAGAGAAGTAAAGCTACAGCAAGGAATTGATAAACCAAGTAACGCAATTACAGTATTGCGAGATTATGTGAGAATGAGTGTAGAGATGAAGGTTAAATTTGAGAAATATCCAAAGTCACTGAAAAAAGAACACGATATTATTTTATTGAATTATAAAACAATGCAGGACGAAAAAAAACGAGCAGAATTCGAAAAAGCTGTAACAAAAGAAGATTACTCAAAACTTGCATTCAGGGATAAAGTTTACTCAATCATTTTGCCAAAAGAACCAAATGATGTAATCCGAGAGGGAGAATCGCTAAGTCATTGTGTTGCTTCATATGTGAACGACATCATTAAAGAAAGATGTAAAATTATCTTTATGCGACCTACTAAACAATTAGATGAATCATTGCTTACAATAGAAGTGAGAGATAATAAATACATACGACAAATAAGGGGTAAACAGAACAGAAATGCACTAAAAGAAGAAATGAACTTTATAAGTAAGTGGGCTGACAAGCTACAATTGGTTGTTTCAGGCTATTAAAAAACGGAGGGGTTAATATGATAATTATCAAAGAAGTAGTCACAAAGAAAAATAACTATAAAGTTACTTTTGATTTTGATGAAAATAGTTATTATTGCTCTATTGAATATTACGAACCTGTATCGAACAAGGAGGAAAATGTGCTATACAGGGGTGTTTTTGGATTCAATAAAGACACAAAAGCCAGTGAAGTGATAGATATAATTAAGAAATTAATAAATAAGATAGAAAATCCGATAGATTTGATTGATGATTTGAACAATTGGGATGGACGATTGACATATGATGTTACCCAAGAAGAAAAAAATGATACGCTTGAAGACATGTTAGAGAATATGATTAATGCTCTTGATGATGCAGGGGGATTGACTGAAAAAGATTACGATAGCCTTATTGAACAACTTGATAAATTTAAAGGAATTAGATAGAAAAAGTGGGCAACAAGTTCTTTAAGGGTTGGGTGTGGGGGACATTGTTAAGTATACTTTTGTGGATTTCTTTTATTGGTTGGATTAAGTTAATATTCTAATAAGGTTGGTGATTTAAAGTGGTAGATAATAGCTATATTCCTGAGTATGGTCAAATCCTTTATAACGAAGCAATTATATACATGGAAGACAAGTGGAAACGGAAACTAGATGACCATGAGATTAACTTGTTAAAAGAAGTATATAATTTTGCTAGATATGTTGAATTCAAAAATAATGAAGAACCATTTTTACTTTGGTGCAGACTAAATGAGCAAGTATTAAATAAAATTAATTGAAGGTTGTGATTTAACTCCCTTAGAAGTGAGGTAATAATTTGAAATGCGATATTTGTGGCACTACAGAGAAAGAAACAAAAATAATAAATAGTGCAAGATTCAACAAATTTCTATGTAGAAAACATTATTTACAACTATACAATAACGGAAAAATAGGAAGAAGTATTAGAGACAAAAATGAAGTATTGATAAATGAAGATTATGCGGAAATAGTTTTGTATAATCGAAAAAACCAAGAAGTAGGAAGAACAAAAATAGATAAAGATGATATTGATAAAGCAACAAAATATAAATGGTATTTAGATAAGAATGGTTATGTTGTTTGCAAAAACAATAAGGTATTCCTATTGTTGCATAGATACCTAACAAATTGTCCTGAAAAAATGACAGTAGACCACGAAGACCACGACACTCTCAATAATATGAAGTCAAATTTAAGAATTTGTTCAAACAGTCAAAATAATATGAATAAATCTAATAGAAAAGACAATAAGAGTGGTTTAAGAGGTGTTTCGTACAGTAAAAGAGATAAATGTTGGATTTCATCTATAAATGTTAATAAACAAAGAATAGTATTGGGTTATTTTAAAGATAAGCAAGAAGCTTTTAGTGCGAGATTGGAAGCTGAGAAGAAATATTTTAATGAATTCGCATACAAAGGAAATGATTAAATGGCACATTTTACTTATAAGTTCGGGGCAATGGCATCTACAAAAACTAGGGATTTATTGGCAGTAGACTTTAATTTTAGGGTTGATAATGGGTTAGATTCTTTCGTAATTAAACCTGTTGTTGATAATAGAGATGGTTTTGACGTAATCAAGTCTAGAGATGGAGGAGAAAGAAAGGTAGACTTAGTTATATATAGTGATACTAATATTTTTAGTATAGTAGAAGAAAGATTGCCTGACATCGTTTTAGTAGATGAAGTCAATTTCTTGAGCAAAAGACACATTATTCAACTTTGCAAAATCAAGGACAATCTAGATATTCCAATAATTGCGTATGGCATTAAATCAGATTTTCAAAATGAAATGTTTGAAGGCTCAAAGTACGCATTTATTTACGCTGATAAGTTTGTTCAGAT